TTGGATCTCAAGGTTCGCAAGGAACTCAGGGAATCATTGGTTCTCAAGGATCTCAAGGAACACAAGGTATAATTGGATCTCAAGGTTCTCAAGGTCTTCAAGGTGAACTTGGATCTCAAGGTTTGCAAGGAACACAGGGTATAATTGGTTCACAAGGTTCTCAAGGTTTGCAAGGAACTATCGGTTCTCAAGGATCTCAAGGAACTCAAGGAACTCAAGGAACTATTGGTGCTCAAGGAACTCAAGGAACTATTGGTGCTCAAGGATCTCAAGGAACACAAGGTATAATTGGATCTCAAGGTTCTCAAGGTCTTCAAGGTGAACTTGGATCACAGGGAGTAGTTGGTAATATTTCTTATAATGTTTATAATTCTGGAGCATCTTCTTACACTATAAATTCTCAAAATAATCCAACTTTGATTTTAGCAAGAGGATTTACTTATCAATTTGTTGTCAGTGCGTCTGGGCATCCTTTCTGGATTAAAACTTCACAAACCACTGGAACTGGAGATGCTTATAATACTGGAGTTACGAATAATGGAATTGATAATGGGACAATAACATTTGTAGTTCCTTTTGATGCTCCAAACACTTTATATTATAATTGCCAATATCATTCTTCTATGGCTGGAACTATTTCAGTTAATGATTTGGGGCAACAAGGAATTCAAGGACTTCAAGGATTTAGTGGGGGAACTGGAACACAAGGTGCTCAAGGTCTTCAAGGTGATAAAGGTATTGGTTCTCAAGGTTCTCAGGGTTTATCTGTTCAAGGTTTACAAGGTTTATCCGTTCAAGGATCTCAAGGTATTCAAGGTGTTCAGGGATCTTTAGGTAATCAAGGGATTCAAGGTAATCAGGGAATTATAGGACCAATAGGTATTCAAGGTTCTCAGGGAACGCAAGGTATTGATGGTCTTTATGCTGGACAAGGAACTCAAGGTCTTCAAGGTGTTGGATTGGATGGATCTCAAGGTTCTCAAGGACTTAGAGGTGCATTTGATGCACAAGGACTTCAAGGAACTCAGGGATTAGGAATTCCAGGATCTCAAGGTTCTCAAGGAACGCAAGGTATTGATGGTCTTTATGCTGGACAAGGAACACAAGGATTGCAAGGACTTGCAGGTTCTATTGGTATAAATGGAACTCAAGGAACGCAAGGTATTGATGGTCTTTATGCTGGACAAGGAACTCAGGGACTTGGTGGAGGATTTAGAGTTTTCCGATCATCATCTCCACCTAATATTTCTACAGTTTCTGGTGATTATTGGATTGATGAAGATGATGGAATTACATATACTTGGTTTGATGATGGTGATTCGCAGCAGTGGGTTGAGTTTGGTCCAACACCACAACAAGTTAATATTGGAGTAAGTGGTTTTGGAATTTCAACAAGTGGTGGATTTGTTGGATTTACTACTTATTTGAGTTTTGAAGGTCCTGGTGTTTCTACAGTAACAGTTTCTTCAGGAATTGCAACAATAAATATAACAGGCGGAGGAGCGGGAACTCCCGATATAAGTCCAGTAATGATGGGGATGATTTTCTAAAATGGCAGCACCAAATCTAAAAAATCCTACTACTATTGTTGGAGTTACAACATCGGTAAAACTTACAACCAATAACAATACTGGTATTTTAACAAACTTATCTGGAAGTAATAAAGTTTTAAAGATTAATAGTATTTTTGCAGCAAATGTTGATGGTGCAAATAATGCTGATATAAGCGTTTCTATATTAAGGGATGCGGTAGATTTTTTTATTGCAAGAACAATAACTGTACCAGCAGATTCTACACAGATAATTTCAACTAAAGAAAGTTATTTTTATGTGGAAGAAAATGTAGGAATTCGTGCTCAGGCAAGTGTGGCAAATGATATTGATATTGTAATATCATATGAGGAGATTTCATAATGAAAGTAATCAGTGGAAGTTTACCAACTACACCCCAAGGATTATTAAAAGGTATTTTCTTTCCAGATGATAATGTTCGTAATGAAGTAATACTTGGTGATATTGTTCGTTATGGTTATACTAATAAATCTTATTCTGTCAGCACTCAAAATAGTGTTCCATATTCAGTTGCTATAAGTACTGATGGAACTAAAATGTATGTTATTTCAAATCAACAAGTTTTTCAATATACATTAACAACACCATTTGAAGTTAATACTGCTTCTTATGCATCCAAATCAATTAGCTTTAGTTCACTAGAGGGAAATGGGCAAGGTTTATCAATCAGTAATGATGGTGTAAATCTTTATATTACTGGAAATACAAATGATAGGATCCTTCAATATGTTATGACTACGCCTTGGGATCTTGCAACTGCTAAAATTCCTCCTTTGGTAAAAACTTTTTTAGTTGCTACTCAAGAAAATGATCCTAACGGAATGTGCTTTGGGGATTCGGGGACGAAACTTTATGTAATTGGAAATACTAATGATACGATATATCAATATACTTTAACTACAGCATATGATATTTCTACTGCATCTTATGCTAGTAAATCTTATTATGTTGGTTCAATAGACTCTTTTCCCCTGGGAATGGAGTTTAAACCAGATGGAACTAGATTTTATCTGTGTGGTGGAATTAATAATAGAATGTATCAGTTTACTTGCACTACGCCTTGGGATATTAGCACTGCTAGATACTTATTAACTCCATCTCCTGTTTTCTCTGGTGCTGGAGCAGTTGGAGAACAGCAACCGACTGGAATGTACATAGGAGATTCCGGAACCAAGTTGTATATTGTAGGGAACTGGAACGATACAATATATCAATATACCTTGTCTACTCCATATGATGTTTCTACTGCAACTTATGCTAGTAAATCTTTTTTACTTACTAGTCAAACTTCATATCCTACAGGAATTACTTTTAAACCTGATGGAACTGAAGTGTATATATGTGATGGATTAAGCGATAGAGTCTTTGAATATGAATTAACAACTGCTTGGGATATTAGCACTGCTAGAAATATACTTCCCACATCTATATCTTTATCGTCACAAGAATCAATTCCAACTGGAATGGCGTTTAAATCTGATGGGACAGCAGTTTATATCATTGGTGTAAACAATGATACAATTTATCAATATACTTTAAGTACTGCTTGGGATGTATCTACAGCATCTTATGCATCTAAGAGTTTTTCTGTCACCACACAAGATACTAATCCTAGAGGTATTGCATTTAAGGATGACGGAACAAAAGTTTACATGATAGGTGATACGAATGATAGAGTATATCAATACAGTTTAAGTACCGCATGGGATATTAGCACTGCATCTTACGAAAATAAAAGTTTTCTTGTAAGTGGTCAAGATACTGCACCTAATGATTTATATTTTAGAACTAATGGAACTAAAATGTACATTCTTGGTGATACGAACAATAGAGTGTACGAATATACTTTGAGTACTGCATGGGATGTAAGCACTGCAACTAGTTCAACCAATATATCAGTGCAAACGGAAACTTTAACAGGATTAACATTTAATGCTGATGGAACATCTTTTTATATAATCGGAACAACAAATGATGTTGTTTATCAATATAGTATGTCTACTGCTTGGTTAGTTAGTAGTGCAACACTAGTGGCTCAAACTGTTAGACCAACTATTTTGCAGGATGGAAATTTTGTAGCAATAAGTTTTAATTCTGATGGGACTAAAATTTTTCTTTTGGGGGATAGTACTGATAGAATATATCAATATACTGTAAGCACTGCATATACGACTAGTACAATGAACGTCGGTTATGTTCCTGTGAATTTGGGACTTAGTTCTAGTTGGGAACCTAGAGATGTTGCTTTTAGTACTGATGGGACTAAAATGTATACTGTCCAATATAATTCAGGTTCAACAGATTATATTGAGCAGTATAATTTAGGCGTTGCTTGGAATATTTCTACCGCAGTTTATCAAACTGTGCTTACTTCTCCTGATACTGAGCCTCATTCAATATCATTTAAACCTGATGGAACTAAATTATATGTTTTGGGATCTACGAATGATAAAATTTATCAATATACATTAAGTACTCCATGGAGTCTTTCAACTGCTACTCAAGATACATTGCAAAATGCCACTTATATTGGAATACAGGAGGTATCTCCAACTGGGATGCATTTTAATGATAACGGTACTCGTGTGTATGTTATTGGTGATGGTAATGACAGAATATATCAATATGAAATTGAAGATGCTTGGAATATGAACAGTATGAACATGGGATATTTTCAAATATCAAATATTTGGGGTACTTCTTGGACTTTTCGTGATATTACATTTAAAACTGATGGGACTCGATTCTTTTGCCCTCTTTATGCCATTTCTCTTACCGATTACATAGCACAGTTTACTTTGACTGCAAATGCTTGGAATATATGTGCTTTATCCTCAACATCCGCAAGTATTACCTCTCCTGATGCTATACCGGAAGGAATTGCATTTAAACCTGATGGAACCAGGATGTATATAATTGGAGATAGTGGCGATAGAATTTATGAATATACTTTATCTGTTCCTTGGGATTTAGGAAGTGGAACTCTAACCCAACAATCTCATAATCATAATGGTAGTATTACACATATCGAAACAAGTCCTAGATCTTTGTTAATTAGTGCAGATGGAACTAAAATATATGTTATCGGGGCTGGAAATGATACAATTTATCAAATGGATATGACAACACCATGGATTCTTGATACGATGAATGTTGGTTATAGATCTATAAGTCAAGAAGCAACTTCATATGGTCATACTATGTCATATGATGGATCTAAGGTTTATATTATTGGTGCTAATGATACGATATATCAATATAGTTTATCAACTCCATTTAATTTAGGGTCTTTTTCTTATGAATCTAAATCTTTAAATATTAATGCAACTTCTCCAGACGCTAGAGATTTATTCATTAATAAAACCGGAACAAAAATGTATACTATAGATCAAACAAATGATAGAGTATATCAATTTAATTTATCAACACCATTTGACATATCAACAGGAACATCTGCAAATAAAAATATATCAATCGTTTCTAATGAAATAACAGGAGAAGGATTAACTTTCTCTCAAAATCTTGATAGGTTGTATGTCGTTGGTACTAATAACGATATAGTTTATCAGTATGATTTTAATTTCTAATTAGGATTAAATAAAAATGGCATTAGATTTTCCATCATCTCCAACAATTGGTATAACAACTTCCATAGGAAATAAAACTTGGGAGTGGACTGGATCTGCCTGGAAATTAATTCCAAATGTTATTGCTGGAATCCAAGGACTTCAAGGTGTTATTGGTATACAAGGTGTTCAGGGAGTTCAAGGTGTTCAGGGAGTTCAAGGTGTTCAGGGAGTTCAAGGTGTTCAGGCAACACAAGGTACTCAGGGACTTCAAGGACTACAGGGCGACGTTGGTTATCAAGGTGTTCAGGGTTTAAGTAATCAAGGTGTTCAAGGTTCTAGAGGATTTCAAGGAACTGAAGGACCTACTGGCATTCAAGGATTACAAGGTCTTCAAGGATTAACTGGTCTTTATGCTGGTCAAGGAACACAAGGTATTGCTGGTGCTGGTGGAGGTGGTGGTACAGTAATTGAAGTGCAGAGTGATATTTCAGATTCTACTACTAATATATTATTTGTTGCAGATCCTACAAGTCCAGGAATTGCAACTTTAAGAACTAATCCAAATTTAACTTTTGATGCATCAACAAGTAGAATTGGAATAGGAACAACAACTTTACCATCTTTTACTGTTGATGTTGAGGGGGATGTAAGAGTTAAATCTGCAAACAAAGTAAGATTTGGTGGAACTTCTGGAACTACAAATTATTACATTCAATATAATTCTTCAACTGATAGTTTAGATTTTATATCTGGATAAAGTATGAATACAGTAGCAAGATTGACACAATACGGAACAATTATAGCATCTGAATTTGATGAGGTCTCTAATTCTGGTGTTAAAATAACTGGGTTTGGTACATACTATTCAAACTCATTTAATGAGAATGTTGGAATTGGAACTACTTTACATGCAAATGTGTTTAAACCTTTCAATCAGCGTGATTTAAATTTTTGTGATGTGACAAATAATCCAGGAAATGGGACATTTATGCGTCGAAATAATTCTGGAGAAGTTGATCTTTATAATGAAATAGATGAGATTTCTTTTTTACCAATATATGCAATCATACCATTAAAATCTACAGTTAATGAGGGTGAATCAATTGCATTTGATGTTTTTACATCTAATGATCCAAATACTACTCTTTATTATGAAATAGTATCTCCCGAAGTGATTACTATTACGCCAAATAGTGAATCTGTAAATGAAGGTAATACTGTAATTTTTAATATTGATGCAACTAATATTTCAACAGGAACAACAATACATTATAGTATTTCTGGGATTGGAATTAGTAGTTCTGATTTTACAGACAATAGTTTGACTGGAATTGCAACTGTAAGTTTTGGATCAACTTTTATATCAAAAACTGTTGCTGAGGATTATAATAGTCCTGTTATAGAAACTGAAGAATTTTTTGATTTGAGTGTCAGATATGCAAATTCTAGCGGAACACCATATGGGTCAATTTTAGCAACGAGTCCAAGAATAAAAATTTTGAATACTTCATTAACTGCAACTGTTACTGCATCTCCAGAATCTTTAACTGAGGGTAATTTGGTAACTTTTACTATTAGTGTTAATAGTAATAGTGGAACTCTTTACTATACTATAGAGGGTATAACTGGAACTATAACTTCTGCAGATTTTAGTGATGGTCTTTTATCTGGATCTTTTTCTTATAATAATGGAACTGCTCAAATTACAAAAACTGTGGTATCTGATGGATCTTCTGAAGGAACTGAATCTTTTGTTTTGAAAGTTAGGAGTGGAGGTATTAATGGAACCGTTATCGGAACAAGTCCACCAATATCTGTAACTGATCCGGCAGCATTTTCTACCTATGCTCAATTTACTGCTAATGCTGTTATAGGAAGTTCGATAACTCTTTTAGGGCAGTCTGGTACAACTAGAACTCTTTCTGTTGTTGCTGCCCCAGATGGAAATAAATCAATTCGTTTTCCTGTGACATGGCCTTCTTCATTTTTTAGTTTTAATAATCAAAATATAAACTATTCTTTTACGATGTTGGCAGAAAATTTTACTGTTTTATCTGATGTGGATTATATATTTAACGGTGGATTTTTTGGTGTCCATCCAATTTCTGGAAATTCTGAAAATTGTTGTGATCCATATTCTATGAGTTTTAGTGGAATAAGTCTTTTTAATATAAGAGGATTTTATAATAATGCATATTTTAAAGTATCTTTTGGTGGAAATATAAGTAGTAATAGTGGAAATGTAAATTATACAACTGATATTAGTGTTAATAATGGTAATGGACTTACTGGTGCATCTGGGTTCTTTTATCTTTCTTAGAAACTATTATGTTTGCAACTGATTTTACAGATCAATCTCTAACTGGAACTGTCTCTGTTTCTGGAGGAACAGGATCTTTTATAAAAACTTTATCTTTGGATGGATTTAGAGAAGGAAGAGAAACGTTCTATGTAAATTTGAGAACAGGAAGTTCTAATGGACCTATTGTTGCAACTTCAAGACTTATAACCGTAAACGATACTTCTCAGCAAGAAATTCAAGGGGATTTATATCCATTTACGTCTTTTACATTCACAAATGGAGGAGCAACTGGGAGATTTGGTCCAACTTCATTTGCATCAGTTTCAAGTTATACCTCGCAACCTTGGTACTCGACTTATTTTTCAGTAAGTTCTGGAATTCAGTATTGGACAGCACCTTCTACTGGAAATTATGTTATTCGTGCTGCTGGTGCTGCTAGTCATAATAGTAATTCTTCAGGATCATACCGAGGTATAATAATTGAATCCACAATAGCATTGACTAAAGGGCAGCAATATAAGATATTAGTTGGGCAGATGGGAACCGTTTATGCTAGTTACTTTCTTTATGCTAGTGGTGGTGGAGGAGGAACTTTTATGACTACTGCAACTAACACGCCAATTATTGTTGCTGGTGGTGCTGGTGGTGCAGACAGTGGAAATTCTTCTTATGCTTCTGGATCTTTAGGTCAATCTGGTACTAGTGGAGTATCTGGTGATCAAGGTGGATTTGGTGGTAGTAATGGGTCTGGTGGTGGAGGTTCTTTTTACAGTGCTGGTGGTGGTGGATTTAATGGTAATGGAAATGATTCTTCTAATGGTGGTGCTTATGGTGGTGGAGGAGCGTCATTTGTTAATGGTGGCGCTGGTGGTGACAGTTCTCCAGGAGCTTATGGTGGGTTCGGTGGTGGAGGAGGATGTTGGGGACCTAATGGATATGGTGGTGGTGGAGGAGGAGGATATAGTGGTGGAGGTGGTGGTTCTTATCTACCAAGCATCAAAAATGGTGGAGGTGGTGGAAGTTACTCTCAGGCATCAATCTCCATAATTGCTTATAACTCTGGACATGGATATTTAACTATAACTAAAATCTAAACTATAAATAATCTAAAGTCTATTATTAATCATGGCGAGAAAGGTTATATTAGAAACCGCTTATACTTTTACTCCAGGAGCACCTGGAGCTGGTTATCTTGTCATACCAAAGGCAATTAAAAGAGAAAATTTAATTTTAATTACAAACGTAACTAGAAATACTGTAATTTATAATTTTTCAGATCCAAATTTAAAAGCAGCTTCTTACAGTATTACAACATCTGGAACAAACACAACAACTACAATTTATTTTGAGTATAATACTGCTGGAATGGGCAGTTCTGACAAAATACAAATTGTAATTGATGAGTATGATGAAAAGTTTACACCAGCAGAAACATATACCGATCCAGTTAATAAATTAAGAGTTTCTCAACCACAGGCTCTTATTGATACTGACTTTGAATATGGAACTCAAACTACAAAATGGGAAAATCTTGGATTGATTAATAATCGTCCTTTTGCATATCAAAGACCAAATCCACTTGTCGTAAGTTCTATTACTTTAAACACTTCTTCCAGAACTGTTACTGTAGTATTATCTAGTGGAACTGCACCAGCAAATGGAACTCCAATTAATGTATTAGATACTTTTCTTACAATTGCAAACGGAAACTTTTTAATTGAAGGTGGTGGCGGAACTAACACATTTACTTATAGTGCAAGTGCAGTTAATACCACAGCAATTACGAGTATTTTTGATACAAATAAAACTTTAATTTATGCTGGAGATTTATATACATCTGCATCAATAGGAACCGCACCAACTTCAATTACAACAAGTGGAAATGCTGTAACTGTTACGACAAGTGTTCCTCATGGATTAGCAATTGGTAATGAAATTGCTGTTACTGGAATCACAGGAACAAATCCTCCTAATGGATCTTTTGTTGTTGTTACGATATTAAGCGCAACTCAATTTGTTTATTATGCTAATGCAACTCCCTCTGGTCTATCATTTGGTTCCGCAAGAATTTATGTAAGACCCCAAGCACAATTTTTACATCGTCCTTTTGATGGTGGAGTTATTTTTACAAGTAATGGTAATGCTAATTATGAATCGGCATTAAGACAAACTAGAAGATATTTTAGATATCAATCTGGTAAGGGTATTATGGTTAGTTCTGGAACCATAATCAAACCAAACTTACAAGTTGATAATATGACTGCCAGTGGAAGTACAGTTACGGTTCAAACAAAAGAAAAGCATAATATTCTTCCAGGAACTACAATTGTTGTAAGTGGAGCAACACCAGATGCATATAATGGAACTTTTGTAGTTACTAGCATTACTGGAAACAATACATTTGAATATACCGCACTTTCATCTCCAACTTCTTCCCCGGCAGGTGGATTATATTATGTAAGTGTTACTGGATGGTATGGTGCTTCAAATCGCCTTGGATTATTTGATTCTCAAAATGGTGTTTACTTTGAATATGATGGGCAGCAATTATATGCTTGTAGACGTAAATCAACTTTCCAACTATCTGGTAAAGTAACTGTTACGAATGGATCAAATACAATTACTCAAACAAACAGTTCTTTTCCAACATTTTTTACAAAACAATTAAGACCCGGAGATTTTATTGTTATAAGAGGACAATCATATAGAGTTTATGATATAGCAAGCGACACTTCTTTAACAATATCTCCATCATATCGTGGAGCAACTGCTAGTTATGCCATTGTTTCTTTAACTGAAGATTTAAAAATTCCACAATCAGAATGGAATATTGATAAATGTGATGGAACTGGACCTTCTGGATTTACTATTGATCTTGCAAGGATGCAGATGTTTTATATTGATTATTCTTGGTATGGTGCTGGTTTTGTTAGATGGGGATTTCGTGGTGCTGACGGAAACGTATTCTATTGCCACAAACTAGCAAACAACAATGTTAATACTGAAGCTTATATGAGATCTGGTAATTTACCTGCCAGATATGAAAGTATTATAGAACCACCAAAAAGTATTCTTACTCAAACTCTTGCTTCTGGTGGATCTACATTATTTGTTCAAAGCACATCTGGATTTCCAAGCACTGGAACTTTATGTATACGGAATGCTAATGTTTATGAATATGTTAATTATAGTGGAATTGGTACAACTAGTTTTACTGGGTTGACAAGAGCACAAGCTGGATCATCAATCAATGTTACTGTTAATCAAGGATCAAATGTTGCTACGGCAGTAACAACTGCTATTCAAGTCGGGCAAAGGGTTGTTTCAACTGCTATTCCGGATGGATCTTTTGTGACAAGTATTGGATCTGGTAATGTCAGATTAAGTCAAGCGGCATCGTCCAGTGGATCGGTTTCTGCTGTTTTTGCCCCCATGGGTGCTTCATCTGGACAAACTTTTACATATTCTGATACTGATCCAGTTGCTGTTGAACTTGCTTATCCATCATTTGCTCCAACAATATCACACTGGGGAACAAGTGTGATTATGGATGGTAGATTTGATGATGATAAATCTTTAGTCTTTACTTATGGTCAAGTCGCTGGTGTTACAATTCCTTCTAACGGAACTAGGGCACTATTTTCAATTAGAGTTGCTCCATCCGTTGATAATAGTATTGGAGGTAATTTTGGTGCTAGAGAACTTATCAACCGAATGCAGTTGGTTCTTCGACAACTTGATATTTCTTCTCAGGCATTTGGAAATTCGTCACTTTTGGTGAGAGTATATTTGAATGCTTTACCTTCAACGTCAACTCCTTGGACTAATGCTGTTGGAAATGTAACATCAATTTCTAATTCAAGTTTAGCACAAATTGCCGACTATAGTACTGGCGGTGGAACTACAGTTTCTGGTGGTGAAGTTGTAGGTGGATTCTTCGTAGGTGCTGGCGCTCAAAGTGTTGATTTTTCACAACTTCGTGATTTGGGAAATAGTATTCTTGGTGGTGGCGGTACAAACTCTAATACTGAAATTTATCCAGATGGACCAGACACTGTTACGATTGTTGTTACAAACTTGACTGGAACACAGGTTGCTGTGTTTGGAAGACTTTCTTGGACGGAGGCTCAAGCATAATGGCAAAATTAAGAGACGGAACTAGAGTATATGGTTCTTTAATCGTAGATAATCAATCATTAGTTGGAACTGCAGTTTCTACTGGAACTGCATCTCAAGGACTTCAAGTTTCTGGAGGCGCTTATGTTTCTGGAAATGTTGGTATAGGAAGCACAAATCCACAGTCAAAACTTTCTGTTGTTGGTAGTGTAAATGTGACACAAACAATTACTGCCACAACATATTATGGTGATTGTTCCCAGATGTCTAATGTTCCTGCGTTTGGAATTACTGGACAGGTGCAGTATAATAATGGTGGAATTCAAACTGGTGCTCAATTTTTTAATTTTGATAATTCAACGTTTAATGTTGGCATTGGATCATCAATACCTGCTAAAAAATTAGATGTTACTGGTGCTATTCAAATAACTCCCGGAACTTCAGTAACTCCAAGTAAAAATGGGGATCTTGTATTTGAATTTACAAGTAATACAACATTAACTATAAGAGGAAGAGGTTCTGACGGAGTTGTAAGATCTGCTACAATTACATTGTCATAAAATGGTAAAGGAAATTAAAGAAATTAATATCACAGATGGAATTGGAAATATCAAAGTGTTGTTTGAAAAACAATCTTCTGATGGGCAAATTTATCGTTATATTTGCGGATCTAATTTTCATCTAGAAAACTGTGTTGAAATTGACAAGTTGAGTGGGCAAGAACTCGTCGATTATGTCAATATTTTAAATTTAAATTGGATTTTGATCGAACAAATCTATCCCGTTTGAACTATAATAGATAGTATAGTATAATTAATTAAAATAAATTATAATCATGAGTAATTTTGTAAAACTTGCTTTGGAAAATGGTGGAAGCATTCACCCTTTGATTTTTCCTTCTTCATATTTGCAAGGACCTGCAATTACGAATCCTTCAATTTATAATGATAATGGTAAAATTTTAGTCAATCTTAGAAATATAAACTACACTCTTTATCATTCAGAAAAGAAAAAATTTGAACATCAATGGGGACCTCTTGTTTATATTCATCCTGAAAATGATCTTCACCTAAGAACAAATAATGTAATGGGTGAGATGGATGAAACTATGAACTTAAAGTGGTATCATAGAGTAGATACTGCTGCGTTTGATACATATCAACCACAGTGGGAATTTGTTGGTCTTGAAGATGCAAGAATTGTTAGATGGGATGGAAAGCTTTATATTTGTGGTGTAAGAAGAGATCTTGACACAATTGGAACTGGTAGAATGGAACTATCAGAAGTAATTGTTTATGAAGATGGAGTTCGTGAAATAAATCGTTATAGAATTCCTGCTCCGGGAAATGATGATGAATATTGTAATAAAAACTGGATGCCAATTCTTGATATGCCATACCATTTTGTAAAATGGACAAATGGCACAGAAATTGTTAAGTATGATATTAATACTGGTAAAACAGAAACTGTTTGTCAAACTTCTTGGAAAGATTTAGGATGTGTAGATCTTCGTGGTGGTTCTCAAGTATTACCATTTGGCGAATGCAGAATGTCTCTAAATCATGAAACTTTCTTATATCAAAGTCCTGCTGGAAGAAAAGATGGGCATTACAGGCATCGTTTCATTGTTTGGGACAAAAATTGGGAAATTGTAACTGTATCTAAGAGATTTTCTTTCTTAGAAGCAAATGTTGAGTTTGCTGTTGGAATGTGTGAATTTGGAGATGACTATTTGATTACTTTTGGTTTTCAGGATAATGCAGCTTACTTACTTAAAGTTCCTCAAAAATTTGTTAAGGAGTATATTTTTGAATGAAAGTAGCGGTTTGTATTTCTGGAGGAATCAGATATCCACATATTGGATTGGAAAGTTTAAAAAATATTATTCCTAATGAAGACATTAAAGTTTTTATTCATACTTGGAAAATAAATGACAGAGAAGAGTTTGTAAAAACAATTTATGATGTTAAAAATAAAGAAGAGGATAAAACTGTAGATACTGACGTAAGTTTTGTTGAGCAAAATTATACATATGAAAGTCTTTTAGTAGAAGATTATGATTCAAAACAGAATTATTTTCACGATATTTTTTCATCATTAGAGTTTTCTGAATATTTAAGAACTGATGTGGGACCTATAAGTATGCATTATTCAATTTATAGGTCTAATGATCTTAAAAGAAAATATGAAGAACTTCATAGAATGACTTTTGATCGTGTTGTTAGGATGAGGTTTGATAGTAATTTTAAAAGTAAAAATTTAAATCTTGAAGATTTAAATTCTGATGTTTGTGTTCCTGTTGGTGATGATTGGTGCAATGGAATCAATGATCAATTTGCAGTTGGAACATCACACGGAATGGACTTGTATTCTAATGTTTTTTGGAATTATCATAACTTGCAAAAAATTGGAGATAGCAAATATCATCCAGAGTCTATATTGAAAAATCATTTAGATTTTTATGGAATAATTCCACAAAGGTTTGATTTTCAAGTTCAAATTAATAATGGTATAGATTGGAAAAGAGTTGTATTTGGTAATACTTGATGGAAAAAACACTTACTGTAGTAATTGGAAATCCTAGGGGTGGTGAAAAAGCATGGAATAGCATGTATAGAAATTTGTTAGAACCATATCAGTCCGATCTTGCATTATGTTTTGGTTTTAATGAAAATAAATCCCATTCATTGTATTCAAAGGCGAAATATATTTGGGAAGTTCCAGAATATGAAGAATGGGCTGATTATTACGTAGAAAATTTTGGTGAAGGAAGTTGGAAACAATCTTTTGAATTAGGATCTAAAACTGGTTTTTCTGGTCTTTATGGAACTATAGGATCCAGTGCAATAACCTTAGCACTTAGGCATTATTTGCTAAAGAATAAAAAGGAAGTACTATTAAATTATGACAGAATAATTCTTACAAGAAGTGATCATTTTTATGTCCAAGAACATCCAATATTACCAAATGATTTTTTTTGGGTTCCTTATGGTGAAGAATATGGTGGAATAAGTGATAGGCATCATATATTTCCATCTTCCGATATTGATATTGTTCTTGGTATAATTGATAATTATGTCAACACTGAATATTTAATACAAGATTTTTGGGAAATGAGAGACGATCCGTTTTATTTAAATATAGAAAGATCTTATGTTTACTATTTTAATAGAATAGGATATTTTAATAAAGTAAAAAAATTTCCTAGAGTTCAATTTGTGGTTAAATCAAAAGATGATACTACACGGTGGTTATGTAAATCTGAAAAAAATGTTCCATATAATAATGATATTTTTATTAAATATGATACTGAATATGAAGAATCTATAAAAAATTTGTTTATCTCTAATTCATTTAAAAAATTATGAAAGTATTGTTTGTAACGAATCATATTCAAGATTATATGAAGGATATGGTTTATCATGGATTAATTGACAATGGCGTTGACGTTTATGAAACGTATCCCCCACATTACATGATGAAATATTACCTTGATTCTGAACAGTCTACTAGTTCTGATTTTGTTAGAAAATTTGATGGAAATAACACTAAAGGATTTACTGTATATTGTAAATTAGATCATCAACCAAATGTTGAATCTCCAGAAGTGATTATTGATAAGATAAAATCAAAATTTTATGATATGGTAATTTATGGATGCGTATATACACATCCTTGGTTTCCTCAGAGACAATGCTTAGACTACTTAGAGCATGTAAAAGAACATTATCCAAAAAATAAAGTTCATTTCATTGATGGTGCAGATGAACCTGATGATTTTGCTGGACAATCTGGTTTACATGAGTATGGGATAGTATGGAAAAGGGAATTGTATGATATTAGCATTGCAAATCCAATTTCCTTTGCAATACCGGAGAGTCAATTTATAGATCATATTCCAACAAAAGAAAAAATATTTGGGCATGTTGTTCCTGGATATGCTGATACATACATTTTTGAAGATGAAAAATCATATTATGAAGATTATGCTAAATCTTATTATGGCAGAACCTGTAAAAAAATGGGATGGGATTGTTTGAGGCATTATGAAATTCTTGCGAATAGAAGTATTCCATATTTTACTGATTTGAAAGATTGTCCTCCGTATATTATGACTTCTTTACCAAAATCTCTCATCTTAGAGACAAATAAATATGCGATGAAAGGTAAGATACACCCTCAATATGATCAAATTTGTGAATATCTTTTTGACTTTTCTAAAAAGAATTTAACTACAAAAAAATTGGCTCAATTGTTTCTCTAATTCATGAACATTGTAATTCCAATGGCTGGGGAAGGAACTAGATTTCCCAGAGACACTTATAAAATTCCAAAACCATTAATTGAAATTAATGGGGTTCCAATGATTAAAATGGCAACAGAATCTTTGGGATTGAATGGAACTTATCACTTTGTGATAAGAAAGGATAGTTATTATGATCAGGTATGTACACTGCTTCATTCTATTTTTCCAACGTCTAAGATTATTAGTGTAGAGGAAACAACGGAAGGACCTGCATCGAGTTGTTTACTGTTTCGTGATTATATTAATAATGAAGATGAATTGGTTGTTGCAAATTGTGATCAAATTATGTGGTGGGATTCTAATTTATTTCTCACTTCTGCAAGATACTATAAGTATGATGGTTTAGTTGTAACGTATAGTACTAATACTCCAAAAAACAGTTATGCTAGAATTGATAAAAAAGGTTTTGTTCAGGAAATAAAAGAAAAAGAAGTTATAAGTGATATTTCTTTAAATGGAATTCATTATTGGAGAAAGGGAAAGTATTTTGTACAAAGTGCAGAAAATATGATAAAATGCAATGATAGGGCTCCTAATGGAGAATTTTATGTTGGTCCAACTTATAATCATATGATTAAACAAGGTCTCAAAGTTGGCATTCATCATATTCCGAATTGGCAACATAATCCAGTTGGCGTTCCAGAAGATTTAGAAACTTTTATTTCAAAATTATGAATTTAAGTAATTTAAAGGACTATCATAGAGGGTGGATTATTGGTGATTTTGATCCATCTATCTTAAGAACGAAAGATTTTGAAGTTGGTGTTTTGTTTCATCCTAAGGGTGAAGTGTGGGCAGCACATTATCATAAAGATAGTGTAGAATATAATGTTCTTCTTTCTGGAAAAATGATGATTCAAGAAAAGGAGTTAAATAGTGGAGATGTATTTGTATTTGATAAGGGAGAAGTTGCAGATCCTATCTTTCTTGAAGACTGTACAGTAGTATGTGTAAAAGTTCCCTCCATTCCATCAGATAAATTTGAGGTTTAAAATGAAGTTTTTTAGAGAATTAACCGAACAAGAAAAAAATCGTTGTGTGATTGCAACGTATTATATTGAAGCACATCAACAAGTTGGAGATTTGAGAGATGCTGCCTGGAACCTTGCGATTGGGCAGAGTGTAGGCAATCCAAAGGTTCGTAATCGTTGGGAAAGCGATGAACTTTTTGAGCTTTCTTCATGTGTAATTTACGATACCGAAGAAAATCTTACGGGTGTCTATTCTGGGAAAGTTAAAATTGGTTTTCCGAAAGTAAACACTGATTGGGAAGGTGATGGAATTTCACATCTTCTTTGTCAACTTATGGGAGGACAATTGGATATTGATGTTTTTAAAGCATGTAGACTTCAGAAGTTAGAGTTTCCTGCAGATGTTGAAGCATCTTTTCTTGGACCAAAGAATGGTATTGACGGTATTCGTAAGTTTGTCAATCGTTATGATAAACCACTTTCTGGTGCGATTGTAAAACCGAAGACTGGAATTTCTCCACAAACTCTTTCCGAAATGGTGAAAGAACTTCTTGATGGTGGTGTAGACTTTATCAAAGAAGATGAGATTCTTTCTAACCCTTCATTCTGCCGTCTTGAAGATCGTGTAGAACTGATTTCTAATATTGTTAATAATTGTGGAAGGAATGTGATTTATGCCTTCTGCATTAATGGTGATCACCATACTATTCTTGATCGTGCTAAATTTGTTGCAGACAATGGGGGCAATGGGATTCATATTAACTTCTGGTCTGGTCTTGGAGTTTATAACTCTGTTAGAAAAATGGATTTACCTTTGTTTATTCACTATCAAAAGAGTGGTGATAAGATTCTGACTGATAAGAGACATGCATTTGGTATTGATTGGGATGTTCTCTGCGATCTTGCAGGTCTTTGTGGTGTGGATACAATTCATGCTGGAATGTGGGGTGGATACTTGAGTGATGATGAGAATGAACTTCGCCAAACTATGGAAACTCTTCACAGGCGTAATGTTCTTCCTGCATTGAGCTGTGGTATGCATCCTGGCATCGTAAACACTACGGCAGAGAAGTTTGGTACGGACTTCCTTGCTAACTGCGGAGGTGCCGTACACGGGCATCCAGGCGGCACTCTGGCGGGTGCTTTGGCAATGCGCCAAGCAATTGATAAGAATCCTGGACCAGAGTTTCGTGTTGCTATTGATAAGTGGGGTTATGAAACTGGTGGAGGTTCTTTACCCGAGTGGGTTTTAGATTTTTGATGGAGATATTTAAAAATGTATGATTTTTGTGTTAACACTTTAGATTTATTTGCGAATAAAATTCGTGAGGTTTATGGAAATACAGATCCAGAAATTATCTTAGAGATAGGATCTCGTGATTTAAATTCTAGTATAGAAATTTTAAGTCATTTTCCAAATTCAAGAATAATTGCTTTTGAACCGACCCCAGAACAATATAATATGTGTTTTGAAAAATCTAAACACTATGAAAATATAGAAGTTTATAATTTCGCATTGTCCGACGAGGAAGGTGAGGTTGATTTTTGGGTTGTTGATGGAAATGTCGGTGGTTCTTCAATGTTTGAACCTATTGATGTTCCTTATAGTTCTGGAACCTGGAATAAGATAAAAGTTCAATCAAAAAGATTAGATAGTTTTTTGAAATCAATTGGTGTTGAAAAGGTTGATTGTATCTGGATGGATACTCAAGGGGCAGAATTAAAAGTTCTTAAAGGTATGGGAACTTATTTGGATTCTGTTAAAGTTATTCATACTGAAGCATGTCCAAAACCATACTATAAAGGACAAGCAGTGAAAAGTGATTTGGAAAATTATTTAATCGGAAATAATTTTAGATTGGATCAGTTTATACCTGCTCCCAATCACCCATATGAAGAAGGTGATTGGATTTGTGTTAGAACTAAAGAAACTCAAAGAATATCTTTAATTTGTGCATGTAAAAATAGATATAATGCTCTTAGAATTGCATTAAATTCTTGGTTGGCATTTGATCAAATACATGAAATTATAATTGTTGATTGGGATTCTGATAAATCTATTTCTCATCTTTCTAAATTGGACGATAGAATTAAAATTATTGAAGTAAAAAATAAGCAATACTTTAATCAACCACAACCTTTAAATCTTGCTGCAAGTATTGCCACTGGAAATTATATTTTAAAAGTAGATTGTGATTACATTATCAATCCATATTATAATTTCTTTGATGCTTATCCAGTTGATAATCAAAGTTTTGTTTCTGGAAAAAGCAATTATCAAGCTCCAGAATATTATTCCGAATCTTACGGTGGATATGTAATTGATATGCACCAAATGAAACCAGAAGAAATTGTTGATTACACTGTTTCCTATAGTCCATATTTTAAATTCTTAATAGGTCTTTTATTAATCAGTAAAGAAAACTTTTTCAAATGTGGTGGGTATAATGAAAATTTATCTAAGTGTTATGCATTTGAAGATGAAGAGTTCTATGAAAGGTTAAAATTGATGGGTCTTAAAGAGACTAGATTGAGACACGATTATCACACTATTCATCTTCCACATCCTGATAAAAAAAGAACAGAACATTTTGAAGGATTTTCTTGGGAATCTGATTTTATAAAAATGGTTCAAGAAAATATGAGAAATCAAGGACATACTGAACAAGAAGTTCAATGGCAAGTTGAATATGCTTTGGCACAGAAACATATTGATCAAAATAAAGAAATGGTCGGTGAAATTACTGAGTATTATGTTGAACCAAAATCTAAGTGGAGAGTTTATGAAATGTGTAAAAATGTCTACAACGCTATAGAAGTTTTAGCATTGAATAATTCATGAACTATTCTGATTTTACATTAGTTGTTCAAGGTCCAACTAATGATCTTACTAAAATAGATTTTTTGGATTCTATTGATTACTATCAATCTTTATTCTCTAAAATAGTACTATCAACTTACGACGAGCATATTTGCACAAATCAAAAACTTTTAAAAATATGCGAAGAAAAAAGTATTCAAATAGTTACTCAAAGTGTAACTAATGGAATAAACAATTTATCATTCAAAGATTTTGATGAGAATCATGAAATAGATAATGACTGTGGAATCAAATTTCAAACTGTCAGTACGTTAAATGGGTTGAACAATGTTTCTACTCCTTATGTTTTAAAACATAGAGTGGATGAAAGATATTCGAATTTACACTTGATTCTAGATAAGTTTTTATTGGATACCGAAAAACTGGTAACTGGTGGAACGTTTTTTGGACAAAAAGTTTATTTTGAATATTGTGCGGCAGATCATTTAATGGTGTCTAAAACTAATAAAATGATAAAGACATTTGAAAAAACTCTAGAAATGATAAATTCTGGTATATTAGATAGTGGGCCAGAAATAATGTACACTAAAAATTTTATTAGAATATCTGGAGAAGATCCTACAAGTGAAAATCATGACATGCTTATGAGAAAGTATATTGATTTTTTACCAGACAAATATATGGAACCATTTGTTATACGTGCAAATCATTGGAATCAGATTTGGACGACTGCAGATTCACTTGGATACAGAAGAAATGAATATGAAACTATAGATGATATGATAAACAGTGAAATTGTAGTTTTAAATCAATTTTATAACTAATATGAAAATTATATCTCATCGTGGTAATTTGAATTCTATAAATCCAGTAGAAGAAAATAAACCAGAATATATTGAGAATGCAATTCTAGAGGGATTTGATGTTGAAGTTGATTTAAGAGTGGAAGATAATCAATGCTATCTTGGTCACGATAATCCTCAATATTTTGTAACTATGGAGTGGTTAAGAAAATATAAGGATGTTCTTTGGATTCATTGCAAAAATCGTGAAGCACTTGAAAAAATGTCAAGTTCTGTGGTAAAATTTAACTACTTCTGGCATCAAAACGATAGTTATACGCTAACAAGTAGTGGAATTGGGTGGGTTCTTGTAGGACAAATTCCATATTCAAATTCAGTAATTGTATTACCAGAGAATGTTAAATTGTATTCTCAACATCCAGAATACATAAAAAATAGTTTTGGTATATGCACAGACAAACCAATTTTTTATAGAGATAAAATTAATGGAGGTAATCAATGAATAGTTCGTTAATGATGGCAAGTTATCCCGACCAAAAACAAAAATTGAATAATTTTCCAAAAGTTTATTATATTAGTTTGGAAGAAAGTGAAGATAGGAGGGAAAACCTGAGAAAAAGTTTTTTAAAATATGGAGTTTATGATTTACAAGGAGTAATTTCTAAAAGATATTCAGAATCATCCGATCAAGTTTCTGGACCACAATTGCATATTCTTGATGGGGGAACTATTGGATGTGTAGTTTCTCATATTAAAATGATTAAAAAATGGTATGAGGAAACTGATGACGAATATGCATTCTTTTGTGAGGATGATCTTAGTCTAGAAACTGTTTCTAATTGGAATTTTACTTGGAATGATTTTGTAAATAATCTTCCCGAAGATTGGGATTGTGTACAATTATGTTGCATTAAACCATCGCACGATTCTATTGTTCTTAAAGAACGATCCATGTATGATTGGTCGGTGACCGCATACATTATGAAGCGCAATTATGCTAAAAAAATTATAGATCGTTACTGTTTTGGTGATAAGTTTAATCTTGAAATTTACGGAACAGATTTTTATCCTATGCCGGAAACTGTTCTTTTTTATGATATTGGAAAAGTTTACGCTGTAGATTTATTTGTCGAAGAGGTAAAGTTCCAATCAACTTTTACTGAAACTGCAAATATTGAAGGTGGTACTAAAGACCATCATGCAGAGAGTCAGGAATTTGTTTCTTCTTGGTGGGAAAAGAACGGACAAAATATTACGATTGAGGAACTTGTGGGAACTGAACAACCAAAACCAAAAAGAGAAAAAACTGAATTAGAGGATCTTTTGACTAAGTTTTCTCTTGATACTGAAAATGCAATTCATAATTTTAATCTTGGCGTTTGGTACGAAAACGGTGGGCATACTGCACCAGCTCTTTCTTATTACTTAAGAGCAGCAGAAAGATCTGAAGATGATAATCTTACCTATGAGGCACTTATTAGAGGATCTTATTGTTATGATAAACAGGGAACTAGAGACAATAGTTCTAAGTCCCTTTTAACACAAGCACTTTGTTCTGTACCATCTAGACCAGAGGCATATTTCCTTTTGAGTAGATTTGCTGAAAGAAGAAGTCAGTGGATGGAAGCATATACTTTTGCTTGTCAAGGTTTAGAATATTCAACATTTGATCACCCAGATCTTATTACTGATGTTGAGTATCCTGGTAAATACGGTCTAATTTATCAAAAAGCACTTTCTGGATGGTGGTGGGGTAAGTCTGAAGAATGTAAAGAATTATTCCAAGATCTTATGACAAATTATGAAATGAATGATTATTATCTAGAAAGATCTAAGGAGAATATTGCAAGTTTTAATCTTGAAATCGTAGAAAAAAAGAATTGATGCAGAATAATAACTTTGAAAAAATTGATATTGTTCTGCAAGGGCGATACGATGAATTTACTAATGAAGTCATAGATTCTTATTTTGAATTGCCATTCGTAAACAACATTATTCTTTCTTGTTGGGAGGATGATGTTGTTACCTACATTCCGAATTCAAGATTCTTTGTTATTTCAAATAAGTTTCCGATTACACCAGGAACAGATAATAGAAATCTGCAAATTGTGACTTCTTTTGCTGGTTTGCAAAAAGTTACAACTGAATACGCAATTAAAATGAGAACTGATCAAAAATACACTCATCAAAGTATGATGAACATGTATCAGTTCTTTATAGAGCACAGGAATGAAGACCGAATTTTTGTTCCTGGAATGTATCCACACCTTTTATTCCACCCAAGAGATCATGTTTTTTGGGGTAAAACCGAACACTTAATTAAAATGTTTGATATTCCCCTTGAAATAAATGGACTTGTTGACAAAGTGAGAATAAGTAAGTATGATCTATGGAAATATTATGGACACTTTATAAGAACTGAAACTTATATTGGAGCACATTATTGTTCTAATTATGATGATAGGATTAAACTGTTTTTACTTTATCCTAACGAATATCTTTATGATTATGCTCCTAAATGGCAAGAAGTTTATGAAATTAGTCAAAATTTGAATAAAAAAATATTTAAATCATTTCCAAAAACTGATATTGATTTAATGTGGCCCAAAAAACAATTAAATTTTTATCCATATGAAGATCAAAAAAATGGATACAATGAATGTTGGCATGAAGATGGGTATTAATAAATATTAAACAAAAAACTATTAACTAATTATGAATTTTACAATTTACACTAAACAAGATTGTCCTTACTGTTACAAGGTTAAGCAGGTTTTGGAGTTGACAGGGAATAAGTTTGTAGAGTATACTCTAGGTGAACACTTTACCAAAGACCAGTTTTATGCTGAATTTGGTGATGGTTCTACCTTTCCACAAGTTCTTTGTAATGATAAGAAATTGGGTGGGTGTACTGATACTGTTAAATTTTTAAAAGAGAGACAAATTGTCTGATACGAACATAAATAATTCCAAGATTCGCGTTAATCGTGGACTAGAACTTATCTTAAGTGGAGGTAAGAGAAAGCAGCCCAAGTATTTTCACATTATTTTTGAAAAGTTGGTCTGCTTTCTTAAGCGGGAAGTGACCATCTATTTTGAATTTTCTTTAGATATAAAGAAATCCAGTAGTTCCCGAGGAAGAAAAAAATGTTAGCAACAAGTTTAGTATTTGGTTCATTCATGACCATTTTGTTTTTTATTGTTGGACTGCTATCTGGATGGGTCGCTAGGGAATACATGATGAATTACAGGGAAATTCCAAGACCTCACCCTGAAATGTTTGATTCGCAGGGTAATCTTATACCCGATGAGGTAATTGCATTTAATTTTGAGAACTATTATGACAACGACGACACAGAAGAAGACGAGTAGAACTTCTAAACCGAAAACAACATCTACTCCGACTAAAAAAATATCAGAGGATCTTCCTGTAAATCCTTTTGCTTTTGAAGTTTTAGAATTAGTTTCCAGTCAAAGAACTAATGCTAAAAAAGTTGAACTTCTCCAAAGATATGGAGATCCTTCTCTGAAAGCAATCTTTATTTGGAACTTTGATGAGAGCCTTGTATCTGCCCTTCCAGAAGGCGATGTTCCTTATGCTAATACTGGGGAGCAAAATTCATTCAGTGGCACTGTGAGCGATAAGGTGCGGGACGCAGTGGATAAAATGAATGAGATGGGATCTAACTCATTAGGAATGAATGATCAAGGACAAATTACAATACGTAAAGAGTATACTCGTTTCTATAATTTTATCCGTGGTGGTAATGATGGGTTGAGCTCTCTTCGTAGAGAAACTATGTTCATTAATATCCTTCAAGGTCTTCATCCACTTGAGGCAGAAATTTTAATTCTTGTTAAAGATAAAAAATTAGAAACAAAATATAAAGTTAGTAAAGAAATTGTTGCAGAAGCATATCCAGATATTAAATGGGGAAATCGTGTATGAGTAGTAAACTTCGTGATGTTGTTCAAATGTCCCATAGTAAGGAGGAAGAAATGATTGAATGGACAAAAGAAGAGAAAGAAAATCTTCCTCCTAAGTATGGATGCCAAATTTTAGTTGAAAATGGAACTCTTGATCAAGTAAAAGATTCATCTTGGCCTAATGATGCATATTTAATTTGGTATAAAATTGGTGAAGAAGTTCATATGGATCTTTGTAGAGGAACCAGAGTTAGAATCTTTGATCTTTACTATGATAAATTTGGTCCTGGAGCAATTCAAAAAATTGATTTTGGATATGGAAGAATGAGTCCAAAACTCTGGGGATACAAAGCACCCGAAAAGAAAAAGCGAAAGTAATTTCCCTGGAACCCCGAAAAAATTTTGGGGTATTTTTTTGCCCTTAAGATTTTATAAAACTGTAACAGATGTTACAGTTTAAACTTGCTATATAAATGCAATGGGTCTATAATGACCTTACGTTCATCTGGGAAACCAGACGCAAGTAGGACGGCGGAACGGGACGTTCATTCGCTATTCGCAAATAGCGAACGCAAACCGCCCGAAGGAACGGGGCCTAAAAATCTCATTCTGGAGGAAATCCTAATGTCAAAAGTAGTATATCGTGGTGTCGAATATGATACCCAAAAACGTCTTGAGTATCAACAACAAATGATGCAACAACCTCAACAATATAACGAAACTTATCGTGGCGTTAAGTTTGTAAAGGAGGGACATAAATGATGAAAAAACTCAATTTTCTTCAACTTATTAAAGAACAAAAGCAAAAACAAGATAGACGTTATCAAGCACTTCTTATAAATGCGGGAGCAAGGTAATGATGGTTATTGCACAAATTACTGTTGCATCTGTTACGTTTATCACTCTATTATCTTTGTTCATTCAGTTGATTTATAGGTAAACGAAATACGTTAAGGAGGGATTGATTCCCTCCTTTTTTTATGGTATGATGGTGCGAGAGAACAATATTTTAATGGACAAAGAAAAACTAAAATTAATTGTTCGCAATCTGGAATTGTTGGTTGATTCCTTGAAAGCAGAAATCTATTCTGATGTTTCTGCTTATAAACCTAAAGAACCGATGGGAAAAAGACCAATTTTAGATTACGACGAAATTTTTGAGGATTCTGAATGAGTAGTAGAGCAAGAGAATTAGTAAAGTTGTTGGAAAGGTTGGTCAAACAAGATCATCTCTATTCCGATGAGCAACTAAAAGAAATGAAATCACAATTGCGAGTAATAAAACAAGAACTTGCAGATATTGAAGCACAAACATCAAAAGGATTTGGAAAAAAATGACGGTAAAACTTATTTCAGTAACGCCCGATGCAGAAAAAACAATGGCGTATGTTGCACGAGTTAGCAATCCTGCGAATCAAGACAACGAAAACTATGCCAAGTTGCTTGCTTATTGCATTAAGCATAATCATTGGTCTGTTTTTGAACAGTCTTTTATGACTCTTGAGATTGAAACGAATCGTGGTATCGCAGCTCAGATTTTGCGTCACCGTTCGTTTACATATCAAGAATTTTCACAACGTTATGCAGATTCTTCTCTGCTAGGCGAAACAATTCCTGTTCCAGAACTTCGCCGCCAAGACACAAAGAATCGCCAAAACTCTATTGATGATGTTGATCCTTCTGTAGTTGAAAAATATGAATATTTGATTCGTGAGCATTTTAGAGATGCTATGGCACTGTATCAAACAATGCTGGATGAGGGAATTGCAAAGGAATGTGCAAGGTTCGTGCTTCCTTTGGCAACACCGACAAAAATTTATATGTCTGGCTCATGCAGGTCGTGGATTCATTATATCAATCTTCGCTCTGCAAATGGCACTCAAAAAGAGCATATGGATATTGCACTTGCATGTAAGGAAATTTTCAAAGAGCAGTTCCCATCAGTATCAGAAGCACTTGAATGGGTCTAAATAAATTATCTTGATTTCGTAACTTTATGGCAATTTATCCAGTTATTCACGTAGAAACAGGTGAAAAAAAAGTTGTTGAAATGAGTGTCAACGACATTATGCAATGGTATAAAGACAATCCTGAATGGAAACGGGATTGGTCTGAAGGATGCGCAACTCCAGGAGAAGTTGGAGATTGGCAGAACAAATTGATTAGTAAAAACCCAGGGTGGAACGACGTTCTAGGACGTGCTGCGAAAATGCCTGGATCTAACGTAAAGAAAATCTAGTATGGCAAGAAGAAAGAGAGGATCTGCAGAGCAACCTATTGGGGTTGGACTCACAGCAAAGCAGATGAAGCGTAGAAAACCCTTAAGTTCTGAATATCTTTTAGATATTGAACCAGTTACAGATAATCAGAAAAAGTTTTTTGATGCCTATGCTGAAGGGAAACATTTAGTTGCTTATGGATGTGCTGGAACTGGTAAAACTTTTATTACTCTCTACAATGCTTTATGTGATGTTTTAGATGAAAATAGTCCTTATGAAAGAATCTATCTAGTTCGCTCTCTTGTTGCGACACGTGAAATTGGATTCCTTCCAGGAACACATGATGACAAGGCGGATATTTACCAAATTCCTTATAAGAATATGGTGAAATATATGTTCCAGATGCCTACAGATGCTGATTTTGAAATGCTTTATGGTAATCTAAAGGGGCAAGAAACTATTAAGTTTTGGAGTACATCATTCCTTCGGGGAACAACATTAGATAATGCAATTGTGATTGTTGATGAGTTTCAGAATTTAACTTTCCATGAATTGGACAGTATAATTACACGCATAGGTGAAAATTCTAAGATTATGTTCTGTGGAGACGCGACTCAGTCTGATCTTCAAAAAACAAATGATCGTAATGGAATTATTGATTTCATAAAAATCTTAAGATCCATGCCATCAATTGATTTAATTGAGTTTGGGGTAAATGATATTGTTCGCTCTGGTCTTGTTAAAGAATACATTGTTGCAAAAATTGAATCAGGATTTTAATGTTTAAACATGTTGATATTGAACTCCCTAAACTTGAAAGGGAGACCATAGATGGAGTTAGGTACTATAAGGTTCCTGATGGTGAAGATCTTATTAAACTATTTTCAATCACTTCAGTAACTAGTCATAAAAATCGCCAAGTATTTGTTAAATGGCGTAAAAAAGTAGGTGATGAAGAAGCAGATAGAATTACACGACAATCAACAAGTCGTGGAACTGATATGCACACTCTTACTGAACATCACCTTAAAAATGAAGAACTTCCAGAAGTTCAACCTTTGTCGCAATTTTTATTTAAAATTGCTAAACCAGATTTAAATCGTATAAATAACATTTATACTCTTGAAGGTTCCCTGTACAGCAAAGTTCTTGGAGTAGCGGGAACAGTAGATTGTATTGCAGAGTTTGATGGCGAATTAGCAATAATCGACTTTAAAACATCTAAAAAACCAAAACCACGGGAGTGGATTGAGCATTATTTTGTTCAGTGTGCTGCTTATGCCTGTATGTTCTATGAACTGACTGGTATTCCCGTCAAAAAACTTGTAATTATCATGGCTTGCGAAAATGGAGAATGTATCGTTTATGAAGAAAGAGACAAATCAAAGTACATCAAACTACTCACCGAATACATTAGAGAGTTTGTTAGAGATAAACTGGAATTGTATGGAACACAATAAAGAATTAGAACAAGCTATAGAAAATAAATTTTTAACTCCATCTAAATTTTCATTAGAAATCGAAAAGATAGTGGTATCTGAAAATATGAACTACATTGATGCTATTTGTCATTATTGTGAAGTTAATAGTATTGATGTAGAATCTGTATCAAAACTGGTTTCAAAACCGTTAAAAGAAAGATTAAAATGGGACGCAACTCGTCTCAATTTTATGAAAAAAACTTCTAGAGCAAAACTGCCCCTATGATCGTGACCCCCTTTGAAACTTATCAACATTATTTGTCACTTAAAAATCATTTCACAAATCCAAAATACGACTTCTTTAGATATGGTGGTAAATCACGTGCCAGTGTAACTTCTTTTAATAAACGAAAAGATAAGTACTGGTTTGAAAAAACCTCACGTAAGTATTCTGATAAAGAAGTCGTAGATTTTCTTGTATCAAACTTTGTATCCGCAGACAACCCACAAAACTTATGGATTGGAGAAATTATCAATTCTGGAGAAAGGACCTACGCAGATTGGATGCGGAGACAACAGAGTTTAACTTACTTGTTCAAAGAACAATCGGAGGAATTGTTCTCGGAGATAAAATTAGACGATGCGCTGAATTGTTCCAAGGGGCATCCACCAGTCCTCAAAAGGTTCTTAAGCGGGAAATTATCGCTAGAAACATTCGTAATTTACGACAAAATATTCCGTTTCTCAACCGATTTTGATAAGAAATTGCTCGATCCAGTGTGGGAAACCGTAAGTTTAAAACTTAAAAAGTATAGTCCATTCCTAAATATTGATGTGTTCCAATATAAAAAGAAATTAAGGGAAATCTTAAATGAGTGACTTTTTTGATTCTGAAATTATTCAGGAAGAATTGAGAGAAATTAATAAACTACAAGAAGACATTTACGGAAGTATTCTTACTTTCGGTATGATGTCAAATGAAGATAAGTTGGAACATATTGAAAAGTTGAGCAACTTATTAGATAAACAACGTATCATGTATACACGTTTATCTCTGTCTGATGATCCAGCGGCAGTTGAAATGAAAGAGAATTTGCGCAAATCTGTGTCTTTGATGGGATTCCCACCAGACACAGATATGCAGGTGTTATTTACTAGTATGACAAAAACGATTGAGTCTCTTAAAAAGTTTATCAATCCTACCCCTTGACTTCCCTGCTCTTCCTTGCTATACTATCCAAGTAATCCTCCAAATCCAAACTATCCGAGGTAATCCTAATGTCTTTTGCTGATCTTAAAAAGCAATCTAAACTTGGTTCTCTGACCGCCAAACTGGTCAAAGAAGTTGAAAAAATGAATACTAGTAGCGGTTCTAGTGATGACCGCGTCTGGAAACTGGATGTAGACAAAAGCGGCAACGGTTATGCCGTAATCCGTTTCCTTCCTGCCCCCAACGGCGAAGACCTTCCGTTTGTGAAACTCTACAGTCACGCATTCCAAGGTCCTGGTGGTTGGTATATCGAAAACTCTCTCACCACTCTGGGACAAAAAGATCCTGTATCCGAACTCAATTCCACTCTTTGGAACAACGGTACTGATGCTGGCAAAGAACTCGCCCGTAAGCAGAAGCGTAAACTGACTTACATCAGCAACATTTACGTGGTGAAGGATCCTGCAAATCCCGAAAACGAAGGTAAAGTTTTCCTCTTCAAATACGGTAAGAAAATCTTCGACAAACTTACCGAAGCGATGCAACCCGAATTTGAAGATGAGGAAGCAATTGATCCGTTTGACTTCTGGCAGGGTGCAAACTTTAAACTGAAGGCAAAGAACGTTGCTGGTTATCGTAACTATGACTCTAGCGAGTTTGCCAACCCTTCTCCTCTACTGGACGATGATGATGCTCTGGAAGGAATCTGGAAAAAGCAATATTCTCTTGCAGAACTTGTTGCAGCAGATCAATTCAAATCTTATGATGATCTGAAAAAGCGCCTTGACTACGTTATCGGAACTAAAGGCACTCCTCGTTATCAAGATCCTGAAGAGTTTGATGAAGAAGACAACTCGCGTGGTTCTACAAAAGAACTTGATGACGATCTTCGTTCTGAACTGAACAATCTTCAACCTACCCGCCGTGCTGTGGCACCTGTGGAAGATGATGATGACGATGCTCTTTCTTACTTTGCTCGTTTGGCAGAAGACTGATTAGCATCTGGGGAAGGTTTTAAACCTTCCCTTTTTTTATGGAGAGGTAATTCTTAAGTTTTCCCCTTGTATCAAGTAATCATTGACGTATTGTGAAGATTTTTTATATTTCATAATCGTTCTAGTATCGTTTAGGAATTCTTGGAGATATCCTCTTTTAAGAACATAAATTTGTCTTTTAGCATCATTTTTTTCAATTTCATATTCATAATTTGTAACTGGTTTTGTTATATTAAATACGGTTACATATGTTTGACTTTGGCTGTCATAATATCTTACATAAGACTGTAATGGTTGATTATCTGTAGTTGGTTTAGGTAGTTTATAATTTTTTTCTACTATTTTTCCTTCTGGAATAATTATTCTTCCTTTAGAATCTTTTACTTCTTTAGTTACATAATATCTTGGCGAGTCTATTTCCGTTCCATAAAGTCTTTCCACGTAATTTACAAGATCTTTATTTGATAAAGGCCATTGATCTCTTACATTAACTATTCCTGCAGATATTAATACAACCCAATCTAATTCTGGAGAACCATAAAGTTCTTGAGCAACTTGATCTGGACGAATATTTTCTTGTATGGTATATTTGTTAAATGCAGTAAATACGCTTTCAAAATCTTGCCTTACTCTAATTCTTTTGAAAAGATTTTTGGCTTCGACATAATCTAAAGAAGAACCTCTATCTGGAAGAGGAGAAATATATTTTAAGTTTGGAAGTTCTCTGAAATAACCCATTTTAGTAACCTACTGATCCATCTGTTTCTAAAATTTGACCGCCTTGTTCTACATTGTAGTCTTCTTCATATACTGGAACAAGTTCTTTGAATGTTAAATCCATAATTATAGAAACTGGAGTACTATCACTATAAACTGCATAAACATTATCTCCAGTATAGTTTACTGACATATCGGATAATGCACATGGTTTGAATCTATGTAAAAAAGGATGAGATCCGCCACCTCTCCTATATTCTAATTGAAATACGTGAGGTGCTATAAGAAATGCGCCATCACTTTTTGGGGCCATGTTTCTTTTAAATGAACGAATAATTTTTTTAACTTGTGTTGATTCGTTCTGATTTCTCGGAGTCATTTTAAAAGAAAATCTAAAGCTTCTTAAAGTAACTCCATTAAAAAGGAGTTCCATATTTGGGTTTAAACTTTTACCTTCAGAACGTGCTAATATTTGATTTACTGTGACATTTCCACCAAAAACAGAAACTGCTTGTGATGCTAACGCTTTGAGCATTATTTCTTTGATTCCAGCATCTTGTAAATTTTTTATTGCATCTACGCTTGTATCCGCAATATTTCCTAATACTTTAGCAACTCCTCCCGGTTTACTAAAATCCTGCATCATCATCTTTTGGGCACTTTCTACTCCAATGGCACTAAAAGCATCTAAACTACCCTCTTCATATGATACAGAATTACTATCTTGAATATTTGACGGCATGGGAAGTAAAATTATTCCCCCATCATTTACTAAAGTTTGTTTGTATAAATTTGCCGAAGATGTAGTGCTCACATCAGCAGCATTAGTTGGCACTGCTGATGGTGTGGTCAGCATATCTCCCGCTTCGTAATTTTTTATAGTTATCTGAAGATAATCTGTAGATTTTGTTATGGCTTCGTATGGGTAACGTAAAACTTCTGCCATTATCGTTTTCTAATTATTTAGACGAAATTTTCCAAATGGAATGGTTTGTAAATCTTTTAGTTCTGATGGATACACTTCATAAATTCCACCAGGAATTTCATCCCAGGTATACTGTCTAACTTCTCCCCAGTGAAAATTGATCCCTCTAAATCCCCAAGGAAAAACATCAGTAACTGCCACTAAAGGATTTTGGTCATATTGAATGTTTGGTGTTTTTGGATTGTATACAAAAACATAATATTTTCCAGTTTTTGGAACTTTTTCACTTTCTGTTAGTGCAGTTATAATTTCCAGCATCAAATCATCTGGATCTTCGGTTCCAATTAAATTATTAGTTATGTCACGAAGACGATTAACTTTATCATCAGTATCTGTATTTGTTTTTTTCCTTTGCTTTATAGATTTTCTTGGCATTTTAGATATCTAATTCCTTTTCGGTAATAACTTTAAACTGCCACTGACGATCTTCGCAAAACTCTCTGGCAGCTTTCCATTTTGCTTGATTTTTTGCATACTCGTATGCTTCATAAAGATATTGCTTGGTTTGACGTTTTGGTTTTTGTGGAGGTGATAGTTGTTTTAGTGGTTTGATTTCAATTAGATACTTTTTAATTTCTCCGTTTGATTCTTTTACCTTAATATAAAAATCTGGAAAATATCTATGAATTCTATTATCTACAGGAGACCGATAAGGTAATGCAATTTCTTCAGAACCCCATTCTAAAATTCTATTGTTATTATCACAATAGACCATAAACTTTCTTTCCCAAAGAGATCGGTATATAATGTTTGTAGGATCTCCTTTGTATTTTTGTGGATATGATGGTTTATATTTTCCTTTATATGACATCTAAATATTTCATAACATAGAATTGCTGTAAATATTTAGAAATGGCACAAGTACCAGATATTGGTCAAGTTCATATGAATACTTTGCCAAGTTTTTTAAACTTGGCAAGAACAAATTTATATCAAGTGTTTATAACCCCTGGCTGGGGAACGGTAAGTGATAATACAGGTAAAAATTTTACATCTCCGTTTTTGGATCACATATCAAAATACGGATATGAAAAGTATGGTTTAGTTGGATTTAGTAATGATTTTCAGAATGAGTTGGGATTATTATGCTCTGAAGCGTCTTTGCCAGCATCTACATATGCAACTTCAGAAGTTAAAGATAATTTTATAGGAGTAAGCCAAGAATTTGCACATACCAGAATTAATACTGATGTTGATTTTACATTTTATATTGATAGAGAATATAAAGTTCTAGGTTTTTTCGAGGCCTGGATGGATTACATCTCTGGAGGTAGTGAATTGCCATTAGATGATGAAAATATAATTCAGTCTGGAAATTATTACAGGAGATTTAATTATCCAGATTATTATAAAAATTCTGGAGTTTTTATTAAAAAATTTGAAAAAAATTGGATGTCTGCAGGAGCCGCAAATATTTCATATCAACTTATTAATGCCTTCCCAAAATCTATGGCATCAATTCCAGTTTCTTATGGAGAAGGTGATTTAATGAAAGTTACAGTTACTATGAATTATGACAGATATATTATGAGAAGGGAAAGAGCTGTTGGACAAACTGTTCAAGGAGTTTATGCAAATTCTGATGGAACTTATACTTTAGATCTTATTATAGGTGGAAAATATACACAAATTACAGTTGATTCTGCAACCTATAATAGAGATTATGCACCCAAACAAAAATTCGGTGCCCCCAACTAATAAATAATCACAACTGAATTTTTTAAAAAATTATGCCTTTACCAAAGATTTCTGTTCCAACTTATGATTTGGAAATACCATCTACAGGAAAAAAAATTAAATATCGTCCATTTTTAGTTAGAGAAGAGAAAATTCTTATAATGGCATTGGAATCTGAGGACATGAAACAGATTTCTAATGCCATTGTTCAAATTTTAGAAGAATGTATTCAAACTAAAGGAATTAAAATATCAAATCTTTCAACCTTTGATATTGAGTATATTTTCTTAAATGTTAGAGCAAAATCTATTGGTGAAGCAGTAGATGTAACGATAACATGCCCAGATGATGGTGTAACTCAAGTTAACGAATCTATTGATATTGATTTAATTAAAGTACAAAGAGATCCTGAGCACACAAATATTGTTAAACTTGATGACAATTTATCTATGAAAATGAAATATCCATCTCTAGATCAATTTGTAGAAAATAATTTTGAGTTTAATGAAGATGAAACTGATGTTGACAAATCTCTTTCTATGATTATTTCTTGTGTGGATATGGTATACAATAATGAAGAATGTTGGTCTGCTTCAGATTGTTCAAAAGAAGAACTTAAAGAATTTGTTGAGCAAATGAATACTAAGCAGTTTAAAGAAATTGAGAAATTCTTTACAACAATGCCAAAACTTTCTCACACTGTCGTGGTCAAGAATCCAAAAACTGGTGTTAAGAATGAAATTGTTTTGGAGGGATTAGCAAGTTTTTTCACTTGATGATGGCTCATACAAATCTTGAGTCATATTTTAAAGTAAATTTTGCTTTGATGCAGCATCATAAATATTCATTATGGGATATTGAAAATATGCAACCTTGGGAAAGGGACATATATGTGACACTACTTCAACAGTATATTGAAGAAGAAAACGCAAAGCAGCAAAGTGGAAATTAATCAAAGTTATAGCGCACCATCTATACCCAAAAAAATAAAAATAAACAGAAGAAACATCAAGTCTTCTGTTTTTTCTAGTGCGATTAGACCTCAAATAGAACTGAAAAAAACTTCTTTCAGTTTTATTAAACCAGTTCTTAACTTACCAAAACCTGAATTTTTAACTTCTTTATTTTCAGAAAGAAGTGAGATTTTCAATAACATAAAAGAAACTGTTATTGAGAAGTTAATTAGGACAGAAGTAAAAAATAATATTATTAGAATTGTAAAAGAAAACTTTGTAAAGGTTTTTAAAGAAGGCATACAACAAAAGTTTATACGATTATTACCTCGTGGTAAAGACTCTGAAAATCTAGGTAAAGGTGAAAGTGAATTAGATAAGTCTTTATTTGAAACTAATAAAATACTTTTAGAAATACAGAAGCAATTAGCACTAGATTATAATTCTAGACTTGATGAAAGAAAAAAAGAATTAGAAAAACGTAAAAAAAGATTATCCAGATCAAGAGCAGAAGGAAAAGAAAAATTTCTTGAAGGTGCTGGTAAATTAGGTGAAGGAATTACTAAAACTTTTGATAAAGTTACTTCTCCAATTAAAAGTATTTTTCAAAAAATAATTGAATTTTTTAAAATTATATTAACTGGATTAATACTTAATAATGCATTTATATGGTTATCTAAACCTGAAAATAGAGAAAAGTTAAAGAAGTTTTTCCACTTCTTAGCAGATCACTGGAAAGAAATATTAATTATTTTAGGAACTGCTAAACTTCTTGGTGTTATACTTAAGGTAGTAGGTGCAGCAAGATCTCTTAAGAAGTTAATAGATCTTTTTAGAAAAAATAAACCTCCTGGGGGTGGACCTGGTGGAGGACCAGGAAATATTTGTAATCAATTTTTAAATTGTTTTGGAAATCCTGCAGTTGTAACTTCTTTTGCTGGTTTCTTATCTTCTCAACCTAGAATTTATAACACAATTAAAGGTATTGCTGGAGGAACTGTTTTACCTCCGATTGGTATTCCTGGTGTTCCGCCAGTTACTCCTGGTGCTCCTACTAGACCTCCTGTTGGCAATCTACCAACTCAAAAAAATCCTTTAAATCCACTCAATTTAACTCCAAAACAACAAGCTGCTGGATGGGTTAGTCTAGCTGCTGGTTTGGCTGCACTTGGATTGGTAGTTGCAACTGGCGCTACTGGAGGTGCTGCAACTCCAGCGACAGCACCAGCATTATCAGTACTTGCTCCTTTACTTGGGATTGGTAGTGCTGGATCTTTTGGTATTGGTCTTGGTGCTGCTACAACAAAAGCAGAAGGTGGAACAATCAAAGAACCACCTAAGAAAAAATGTACGGCATGTTCTATAGAGAAATCTTCTGGATTCTCTTTAGGAGGAACTGTAGGTAAAGGCGACCGACCTGGAACTGATATGGTTCCTGCAATGACTAGAGGTGGACAACAAATTAGATTAGATGAAAATGAAGAAGTTATTCGTGCAAGTGAAGCAACACGTTGGAGACCTTTATTGAAAGATGTTAATAATAATGGTGCGAAAATGTGGCAAGCATTTGTTGAGGCTATAAAAAGGCAAGAAAATAACAATACTCTAGATGCTGAAAATATTTTAGAACAAGGAAAAATACTTGATGAATATGATAAATCTTTAAAAGAAGAAGCAAGACGTTTAAAATTAAAATATTTAAAAACTGCACCAAGTTCTAGTTCTAGTGGTCCTTCATCAAGTGTTGAAATTCCAAAATCTTCTACACATTCTTCGCCAGCAGCATCGCCATCGCCAGCGGCAGCAGCACCAGCGGCATCTCCAGCACCAGCGGCATCTCCAGCACCAGCGGCATCTCCAGCGCCAGCAGCACCAGCATCATCTATAACACCAACACCAACACCAACAGTAGCGTCATCCGCACCAGAACCTAGTCCCACAATGACTAAAAATTGGTCTGTTGGTAGACCGATAGAAGAAGTTAATAGAGTAAAAGAAAAATATGAAGGGTTTGGACGTCCAGTCACACAAGAGGAATACTTACGTCCAACTAGAGAAACATTTGGTATGGGAGAGTCTTCTTCAACCAAAATTAATAATACATTATCTCAAGTTATACAAAATACTAAAAAATGGAATATCGCAAATTTAGATTTGGGAACTGCTTCACCAAAAACAACTTTTATTAATATGCCTTTACCGGCACAAGTGATCAATAACCAACCTAAAACCAAATCACTTCCTGGTCCTCAAGGAAATCCAACTCCTCTTCCATCAGTATCATCGGTAAATCCTGCATTTTCTGATGATATTTCTAGAACTGCAATTGCTTTAGGTATTGTAGGATGATTAACACTCAATCTAAAAAATTAAAACTAACTGTTACAAAAATAAAAAGTTCTTTATTTTCTTATAATAAGAAAATAAAAAAAATACGTTTAGATAAAGAAAGATTTGATTCTCAAGAAGAAAAAAGATCTTTTTTATCAAAGAAAGAAACGTCCATAGAATCTGCCAAATCTAAAATTACATCTCCCCTAAAAAAAGTATCTTCTGCGATATTATCTGGACCAAAAAGTATTTTTGACAAAATTATGGATTTTTTGGGTACAATATTTTTAGGTTTATTGGTTAATAATCTTCCAATAATTATTTCTAAGTTAAAAAAATTCTTTGGAAATAATCCATGGATTTTAAATACTATTAAATTTACTATTGATATCATTGGTAAAGGATTAAATGCTATTATTTGGGCAATTCAAAATTTTCCAAAACTTGCTGGTGGTACTTATGATGTCATTAAATCTGCTAGAAAAAACATATCAACGGAAATTGATAAATTAGGACGTTTGTATGATGGTGTAGAATATGGAATTGAATCCTTATCAAAATCTTGGAAGTCATTTTTTAATCCACCAAGGCCACAAAGTTCTGGACCAATTCCACCTACATCTCCATCACAGTCTCCATCTGCAACACAACAATCCCCTCCACCAACTTCAACTCCGTTAGCACCTTTTACTTTACCTACAACTGCATCTCCTTCTTCACAAAATCCTTACGGTTTTGCTAAGGGTGGAACAGTTTCTCAAGCAAGAAAAACTGCAGCAGGAACTGCTACTCAACCATCTGCAACTAAAACTACAACACCATTTGCTAAACCTGGAGGAAGTGCAAAAGGCAAAAAAGCAAATCAAGCAGTAAATTATTTTGAGTTTTTTAGAAAGAATACTTTAGTAGAAGAAGAAAATACAAAATTGAGTGATGAAAATAATAATAAATTTAAAGAGGTTTTAAAAAAGTTTAACGAACTTAAAATTTTAAAAACTAAAGTAAAAGATGAAGAAGGTGGTGGAGGAGGTGGAGGAGGAGGGGATGGTCCAGAAGGATTTGGTGGTCAATTTACTGGATCTGCTGCTGATATCCCACCAGAAGGTAAAGCACTTTTAGATGCTATTGCTGGTGCTGAAGCTCCTGGGTACAATTCTCGGTATCCAAGTAAAACTTTTAGTAATGGATATAAAGACCACCCTAGAATTTCAGAACCAACTCCTGATGGAAGAACAAGTGATGCTGCTGGTAGATATCAATTTCTATCTACTACTTGGGATCGGTATAAACCAGCAAAAGCATTTACGCCAGAAAATCAAGATATAGCTGCTTGGAAATTAGCGGTTGCTGCTTATGGTAAAGGACAAAATGGGATAGTGAAAGATTTACAAAAAGATCCAATGATAGTTGCCCAAGGATTAACTGGGCAGTGGCCATCTCTTCCTGGAGGATCTCAAGAAAATGTTCACACTAGAGGATTTTTAAAAAGATATCAATCTGCTCTTAAAAAATATAAATCTTTGGATGTAAAACCAACTTCAGGATCTTTTAAATATGTTCTTCCTCAAGGAAATCCACAATTCACTAGTGGGTTTAGAACAACTGATAGACCAAATCACAGGGGAATTGATATTGGTGTTGATGCAAATTCACCAGTTACTGCATTTGAATCTGGAACAATCGTTCATATAGAACCAAAATTTGGTGATTGGGGTGATGCAATTTATGTTCAACATGCAGATAAAACAAAAGTAGTATACGGACATGTTATTGTTGCTCCTGGATTAAGAAAAGGAAGTTATATTAACCAAGGACAAGTTATTGCAAAAGTTAAATATTGGCCTCCCAATACTGTAGGATCTGGAAATTATGATAATACACATTTACATTTAGAACGAATAGTAAATGGTGCTTATGTCAATCCTGCTAGATATGTGAATTCAGTATTTGATCTCAGAAAAAATCAAGTACAAAAAACTCAAGTATCTACATCCAATAAAATTGACAATAAAACATCAAAACCTATAATAGGATCTGTACCTAAAGGTGGTTTTGAATTTGCTGCTAGAGATGGAAATAGGTATATGGTTCAAGATCTTCCTGGAATGGGAATTGTTTTTGTAAAGAAAACAAATGCTGGATTAGTTCCTGATATTATTAAAATTGACGCGAAAAACAAATGGTTAATAGATGACTATAATAAATCTCTTGAATTGATGCAAATTCAGCAACAAATAAAACCACAACCACAAGCGTTTTTTCCTACAACCGCTAAAAATTTTGATGTTGCTTCAATAAAATCTTCCAAATCTCGTGATGTGGTATACATAAACAGTATACAACCATACATTGTTAATAATACTGAAGTTGTTGCTTATGCAGTCAAACAAGGATCTAATACTTCTTCGTCTACCCCTAGATCAAATAAACTTCTTTCACAAGCACTAGACATATTAGAGAGTTAATATGGTAAAAAATATAGCAAGAGGTCCATCAAATTATCAACATTTAGTTGTTCAACGAGAGGGAACTAGAGTAGATTTTATAAATCCTGATAGTAAACTAGATGTTGTTAAGTTTTCTTATTATGAAAGTATATTATCTCCGTTTATTAGTGCTAATGTAGTATACACGGATTTGGGTTACTCTGTAAAATCGGACAAAGCAATTGATCCTACAGAAAGAAGAGGAACTCTTGTAAATTCTTTACCAATAACTTCAAGTGGCAAAGAAAAATTTGAGTTTATAATAAAACCAAAACTTGGGGAATTAAATTTTAAATCTTATCCATTATCAATAATTGCTGCACCACCTGCAGGAAAACAAGAAAGTTTTAGAAATGCAACGATGTTAGTTTTAACATCAGAGTTTGCTGTCACAAATGAAACAACAACTGTTTATAAAAAATATTATAACAATCTTTCAAATTCCGTAAAAGAAATCCTTGAAAAAGAATTAAAAATACCTTTAAATAAATTAACTATAGAACAAACAAAAAATTCTTGTGCATTTCCAGGATCTGGAGTTTCACCATTTACGTTAATAAAATCTTTGTGCCCCCAAGCAGTTCCTGTAGAAGGCTCTGCTGGATTTTTGTTTTGGGAAACTAGGACTGGATTTAATTTTAGATCAATTGATAGTTTATTTTCCGCACAACCATATCCTAGAAAATATGTGTATAAAGAAATTTCCACATCTAGTATTGATGAAGATAATGATTTTAGAATTATTTCATACTCTATAGATAAAAATCAAAATCTTTTAACTGCATTGAAAAATGGAGTATATAAAACTAAAAATATATTTTTTGATCCATTTACATTTGAGTATAAAGAAATATATCTTTCATTGACTAGTAGTGGAATTGTACCTTTAGGTTTAAATGTAGATTATTCTTCTGAATTTGATGCCAAAGATTCTTTTAGTAGAATTTACAATTACATATTTGATACTGGAAATATGGAAGTTGGTATCTCGACAAATTTGAATAATGATCCTAGATTGCATTTAGCACAATCTAGAATGAGATATAATACATTAACTGCACAAGTTGTTAATATGATTATACCTTGTAATGCAGAATTACAGGCTGGAGATGTTATAGAATGTGAATTTAATAAAGTAACTCCTGATAATAAATCTGTTGGTGCAATAGATCGTTTTCAAAGTGGAAAATATTTAATTATGCATTTGTGTCATGATTTTGATCCAAAAAATTCATACACTTCACTTACTTTAGTTAAGGATACATATGGTTAAATGTATATCCTCAACTATATACATTAAGACATAATTAGGCATATTCAATTAAATGTTTAATCCAGGTTTTTTTGGAAAAAATCCTCCTCGTTGGTTTTTAGGACAAGTTGCACTTGGGCAAACTGTTAATAAAGAAGATGCAAACGGATGGGGAGATAGGGTTAAAGTTCGCATTACTGGGTATGATCCGGCAGAAGGAAGTTTATGCGCTGATGATGATTTGAGATGGGCAATTATTGCAAGACCATCAACGCACGGTTCTCTAAATAAAACAACAGTTGCAATCACTGGTGGAGAGTGGGTATTTGGCATATTTTTGGATGATGAAAACCCTCCAAAAAGACCCATGATTTTAGGAGTCCTTGGCAGAAATGATCCTTCATATGAAATAACTGGAAAAGAAGTTGAATCTAAAAAAAGCTCTGAATTTAAAAGGACACTGAACTGGTACAAAACAGTAACACCGCAAGTTTATCATGTTTTATCTAAAGGATCCTCATCCTCAAAACCGACATTACCAACAAAAAAAGAGTTTGGAATAAAGGAAAAGTAAAAAAATATGGCAACAACTAATGTATCTGACGCCTGTAATGATGATTTAGGTCAATCTTGGAAAGATATTAAAATAGATGGTAGTGGTGCAAAAATACCCCAAGAAACTTTAGCAAATAATAGAATTTATGTTGCTAGAACTGTTGCTGGAAAAACTTTTGAGGAAATGTGCGCTGTTCCAATAGGAAAAGCAGATCCTTGTGGTGATGATAAGATGGGAGGTATATGGAGAGCTCTTAAAAAGTTTTTTGCTGTTCTGAAAAGCGTACAAAAGTATTATGATAAGTACGTAAATGGAGCGTTAAATTTTATTCAAAATTTACAAGGAGAAATAAAAGAAACTATATCAGCAATATCTGCAGGATTAAGAACGTTTATTCAAAGAATACGCGAATGGATTTTAAATAAAATAAGAAGAGGTATAGAAGATTTACTGAATTCTGTTTTACCACCACTTATGAAGCAAATTAAAAGTGGTTTGTTAAAAGAAGTTATTGATCAAATTTTTTGCAAATTTGAAGACATTATTGCCGGTCTTGCCAAAATGGTTGCCGAATTTTTATACTCATTAGTTGGGCAAGTTATTAATACTCCTTTATGTGCAGCAGAAAACTTTTTAAATGCTTTATTAAATAAATTAGCCAATGATTTAGATAAAGCATTAGAACCAATATTTGCTCAAATAAATGATATTCTCGGTGGAATTACTAAAGTTGCAGGTTCTGTTTTTGAAGCTATAGATTTTATTTTAGGATTTGAGGGATTTTTATGCGACAGACCAAATTGTCCAGAAATAAAAGAATTTACAGCATCTCTTGATGGCGGTTTAAAAAGTCCTGGATTTGATAATTTTGCAAACTTTGATTTATCTGGATCTGTAGATAAAACAATTACGGGATGGATGAATGATTTCTTTGGACCCTCTGATGGTTCATATGTTTCTCCTGGGGGATGTTATAGCGGAACTTTCCAGTGTGGTTTGCCTCAAGTATCCATTTTTGGTGGTGGTGGATCTGGAGCAGTTGCAAATGCAGTTGTTAATGAGATAGGACAAGTTATAGGCGCAAATCTTTTATCCAATGGAAAAGGTTATAAGTCAACTCCTTTTGTTACTATTGCTGATCCTGGAAATTGTGGGAAAAATGCTCATGCTTATGCAGAAATGGAAGAAGATGAAAATGGAAACTTAAAAGTTAAAGACATAATAATTATAAATCCTGGAATTGGATATACTGATAATATAACTTCTGGTATTATACCGCCAATTATAAAAAGTTTTACTGGATCTCCAAGTCCAGTTCAGATAAACAATGTATTGACATTATCATGGGAAGTTGAAAATGCCGATTATGTTACAATTTTAAAAGAACCTGGATACAATAAACTTCCAATTTCTTCTAAAGCAAATTTATCCATTAATTCTTCAAATATTTTATTTCCTGCAGGAAGTAAAAAAACTAAGAAAAAATATACACTTAAAGCTACAAAAAATATTGCAAATTCTGCTCCAATAGAGATATATCAAGACTTGGAAGTTGAAATAGTAGATTTAAATAATAGTGCAACAACCTCTCCTACTCAAACAAATTCCAATAAACCTTCCATTGATAAATTTACAGTCAAACCAACAAAATTATATCAGGGAGAGGTGTATAAATTTGAATGGGAAACTACCGATGCTAATCAAGTTGGGTTGAATATTGTTGGATATAATAATGTCCCCGAAGATGGATCTGCATCTTTAGTTGTTCCTCAAAATTTAAATCTTTCCGGTGTTAGTACATTTTTCACTTATACTTTAACTGCAACTAATAAAAATGCACCTATAGGAAATAATACTGTTACTAGTAGTGTAACTATAGAAGTTTTACCTCCATTGTCAAGTATCGCTGGAATAGGATCTACAAGTCAACTTTTTGTTCCTCCGATTGGTACAGGAAGAACAACGATAGGTAATGTTGGAACTGGAAACACATCTTTACCCAATAATTTAATAAATTCCAATACTTTAGTAGGATCTGGATCTTCGGGTGGTGTAACTAAAAATGGTCAAGGAAATTTTAATGCTAACAACAACACACCTGGATTTATCAATGGTGGCAAATATAATACTTCAGTAAATGGTACACCTTCTTCTGATCCTTCTGATCCCGGAACACGTATTCCTGGTGGGGGAACTACACCTCCAATTTCAACAACAGTTAACTTACCTATTCCATATAAAAACACAGTATCTCAAATTAAAGATATTAAGATTTTGAATACTGGCAGTGGTTATAGTCCAAATGATACTGTTGAAATAGAAGGTGGTAATAATGGTGCAGAATTTAATTTACAATTAACACCTACAGGTCAAATTGTTGGAATTGAAATTGTAAATCCAGGAGTTGGATTTTTAGTTCTTCCTGTGATTAGGATAAATAGTAGAACAGGAGTTGGGGCAAAATTTAGATCTGTTCTTAAATTTACACCAGTTGATGAATTAGTTGGTCAAGGACAAATTGATGCCATAACTTCAGATAAATTAATTAAAGTTATAGATTGTGTACTTAGATAATGGCAGATAGAGCACCAGACATTACAATATCAAACAATCCATATTGTTTTATTCATGCTGGACCAATTGGCCCAGAATCTACTGATGATGGAAGAGATCTTACAATCATAACTTCGGCAAATAACCATGTCGTTTATGGTAGTAATGGAAATAAAGTAGAACATATTCAGGGAACATATCATGAGGTTAGTGGGCACAGTATACCTCCCGATGAAAAAGAAGCAATTGCAAGATCAATTGTAGCAAAGAATGGGGATATTATTATATCTGCAGAGAGAGGAACTATATCATTAAAAGCAAAAAATATACACATTGAATCTATGGGTGAAAAAGGTGAAGGAAATTTTTTAGTAGGATCAAACGGGCATATTATTTTTGCATCATCCGAAGAAGTTAGACTTGCTGGGTCAAGAATATGTATTAACGGAACTTCTGGTGTAAATGTAATCAGTGGAAATTTTATTAATATGTCTGGTGATATAAAATATTTTGGTCCTGTTAGTGCATTATCTACTATAAAGAATCTTCTTGCAGGAAATTGGGGAAATTTAATTGAAGGATTAACAAAATCTTGTGGTAAAACTGGAGCTCCATTATGACACATTACGCAGATAGTAACGCTTTTGGTATGTTGGAATGTTTGAGTGGAACATTCGGTGCTGCCGTAAACATTCCAACGAATTTTTTTAAAAGCGGAGTAGCAAATATATACGAATGTTACATTGGATCAGCATCTGGAATAGATGGAGCAGCATTAACAGTTGGTCCTAATATAACAAATCCTGTTACCATAGAAAGTAAAGGATTTACTAACTTTAAAGGATTACATACTCAAACTGGAGGATTAGTTGTTAATGGTTATTGTAAAATTAAAGGAAGTGGATTTTTTTGCACTTCACCAGTAACTTCTTTTAAAGGTGCAACTCTTTCAATTAATAGTGGAGGTAAAAATACTTTTACCGCAGGAACTGCCAATAAAATTGTTTCTCCAGTAACAATTGTTGATAGTGCAGTTACTAGATTGAAAGGAGTCGTTATGGTTGATGGTCTAGGAAACCTACAAACAGTAGTGAATTCCAAAAAAGGATTTGATATTCCTCACCCAAATAAACCTAATCATCGTTTACGACATATTTGTGTAGAAGGACCAGAATCTGCAGTTTATGTTCGCGGAAGATTGGTAAATAGTAATATTATTGAACTTCCAGATTATTGGGATGGTCTTGTTGATTTAGAAACTATTAGTGTAAATTTAACACAAATTGGGCATAGTCAAGATTTATTTGTTGAAAAAATACAATGGGGTAAACAAATAGTTGTTAAATCTGGAAATGGGACATCTATAGATTGTTTTTATCAAATCTGGGCTGATCGTTTAGGTGAAAAATTAATTGTTGAATATGAAGGAAACACTCCTAAAGATTATCCAGGTGACAATTCGGAATATTCAATTGCTGGTTGGGACTACGACAACAGGTCATAAAAAATGACAAAAATTAAAATTTACTACGCAGATAGACCACCTGAAGATATAACAGATCTTGAGGTTGAAAATTTAATAGTTACTGGCCAATTAGGTGGTGGTGGGGTAGGTTCGGGAATTTCTATCTCAAATGGTATACTTAGTGGTGGGCATATTATATTAAAATATGCTAATCAATCTGAGTGGAATGCCGAAAATCCAGTTTTATTAGAAGGTGAAGTTGGTCTTGAAGTTGATACTAGTAGATTAAAAATTGGCAATGGCACTACTCCTTGGGCAGGATTGCCCTATATAGGTTCTACTCAAGGAACTCAGGGTCTCCAAGGACAAATAAGTAATTTCCAAGGAACTCAAGGTCCTATAAGTAATTTCCAAGGAACTCAGGGAAATCAAGGACTTCAGGGGCAAATTGGATTTCAAGGAACTCAAGGATCTATAGGAATTCAAGGAAATCAGGGTACACAAGGTTCTATAGGCATTCAAGGACTTCAAGGATCTCAAGGATCTCAAGGATCTCAAGGAACTCAAGGTAGACAAGGCATTCAAGGATCTATAAGTAATTTCCAAGGAACTCAAGGAAATCAAGGTCTATCGGGACTTTATGTTGGTCAAGGTGCTCAAGGTACTGTAGGATTTCAAGGAACGCAAGGAACGCAAGGAACGCAGGGAAATCAAGGTTCTCAAGGATCTCAAGGTTCTCAGGGATTAAGTAATCAAGGTATTCAAGGAACATTAAGTAATTTTCAAGGTACACAAGGTCCTATAAGTAATTTCCAAGGAACTCAAGGAAGACAAGGTATCCAAGGAAGACAGGGTGTTCAGGGAATACCAGGATTTCAAGGTGCTCAGGGTTTGCAGGGTGTTCAAGGCCCAATAAGTAATTTTCAAGGTACACAAGGACTTCAAGGAGAGTCTATTCAAGGAACTCAAGGAATACAAGGAAGACAAGGTGTTCAAGGCAATCAAGGTGTTCAAGGTTCACAAGGAAGGCAAGGTATTCAAGGAACCCAAGGTGTCCAGGCAACACAAGGTAATCAAGGACTTCAAGGATCTCTAAGTAATTTCCAAGGAACTCAAGGTAATCAAGGAACTCAAGGAACTCAAGGTGTTCAAGGATTAAGTAATCAAGGTGTTCAAGGTTCACAAGGAAGACAAGGTATTCAAGGATCACAAGGATCGCAGGGAACTCAAGGTTCTCAAGGCTCTCAAGGTCTTCAGGGATCTCTAAGCAATTTCCAAGGAACTCAAGGATCCCAAGGATCCCAAGGATCCCAAGGTGTTCAGGGATTAAGTAATCAAGGTGCTCAAGGATCACAAGGATCACAAGGATCACAAGGATCTCAAGGAAGACAAGGTACTCAAGGGTTTCAAGGTCTTCAGGGATCTCTAAGTAATTTCCAAGGAACTCAAGGTAATCAGGGTGTTCAAGGAACTCAAGGAACTCAAGGAACTCAAGGAACTCAAGGAACTCAAGGTACTCAAGGAACTCAAGGTACACAAGGTAATCAGGGAGTCCAAGGTACTCAAGGTCCTATAAGTAATTTCCAAGGAGTTAGAGGATCTCAGGGATTCCAAGGTTCTCAAGGGGCACAGGGTAGACAAGGAACACAAGGATTCCAAGGAACTCAAGGTAATCAAGGTGTTCAAGCAACACAAGGTACTCAAGGTAGGCAAGGAACACAAGGATTCCAAGGAACTCAAGGTAATCAAGGTGTTCAAGCAACACAAGGAACTCAAGGAACGCAGGGTAGACAGGGAGTCCAAGGAACCCAAGGTAATCAGGGAGTCCAAGGTAATCAAGGTATTCAAGGTCTAACTGGTAGTCGTGGAGGAGTATCTTATCAATACGATTCTTTAACATCCACTCCTACTTCAACTACTTTAAATACCGGAAAATTTAGATTTAATGCGAATCCATTAAGTGAAGGATTATCCACTTTATGGATAGATAATGAAGATATTTTTGGAAATGACAATTCTGATTGGTACGATACTTGGGATGATTCTTCTGATACTTTTAAGGGGTATCTCATACTTCAAACTTCTACTGCTATTTCATTAGTTCAAAGAACAATAATTTTAAGAGTTTTATCAGTTAGTTCAGGTATTAATTTTGCTACTGTTTCAGTTGAGTTGGTTAGTGGACTAGCACCAACAAATAATGAAATAATTGGTTTTACATTTTCTAGAACTGGTAATCAGGGTGTTCAAGGTATTCAAGGAACACAAGGTATTCAAGGAACACAAGGAACTCAAGGAACTCAAGGAACTCAAGGTACACAAGGTTCGCAAGGAAGACAGGGTATTCAAGGAACACAAGGATTCCAAGGATTGCAGGGATTGCAGGGAACTGGAGTACAAGGAAATCAAGGAACTCAAGGAACTCAAGGTGTCCAAGGTTTAAGTAACCAGGGTGTTCAAGGTCTTCAAGGTGATCAAGGTGTTCAGGGTGTTCAGGGAACTCAAGGAAATCAAGGCATTCAGGGAACACAGGGATTCCAAGGATCCCAAGGAACACAAGGTGTTCAGGGTTTAAGTAATCAAGGTGTTCAAGGAACACAAGGATTCCAAGGAACGCAAGGATCTCAAGGTGTTCAAGGTGTTGGACACCAGGGATCACAAGGTTTCCAAGGTGTTCAGGGTGATCAAGGTGTTCAAGGAACAATAAGTAATTTCCAAGGAACCCAAGGAACACAAGGCAATCAAGGAATTCAAGGAAATCAAGGTGTTCAGGGTACTCAAGGTGTTCAAGGTCCTATAAGTAATTTCCAAGGGACTCAAGGTAATCAAGGTGTTCAAGGAACTCAAGGTACTCAAGGTGTTCAGGGTACTCAAGGTGTTCAAGGTCCTATAAGTAATTTCCAAGGGACTCAAGGTAATCAGGGAGTCCAAGGTGCTCAAGGTAATCAGGGTCATCAAGGACTTCAAGGATCTCTAAGTAATTTCCAAGGTACTCAAGGTGTTCAAGGTATTCAAGGTGTTCAAGGTCCTATAAGTAATTTCCAAGGTACTCAAGGAAATCAAGGTGTTCAAGCAACACAAGGAACTCAAGGCACACAAGGTACTCAAGGAACTCAAGGAACTCAAGGTACTCAAGGTACACAAGGTTCTCAAGGAAGACAGGGTATTCAAGGAACACAAGGATTCCAAGGTAATCAAGGTCTTCAGGGAACTCAAGGTGTTCAGGCAACACAAGGTAATCAAGGACTTCAAGGATCTCTAAGTAATTTCCAAGGAACTCAAGGTAATCAAGGAACTCAAGGAACTCAAGGAACACAAGGATTCCAAGGTCTCCAAGGTCTCCAAGGTCTCCAGGGGCAAATAAGTAACTTCCAAGGAACACAAGGTCTTCAAGGTGATCAAGGTGTTCAAGGTGTTCAAGCAACACAAGGAACACAAGCAACACAAGGTACTCAAGGAACTCAAGGTGCTCAAGGAACTCAAGGTGCTCAAGGAAGACAGGGTATTCAAGGCCCTATAAGTAATTTCCAAGGAACTCAAGGTAATCAAGGTGTTCAAGCAACACAAGGAACTCAAGGTTCTCAAGGAAAACAGGGTATTCAAGGAACACAAGGATTCCAAGGTCTTCAGGGTCTTCAGGGAACAGGAACTCAAGGTGTTCAAGGTAATCAGGGTATCCAAGGAACACAAGGATTCCAAGGATTGCAAGGAACTGGCGTCCAGGGAACACAAGGCACTCAGGGAACACAAGGAACTAGAGGTCTTCAAGGATCTCAGGGGACACAAGGAACCCAAGGTGTTCAAGCATCCCAAGGTGTTCAAGGAATGCAAGGGATTCAGGGTTCTTCAGTTTCTATAGAATTAAAAGATACTGAAGACAATTTTGTTTCTTACATAGGTTTTTCAACAGAAAAATCAGGATCCATTTCAACAGTATTTGTTTCTTCTGAAAAATTAGTATTCAACCCTTCATCCGGAAGTATTGGTATTGGAACAAGTGCAATTACTAATACTTTGACGGTTGTTGGAACTGCAACTGCTACAAATTATTATGGTAATGGAGAAACATTAGTAGGAATTGTAACTCAAATTGTTCCTGGAATTGGAATTGACATTTTTGAATCACAAATTCCTGGAAAAGGAAAGGTTAAAATTCAATCTTACAAACCAGTTGGAAGGACGATTTATGTTTCTATGAACGGTAATGATGATAATACTGGCCTTGCAGAAAATTATCCAAAGAAAACAATTAAATCGGCCGCATCTGTTGCAGTATTTGGAGACACTATTAAAGTATTCCCAGGAACTTATATTGAAGACAACCCGATTATTCTTGCCAAAACGGTTTCTGTTGAAGGAACAGAACTTAGAAACTGTGTAATTACACCGAAAAACTTAAATCAAGATATGTTCCATGTAAATAATGGATGTCATATTACAGATGCAAGTTTTATTGGTCCAGCAATGAAAAATGGAGCTGCTGTTGTTGCTCTTCAACCCTTACTTGGTGTTGCTACTGATAGATTCTTTGATGCTGCAAGAATGATTCGATTTAACTTAAGATATATTGCAAAAGAGTCTGTTGGGTTCTTAACCAGTGGATTTAGTGGATTTGCTGGAAGTCATAGGGAACAAGATGCCGCAAGATTAATTGATAAGAACTTAAATTATATTTCAGCAGAAGCAGTTGGTTTCTTAACATCACCATCTGGATATAATTTTACTCTTGGAATTAGTAGTTACACTAATTGTAAAGAAGATGTTGTTAGTATTATGCAAGCAATTTCTTATGATTTAAAAGCAAATAGTAATCGTAAATCAATTGGTGCTGGATATTCATATTTTAATAGTTCTGGTGGTTTAATTCATATTACAGGTGTTGGTGTTTCGGAAGCGACAATCGCAGCACTTGATTATGCTGCTGGAATTGCAACTCATGTGATTAATAACACAACACCACCAATATCATATCAAGGTATTGGAAATAGCGTTTCTCAAGTTAAGGATCTTTCCGTTATTCAAGTAAATGGTGGATGTGTAGGTGTAGGTACAACAATCAAACAATTAGTTGGTATTGTAACTAATATGATTGGTGCAGGAACAACATCAAATGCACCTGCTGTTAGATATGGTGTTAATTTAGAAAGTAATGATTGTGCAGATGATGTATCGGATATTTGGAAGTGCATTATACATGATATTACTAGAGGTGGAAACTCTAGATCTATTGATGCTGGTAAAGCATATTATAATAATGATTGGAGTTTAAAATCGGGAATTCTAAAAAATCCAGAAGAAGTTAAGCAAACTATAGCAACTCTAGATTATTCATTCAATGTTGCAAGAGCAGTTATCAATAATTGTTCTTGGGGTGGATATCCAGTAGGATTAGGAACAACAGTTGTGAATGCTGTTTATGATGCCAATACTGGTATTACTACAGTAACAGCAATTAATCATGGATTAAGTACAAAAGATCCAGTAAAAGTTCAAGGATTAACTTATTCATGCACTCCAGGATCTTCTGGATTCCCTGTTGGTGTTGTAACTGCTTCTTACGATAGATTAACTGGAATTTCAACTATAGAAACTTCAACAGCATTAAAAATTACATCTGGAGATAGAGTAAAACTTCAGAATCTCGTATTTGAATGTAATAGTGGTGGTGGTCCATCAACTGCAATTTATCCATCAGGTAATTATGGATATGAATTTACAGTTCAAGATATACTTGATACAAAAACATTTGTTGTTAATGTAGGAAAATCCACTTTAGATCACATTTACCAATATGGTGGAGAAGTATCAAAACTCTATACTCCTATTTTCGGTATCTCAACAGCATCTTATGATCGTACAACTGGTATTGCCACAGTAACTGCGGTTGGTTTAGGAACAACTGCTGGAGCACATTTATATATTGAACCTGGTAAAAAAATTAAGTTAGAAAATCTTGTTTGGGAATGTGATAGTGGTGGTGGTCCTTCTACTGCATACTATCCATCAGGAAATCTTGGATATGAATTTACCATAATTGCAACTGCAGATAACCGTTACATAGATGCTGCTAACTTAATTCAAAAGAATAGAACGGAAATTATTGATAAGTCTCTTGCTGCAATTGCAATTTCACATCCAGATTTCTACTATCCAAATGACGTTCAAACCACAAGATTCTCAAGATTTAAAGATTCTTACAGATTAATTCAACAAAACAGAACAGAAATTGTCAACAGTGCTTGGTCGGCAACAGTTGCACAATATCCTGGAATTTCCGGAACGCAAACCAAATGTAAGAGAGATCTTGGATATTTTATTGATGCGGTTTCTACAGACATATTTACTGGTGGAAATTCTTATTCTATTGCATTTGTAAGACAATATTTCAATAATGGAGCACCAATTTCTAATGGTTTAGTTGGTGAAGAAACAGAATCTGTTTATGCTTTTAATCAGGCAAGAAACCTGATGAAGCAGGCAATTACAAATCAACTTACCACAAAAGATCTAACACTAACTGCAGATCCTGTAACTGGATCTAATACTTCATCATCATCTTGTGCAAATGTCCAAAGTGCATTAGACACTTTAACTTCTCTAATTACAACTGTTGTTTCTGCTGGTTCACTAACTTCTCTTAATACAATTAGAAACAATCCAGGAATATTTGTTTCTGGTGAAAATAAGTGTCGTAGAGATATTGGATATATTGTTGATGCTTTGGTTAAGGATGTTAAGTATGGAACTAATAAGCACATTCGTGAAGCAACTAGAGCATATTTTAATAAGAATGGAGCACCAATTTCTAATGGTTTAGTTGGTGAAGAAACGCAAAGTGTAACTGCATTTAATGCGGTTCGTGATTATGCTAAGAAAGCAATTACAAATCAACTAAATGTTAAGGATTTAACAATAAGTGCAGATCCTGCTACAGGATCTAATACTAGTGAAAATTCTTGCGCCGATGTTAAAACAAATATTGATAATTTAATTTCAATACTAACCACAGTTATATCTGCAGGTAATCTAGGATCTTACCCAGCACTTTATGTTTCAAATAAAGTTAAGGTAAATGTAGGAACTTCTACATTAGATCATCGTTACATGTATGGAGGTACTTTAACTTCTAACTATACAACCACAACTTTCCCAGATGGAACTTTTAATTATATTTTCCCAGTTAAATCGGTAGTTGGACCAAATACATTTGAGTTTGTTGGTGGAAAAACTGTTCTTCCACACACCTATGTTTCTGGTGGAACAGTTCAAAAATATACCAATTTCCAGAATGAATTCACTCAAATTAAAGACCTTGCGATGCAAGTTGATCCTGCAACTGGATTTAATAATGTAATTAATTCATGTGCTGACGTAACTTCAGCGATGAAAGTTTGTGTTGGAATTGTTACTTCAATTATAGGAATAGGATCAACTGCATTCTCATATGTTGGATTTAATACCACATATCCAGGAAATAGAGGAAAAGGGTTTGATTCTATTGTCGGTGTTACGAGTGCTCTTTATGAAGAAACTTCAGGAAAAACTACTATCAAAGCACCAGGATTGTTAGTCAAGGTTGGAGATTTAATTGAGGTTAGAAACCTTAAGTTCTCATGCTCCTCTGGAGGACCTGTTTCAACTCAATTATTCCCATCTGGATATTATGGATATGAATTTTATGTAACTAAAATTAATTCAGACGACTCTTTTGATGTTTATACTGGAATTTCAACTATTCCCCATAGTTATGTTTCTGGTGGTTATGTAGTTAATCGTTCATTAGAAGTTACTGAAGCAAAATATGACAATAATACTGGTATTGTTACAATTACTGCTCCTGGCATTTCAGTAAGAACTGGTGATATCGTAACATTACGGGATCTTGAATTTGCATGTTCTAGTGGAGCAGCTACAACTACATTATTCCCATCTGGAAATAATGGATATGCATTTGAGGTTCTTTCTACAACTAATGAAAGAAATACATTTACAGTAAATGTTGGTAAAACTGGAATAGGTCATACTTATGTTGTTGGTGGAATTGTAATCCCACCATACTCCAAAGGAGTTGGTCCAATTACTCAAGGTCCTTATGTAAGAAACTGCACTAACTTTATTGGTGATAGTATCGGAATGAAAGTGGATGGATTTGCGGCAGAGCCTGGTGATAAAGAAGATATTGGTGTAACTGGAACCATGAGTGTTGATTCTTATACTCAATATAATCAAAATGGTATTGGTGTTTCTATCACAAATGGTGCATATACACAATTGGTTTCTATCTTTACAATTTGCGACGATATTGGAATCTTTACAAAATCTGGTGGTCAGTGTGATATTACAAACTCAAACTGTTCGTTTGGTAATTATGGTCTTGTTTCCGATGGAGTTGGTGATTATACTTCAAAATCAATTTATCGTTACACTGGAGAAACCGTAGGAACTGCAGAAATTGAAACTGATACTGTTACAATTTCTGGATTGGGGACACAAAGACCTTATGACGGTCAGGCAATTTATTTTGGCGAATTGTACTATCAAGTCAATGCTATTAAAGTTACAAATGGTGGAAATGGTTACAATCCCACAAATCCACCAAACGTAACAATTGGATTCCCAGAAGGTCCTAGCGGAATTCGTGCAGAAGCTTCTGCCAACGTTGATGAAAATGGTGTTATAACTTCAATAGACGTAATCAGTAATGGAAGTCAATACTTAAATTCCCCAAGCGTTACAATTACTGATTTTCCTGGAGGATCTGGAGTAAATGCAACTGCAGAAGCAGTTTTGTATCCTCTTTATTATACTATTACAACGGCAACATTACCAGTTAATGGAACTTCAACATTGGTTCTGACTCAAAATCTAAATAATACAGTAGGTGCTGGGACAACAGTTTATTTCTCAAGATTGAGTTTACAAATTGCAACTTCAATTTCATTAGAGTGGGTTGGATCTGGAACAAATATTAATACAGCAAAACCTGCTTTAGGTGGTGTCACAATTCAGGCAAATGAAGTTGATAAGCGTAATGGTGGACAAGTTGTATATACGAGCACAAATCAGGCAGGAAACTTCCAAATTGGCGATGGCGTTGTGATTAATCAATTAACTGGAACAATTACTGGAAGATCATTCAGTCAAAGTCTGTTAAATACAGTAACCCCTCTAATTATTGCATTAAGTTAGAAACATGGCAGCAATTGCACTTAATAAATTCCGAACAATTAGAGTTGGTATTACAACAAATAATGTTGGAATATATACTTGCCCCATTGGCGTATCATCTATTGTAATTTTATCACAAGTGGCAAATGTATCATCAGGTGCTGCTAAAAGCACCTATACTGTAACTGCAATACATTCAAGAACAAGTGAATCTCCAAACGATTATATATTTGCAAATTCAGTATATGTACCACCAAATGATTCAGTTAATCTAGTTTCTGATGGAAGATTGGCTTTGGAAACTAATGATGTTATTAAAATTCAATCTAATACTAATGGGGTTTTAAACCTTATTCTCAGTGTTTTAGAAACTGCAAAGCAATAATATAAATTATGAAATATAATTCAGGCAGAGTTAAAAAGTTTGACCAAACTGGAATTACTTCAGATCGTTATGAGTTTCTTGGATTAGAACAAGCAGAACCAGATCTTGGAGATCCATTAGTTGGAGTATCTTCTATTGGCGCAAAACCAGTTCCTGCTGGAACTGAATATGATCATTACGTACCAATTTCAGTAGGTGCTCAAACTGGATCTAGGTATTGGATTCATTCTCGGGCACTTTTAACTCAGGGTATTCAAGGTCTTCAAGGTTCTTTAAGTAATTTTCAGGGAACTCAAGGTTCGCAAGGAAGACAAGGATCTCAAGGACTGCAAGGATTGCAAGGTCTTCAAGGTCAAATAAGTAACTTTCAAGGAACTCAAGGAACCCAAGGTATTCAAGGTGTAAGCAATCAAGGCGTTCAAGGAAATCAAGGAACACAAGGTAGACAAGGTATTCAAGGATCTCAGGGTGTTCAAGGATTTCAAGGTGTTCAGGGAATTCATGGAACACAAGGTAGACAAGGTGCTCAGGGAACAATAAGTAATTTTCAAGGAACACAAGGTGTTCAAGGTTTAAGTAATCAAGGCACTCAAGGTGTTCAAGCAACTCAAGGAACACAGGGTGTTCAAGGTACTCAAGGTACTCAAGGAACTCAAGGTATTCAAGGAGTTCAAGGTACTCAAGGCAGTCAAGGAACCCAAGGTGTTCAGGGACAATCTTTCCAAGGATCTCAAGGAATTCAGGGAGAATATGGATCTCAAGGATTCCAAGGAACTCAAGGTCTTGGATCACAAGGAGCACAAGGTACTCAAGGTTATAGTGGATTTCAGGGTTCTCAAGGAATTCAAGGAAGACAAGGGATTCAAGGTGTTCAAGGTATTCAAGGTCGAGCAGGAACAGCGCAAGGAACCCAAGGTGTTCAGGGACAATCTTTCCAAGGATCTCAAGGACTTCAAGGATATAGTGGAAATCAAGGTGCTCAAGGAACTCAGGGAATAGGTTTTCAAGGATCTCAAGGACTTCAGGGTGCATCTTTACAAGGATCTCAAGGACTTCAGGGACGTGATGGAACAACTCAGGGTGTTCAAGGAACGCAAGGAATATCTGGTCTTCTTGGTAATCAAGGTTCTCAAGGTTCTCAAGGAATTCAAGGAAGGCAGGGAACTCAAGGTTTAAGTAATCAAGGTGTTCAAGGAAATCAAGGAACTATAGGATCTCAAGGTTTTCAAGGTCTCCAAGGATCTGGTATTCAAGGATCGCAAGGTATTCAGGGAATACAAGGTTCTCAAGGAACAGATGGTGTAGGTACACAAGGAAATCAAGGAACTCAGGGACGACAAGGTATTCAAGGACACCAGGGAGTTCAGGGATTTACTGGTGGAATTGGTGGTCAAGGAGCTCAAGGTCTTCAAGGAAGACAAGGAATTCAAGGTCCAGGAGGACAAGGTACTCAAGGTGCATCTGGAACTGGGGGAGGAAATTCTTCATATTCACTTATAGATCTTGCAACTCCAAATGGTTTAACTTTGGGAACTGGAACTTTTCTTACATTTCCTAGTTCAATTCTTAATATGTCTTCATTAACTCAAGTTCCTTCCACGACTACAAGTATTGGAGTTTTTGGAACAAATAGTGCTCCAACACCATCTGGAACTAGATTTGTTCAAAATAGATTTAAAGTTTATTTAACTTCTGTAGAATTTGTATATTTTTACGTCAATAAAGCTGGTAGTTGGGGAGATTCTCCAGAGGGATTTAATTTAGACAATTTAATTCTTGAATATAGTTACACTGGAACTAGTGGATGGACTGCTATAAAAACAGTTGGTCCTGATGATGTTGCAGCAAATACTTGGACTTTAATATCAGAAAGAGTTCCAGCAGCTGCTAAGTATTATAATGGAGTTTATTTGAGAATTGTACAAGGAGCTTATTATCAAGAAACTGATAACTGGGCATTTACTTCAGTAATACCAGAATTAGGATCTGCTGGTTCTTCGACTACATCTTCCGGAAATGGCAACATTATGATTGCTGCCATGAATTTTGCAGATCCAAATTTATTTACTATTGGAAGTGGTGTACAGTTAACAACTTGTTCAGCAAGGGGAACTTCAACTAGAACAGAAGTTCCTGGAACTACAAACATTGCATTTTTTGGGGGAACTTCAAATAGAGTAATTACTAATTTTAATAGAATTTATTTAACTACAATATCATACTTATCATATTATGTTAACAAAGGTGCTGGTGGCGAAGAACCCGAGAATTATCAAAGTGACTTTTTATATTTACAATACAGTACAGATGGATCTACTTATGTTACTTTCGATACTATAAGACCTATTGATATTGCTAGTGTTAATGTATGGACTTTAAGGACAGTTCAAATTCCAGATGGTGCAAAATATTATAATGGTGTATATCTAAGAATTGCTCAGACTTCATACTATCAAGACACTGACAATTGGGCAATAACTTCTCTTATAGCATCTACTGGAGATAGTACAAATGTAAATGATCCATCTAGTGCAGGAAATCTTACAGTTTCTTTAATGAATTTTGCCAATACTTTAACATTAAATTTAGGTGACGGCGTTAGAATGAGTAGTGTGGGAGCATATTATGGAGGTATGTCTACTTTAACAAATAAAGTTCCTTCTGGAACTTTAATTGGAATATTTGATGGATATCTTGCAGAATATCAAAATGGCACTAGAGTACTTACAAACAAAACAAAAGTTTATTTAACAACATTAGACTATATTTTATATTATGTTAATAGAGGTGGAACTGGTTGGGGAGATTTGCCAGAATATTACGAAAATGATAATTTACTTGTTCAATATCACCCAACTTCCCCAACCGCATCTACAGGATGGGTTACTCTTGATACAGTAAATCCAATTGATATTGCTAGTAGTAATGTTTGGACTTTAAGAACTATAACTATTCCAGATGCGGTAAAAGATTTTTCTGGAGTTTATTTAAGAATTGTTCAAACTTCATTTTATTACGGCACTGATAACTGGGCATTTACAACCTTAGTTGGTGGATTTGGTCAACCAGAATCAGATTCATCATCTTCTTCTGGAAATCTTTCTTTATTCTTACTTAATTTTTATAATTTAAACACTCTTACGGTAGGAAATGGAACTAGATTAACATCAGTTGGAAATTATTCCGGCATATCAAATATTTCAGCGGTTCCAGTCGGAACACCAATTGTAGTTTTTGATGGATATTTGTCTTTAAATTTAAATGGAACAAGATTTGTTCAAAATAGAGAAAAAGTTCATTTAACAAATGTAGACTTCTTAAATTATTACGTTAATAGAGGTGGAACTGGTTGGGGCGATCTACCAGAATATTATGAAAATGATAATTTACTTGTTCAATATAGTACTGATGGAACTTTTTGGACTAATATTGACATAATAAATCCCATTGATATTGCTAGTAGTAATGTTTGGACGTTAAGAACTATTAGAGTTCCATCTGGGGCAAAAACTTTTGGTGGAGTTTATTTAAAAATCACCCAAACTTCATTTTATTACGGCACTGATAACTGGGCATTTACAACTTTGATGCCAGCATTTGGTCAAGTTGGAGGTGATCAAAATCATACTGGATCACTTGATAATGTTTTATTAAATTTAAGAGAACCAGAAAATCTTGATGTTTCTAATGGAACTAGATTGGCAACACTTGGTTCAGTTTATGGAACTATGGCAACATCAACTGCAGTTCCCACAGGAACTCCGATAGCAATTTTTGATGGTTATCTTTCAGAATACCAAAATGGAACGAGATATGTCTCTACTTTTAATAAGGTATATTTAAATGGTATTAGCACAGTTCAATTTTATGTGAATGCTGCTAATGGAACTTGGGGGGATCAACCAGAAGACTATCAATCAGATGTTTTATTATTTCAATATAGTCTTAATGGATCTTCTTATACTACAATAGAGCTTATTACACCTAGTGCTTTAAACTATAATACTTGGCAATTAATCAGTGCTTCTATACCTGCAGCAGCACAAACTGTAAATGGAGTTTATTTAAGAATTGCACAAGTTTTCTATTATTATGGTACTGATAATTGGGCATTTACATCAATATTTGCACCATTTGGTTCTATTAGCGTGTCTGATGACACATCAACAAACGCAACGAGATATCCAATGCTTTCATCGGTGGCATCTGGGTCACCAACATTAAACGTATCATCATCAAAATTAACTTATAATCCATCAACAGGTAACTTAACTTCTACTATAGTTTCTGATTCCGGAGGAAATCTTAGAAAATTAATAAATCTTGCTAAAACAACTTCATACACTCTTGCAATAGGAGATGTTGGCGATTTAGTTAATATCACAACAGGTGGCGTAACTGTCCCTTCTGGCGTTTTCAGTGCTGGAGATGCAATTACGATTTATAATAACTCTTCATCAGCACAAACAATTACACAAGGTGCTTCAACTACAATGTATATTGCTGGAACAGCAACAACTGGAAATAGAACATTAGCAGGAAGAGGACTTTGTACTGTTCTATGTGTCGTCACACCTAATGAATTTGTTATATCTGGATCTGGATTAAGTTGATATTATGACTACAATTCAACAAACTTTACTTGGTCCAAATACATATTATTCTCCATATATGGATCAAGTGGGAGATTTATTTTCTTTCACATCCTTTACATTCACAAATGGAGGAGCAACTGGAAGATTTGGTCCAACTTCATTTGCATCAGTTTCAAGTTATACCTCGCAACCTTGGTACTCAACTTATTTTTCAGTAAGTTCTGGAATTCAGTATTGGTATGCCCCAACAACAGGTAGTTATACAATTCGTGCTGCAGGTGCCGCTGGTCAAGATGGTTATTATGCAAATTATTCTAGAGGAATTATTATTGAGTCTGTAGTGACTTTAACTAAAGGAATGTTGTATAAAATACTTGTTGGTCAAAAAGGAGTTGTTTTTAGTACAGGATCTGGTGGCGGTGGTGGGGGAACTTTTATGACAGAATTTTTTAACACTCCAGTTATAATTGCTGGAGGTGGAGGAGGAGCAACGTATAGTTTTGCTTCATTTGATTCGGCAATATATGGTGCATATTCTGATGGATTATCTGGAACAACTGGTGGTTCTAGTTATTCAGATTTTACTGGAACTGGTGGTTCTAACGGAAATGGTGGAACTGGATCATCTAATGGATGGGGTGGAGGTGGTGGTGGATTATATGGAAATGGAACTGCAGCAGGGCAAGCTGGATCATATGGTTATAGTGGATTAGGTCTTTCTTTTGCAGCAGGTGGAACGGGAGGGAACACCGCAACATCTGCTTTTGGTGGTTTTGGTGGTGGTGCGGGAACTCATGGAAACACTGGTGGTGGTGGAGGAGGAGGAGGATATTCTGGTGGAGGTGGAAGTAATCAAAACAGTAATACTAATACTGGCGGCGGCGGCGGAAGTTACTCTCAATCAGCAATCACAGTAATTGGATATAACCGAGGACATGGATATTTGACTATAACTAAAAATTAAAACACAATATCTTTACTATATAAGAATATAGAAAATTAGATTCAAAATTATGGAATTTAAAAATCACGAAGATGAATTAACAGCTTCTGACATGAGGCTAAAAACTAATATTGAACCAATTACTAATGCTTTAGATAAAGTTAAATCTTTAAGCACATTTACATATAATTTAAATACTGTCGCAGAGTCTATTGGATTTAGATCTATTGAAGAGAAGCATCTTGGTCTTTCAGCCCAAGAATTGCTCGAAGTTGCTCCAGAATCTGTAGGTAAATTGCCCGTAAATAATGATTATTATGCAGTTAAATATGATAGATTGGTTGTTCTGTTAATTGCAGCAGTAAAAGAACAACAACAAATTATTGATGATCTAAAATTACAAATTCAAAATTTAAGTACTTGATTTTTTTAAATGCACAATATAAAACTAAGAATTAATTGATAAAAATTTAACATGTCAACTCAAGAATTTTTTGCATTCAAAATAACTCAAAATTTAACGGAGCAATTAGATGCTGCTAATTCTTTTGGGTCTGAACCTAGTGAAATAGGAAAAACTCCAAAGACTATTAGAACTAGAAATGTATCTCAAAATCCAGATGGAACTTGGTCAGATAATCCTGTAGAATTAGTAGATTCAATTAAAACACCTCTTGAACTTCAACAAATAGATTATGATAAACAAGAAAGAAATGTTGATGACTATAAAAAATTAGCGAAGCCATATGATAATCAAATGTATGATTATAATGTGCAGATTAATTCTATAAAACAACAAATAATTACTATAGTTAATACTGCGGTTGGATATGGATGTTCTACATCTCCTTCTTATGTACCAGCAATAAATCCTACAACTGGATTTGCAATTATACCAAAAAAGTTACCAGTTCTTAAAATTGATAATATTGGTGTTGGTAGAGGTGAAGAAATTTTTGAAGATTTGGTTAAAATAAAAAGATATGAAAATATGGAAGAATTGAGAGATGATAATGTTTTTGAAGAATCTCAAAATAGGTTGACTCCAGCAAGATTTGGTAATGGGTTTGAAAATACTATTGAAAATAATGATGGTGATTCACTTGGAGTATATAAAATAATAAATCCATATACAGTTGGATTTGCAGGAACTGTACCAATATTAATTTCAAGTCCAACTTGTGCTGGATATGCGTCTTCAATTTCTCAGGTTGTACAAGGAATTCCAAACCTAAGAAAATTGAGAGAAAAATATTTATCAGTTGTTAATGTGATAAAAGAGGATAAAACTCAAGAAGAAATACAAATCTGGGGCGATAAAGATATAAAAAAAGCGTTAGACTCTAGAAAGAAAAAATTAAAAAAATCTATATCAAATCTTTCTACTTTTGTCGATCCAATTGTAATCGATAAACTTGTTATATATTCTGATGCCGATAAAACTTATGGAATATCAACTTCTATAGAAAATACAACAGGAATAAATCAAGTATTATCATTATCAAATTTATCTGATGATGGTGTATATGCAACTGCGCCAGCAAATAGTCCAACCTTTGATAGATCAGATGGGTCTTCTATTTGGTTTAATCAATATGGATCTACTAATAAGTACTTAGAATTTAATAAATCTTATATTGACGGTGATGGATCAGGAATTTCTTCTGGAGATGTTTCTTATTCTTTAGAAGCATGGTTTAAAATTACAGATGATACTAACTTAACTTCAAACATAGATACTGGCGGCGCAAGTATAATTGGAATTAGTTCAACTAGAGGAATTGGATTACAAGTATATAAACCAAGTGGTATTAGAGTTAATTCTGGTTCTAGGGGAAATGGAAGTTTAGAAAATACATCAAACCTTTCAATTAACACATGGTATCATGTTGCATTTGTTAGAGAAGTTGGAAAAGATAATAAAATATACATAAATGGCATTATGGAAAATTCTTCAAATATTTCCGACTTATCAGTATTGTCTTCATCTGCATCAATGAGAATAGGATTTTGCACTTCCACATACATTCGCCAATATTTTCCAGGAAAAATTTCTGCTGTTAGATTTTATTCCAAAGCTCTATCAAATACAGAAGTAAAACAAAATTATGAAGCGCATGTGGATAGATTTGTGTGACACTCTCAAAACTGGCACAGGAGGGTTGACATTCTCCCAAAATCCCCATATAATACATAGGTAATCAAAACAAATCCCGAATGCCTTCTAACACTGAAGAATATCTGACACGTTGTGTTGTTGATACTCTTGCCCGTAAATTTTATCTTTACTCGAGTGAAGGTGGTGAAAAAATTGTAGAGTGTGAAACTGTTGAGCAATTCATGAATGTTCTGGAAGTAGTTCGCACTCAAGTCGATGAAGAAACTCTTGTGTACTCTAATCCTTTTTAAGACATGAAGATTATCACGGTAGAAGAACTGCAAAAAGACTTTGATTCCGTTATGGAACAAGTTGAAAAAGGTTATCAATTCCTCATAGAAGGTAAATCTGGAAATGTTCTTCTCATGAAGTATAAAATTTATGATTATTCAGAAGAAAAAGATGATCTAACAAGAATCCATACAGAACACGAAGAAGCTAGTTGACAAAAAGTTCCAGATCCTCTATAATGGATCTGGGTTTATGGGAGTATAGCTTAATGGTTAGAGCGGGCTCCTTATAAGGGCTTAGTCTGGGTTCAACTCCCAGTATTCCCATCGCTCCTTTAGCAATCTGGTGAATGCAGCGAACTCATAATTCGCCTGAGGCGTGTTCGATCCACGCAAGGAGCATAAAATAAATATAAGATACGGGAGTAAATCCTATGTCTTATCGTATTGATCACGCATACTGCTGGTATAATAATGGTAGTATGATTGTGAAGATGTATTTTATCAACCACGTACCTTTTACGTTTGATGAATTACCAGATGGTCATTTGTATGATCAAGATCTTTGTAGAGAAGCAGATAAAAATCGTACATTTGAACCAGAAGATTTATACTATTCTTCATTTTATTTAATTGATGAAGAATGTCATCCATGCTTGTTTCCGATTGAGTTAGAAAACCCTGAAGATATGCCAGACGATGATTATTATATTTTTGACGAAGAGGATTTACTGAACTAAATAAAACATAGAAATATTTTGGTTCATATAATCCGATGCCTCTTAATAAGTTAGAGAATTTTATCAAGAATTATGAAGGTAGAATTCTATATGTAAATTCAAACGATTTAGATGCAACAGATAGCATTACCAATCAAGGTAATTCTCTTACTAAACCATTTAAAACTATTCAAAGAGCTCTTTTAGAAGCAGCAAGATTTTCTTTTGTTCCTGGAGAAAATAATGATAGGAATGACAGAACCACTATCTTAGTATATCCAGGGGAACATCTTATTGATAACAGACCTGGTTTTGGAATTCGTAAAGTTGGCACCGCTCTTGCCCAAGCAGTATCACCATCAGGTACAGTTACGACTCCAGCATCTGATGTATTTAATTTAAATTTACAGAGTAATTTTGATTTAACTCAAGAAGATAATATTCTATACAAATTTAATAGTATAAATGGTGGAGTTATTCTGCCAAGAGGAACATCACTAATTGGATTGGATTTAAGAAAGACAAAAATAAGACCAAAATATGTTCCAAATCCAACTGATAATAACGTCCCTTCATCTTCATTTTTCAGAATTACTGGTAATTGTTTTTTCTGGAATTTTTCCTTATTTGATGCAGATCAAAATCAATTAGTATATACAGATAATTCTATTTTTGATCTTGGATCAGGCAACCAAGCAATTCCTACATTTTCACACCATAAATTAACAGTATTTGAATATGTAGATGGTGTAAATGTTCCAAATAATTATGAACTAACTGATTTGGACATGTATTATGCCAAATTATCAAATGCCTTTAATGAAGGATCAACTCGTCAAGTTCCAGCAGCACAAAAATTCCCATTATTACCTGAAGGTTTTGCAAAAGAAAGAAGTGAATGGGAAATAGTTGGTGCATTTGGAACTGACCCAGTACAAATTACTTCAATCTATTCTGGAGATGGTGCAACTCCAAACTCTGTTGTCACCGTAACCACATTAGTTCCACACAATCTCACAGTTGATACTCCAATTAAGATTAAAGGGGTCAATGTAAGTGATTATAATGTTTCTACAGTAGTTCAATCAGTTCCAACACCAACTACGTTTACATATACTCTTAGAGCAGTAAGAAATGATCTTCCTGCAGATCCTGGAGGATCTGCTACTGTTACTATTGATACTGATACAGTTAGAGGAGCATCTCCTTATATTTTCAACTGCTCTTTAAGATCGGTTTGGGGATTGAATGGAATGCACGCGGATGGTGCAAAAGCATCTGGATTCCGTTCAATGGTTGTTGCACAATACACTGCAGTTTCTCTCCAAAAAGATGATCGTGCATTTGTAAAATACAATCCAGTAACTAGATCGTATACAGGAATACCTATTGAAAAAGTATACGGTTCTTCTTTATCATCTGGAGCATCATCGACAAATAGTGATACAGTATATCACTTAGATAGTGATGCCGTTTATAGAAGAGGATGGGAAACTACTCACATCAAATGTTCAAATGATTCTATCATCCAGGTAGTTTCTGTTTTTGCGATTGGATTTAACAAGCATTTTGATGCACAATCTGGCGGAGACCAGTCAATCACAAACTCAAACTCTAATTTTGGTCAATTTTCACTAAATGCTGAAGGATTTAAAAAAGAAGCATTCTCTAAAGATAATTATGGTTATATAACTTCTTTAATTACACCAAAATCAATTACAACTAATGAGCAAAACGTTGATTGGATTTCCATTGATGTTGGTTTAACTACCGCTGTTGGCATATCCAGTCACCTTTATTTGTTTGGTTTTAATAGTGTAGATAACGTTCCACCAGGTCTAATTCAAGGATATAGAGTTGGAGCAAAAGTAGATGATGTATTATATCTGACATTACCAGATGGCACTGAAAAAGATGCTAGAATTTTGATGACCAACAACACAGTTGGTTCTGGTTTAACATATATTGATGGATCTGACACAGGATTAAAAGAATATAGAATTGCACAGATAACTTCTGCGCCCCTATATGATACCATGTACACTGATACAAATCATGAAATACAAACTGGTGAAAAAATTCTTATTTTAAGTAATGTTGGAGATTTACCAGAAAATATTACTCCAAATAAAATATATTATGCAATTCGTGTTGGTAGTGGTAATTTTATAACTGGTCTTAAAGTTGCAACATCTTTTACTAACGCTGTAAATGGTGTTGGTATTAAAATGTATGGAGGATCTTCACTTAAAGTTTTAAGTAGAGTTTCTGATAAAGAAAGTGGAGATTTAGGATCTCCTATACAATATGATCCAAATCGTTCAAATTGGTTTGTCCATGTACAACCAAATAATACAATATACCAAAGCCTTTGGTCTTTAGGAGTGGTTGGATTTGATGAACCTAGAACTGATGTAACATATATTAAACGTTATCCAGACAACAGAAGTTTGGACGAAAGATTATATAAAGTAAGAATTGCTATACCTAAAGAGTGTCCAAATGCAAGAAATCCTTCGGAAGGATTTGTAATTCAAGAAAGTAGTAAAACAGGTCAAATAAACAATTCTGATTTTAATTTGACAAATATTACTGCAAATAATTTTGATTATAATAGAAATCCAAGATTTATTAGTACATGTTCTTTTGATTCTTCTTCAGTAACAGTAGTTTCAGAGCGTCCTCATAATCTTAAAGTTGGTGATAGAGTTTTAGTAAAAAATGTCAAATCTTCAACTAATTTAACAGGAGTCGGTTTAACAGGATTTAATGGTGATTTTATAGTATCAAGTATTGTTAATAATAAGTCATTTACCTATTCTAGAACAGACTATAACGGTAATTATCATAATGTAGGTATCTTCTCTGGTCCAACAACTAGAGACATTTATTTGCCTAGATTTGAAAGAAATGATTTACAATCTAATTTTTACATCTATCGCGTAGAAACAATATCACCATATATCTTTAATGCGCAAGATGGAATATATCATGCTTATGTATTAAAATCTGATGTTTCTGTTCCTAATCATTTCAATGATTACAAATATAATCAAAACGTAGTTGATTTATATCCTCAACAAGATAGAGATAATATTGACGATAACCCAAGTTCCTCATATTCATATGCAAAAGTTTCTCCACTTGGAGAAGTTATAACAAATGATTTGAAGAAGAGTGTGACCAGGGAAGCTATGGACACATTCATTAAAGATTTTGGTAAAGGTTTCAAAATTGATACCGTTTCTGCCATATCTGCTGGAATTTGTACTATAACTCTTAATACTGAGCACGGATTAAATTCTATTGTTGGATATGACACTTTAACTGCAGGATCTGGTCTACCAAATGGAACTTATTATAATGTTAGATTGTTAAACGCAAATACATCTTGGAATGGAGCAACGGCTCAAGTAACAGTTTCATCGGGATCAATATCATCCTTAAAAATTATGGATGGTGGATCTGGATATGTATCTGGTCAAACCTTAGATTTAGAAGGATTTTCTGGTGCATCTATTACAATTTCTGAAAGATCAATATCTATTTGCAGAAACAACTCTGTACAAATTACTGGTATTGGAACTGCATCCGATAATTTATTAAGAGTATATGATATTCCTGCCAAGAATCAAATTGCTATTGCAAAAACTTCTGGAGATCCAAATATAATTATTGGACAGTATGTTATGAATGTTGGCCCATCAACGTCAACATCTAATATTCAGTATTCCAGTGCTACTGGAATATGCACATTTACATTCCAACACGGTCATGGATTAGTTGCAGGAAATAAATTTAGAGTTTTAAATGATTCTTTCTCAGCATCTAATAATTTTGGAGATTATTTAGTTAGAGATGTTGTAGGTGTCAATACATTTACAGCATTAACAAATAGAACATTTTCTGGAACTGTTAGAGTTCTTAAGCACGGATTTAATTCTAATGATTTAACATCAGATGCTGGATCGGAAAATGTAGGATCAAGAGGAATGCATTTCTATGCAAATGAACAAGCAACTCTTGAAGAAAATATTATTACAGATACTTCAGAAACTTCAACTTTTGCAATAACTGTTAGAAATTCTGGTATTTCTACTACCACTAGATTTGAATTAGGTTCTTATATTCAAATAGATAGTGAAATTATGAGAGTTTCCAGTAGCACTTTAACTGGATCTGGAAATAATAAAATCACAGCAATTAGGGGATATTTTGGAACCGCAAAAGAAAATCACTATGCAGGTGCAATAATTAAGAAAATATCTCCAATTCCAATTGAAATTAGAAGACCATCTATTTTAAGAGCATCTGGTCATACGTTTGAATACCTTGGATATGGTCCTGGTAACTACTCAACTGGTCTTCCACAAATTCAAGTTAAAACTTTAACAGAAAGAGAAGATTTTCTTGCACAATCACAAGAAAGATCTGGAGGATCCGCACTTTATACCGGAATGAATAGTGATGGTGATTTCTTCATTGGAAATACGAAATATGCTTCATCTTCGGGTGAACAATTAACTTTTGATATTCCAATCCCAACAGTTACTGGACAAGATCCTTCTAGATTGAGTGTGGTATTTGATGAAGCAATTATTAAAGAAAGAATTCTTGTAGAAGGTGGAAAATCAAAACAAATTCTTTCTCAATTTGATGGTCCTGTTACATTCAACGAAAATATCATTATTAATAATAGACAAACTAAGATGAATGGTGAGTTAATTCTTTCCAGCATCTTAAAATTAAATAATACTACAGATTCGACAAGCACTACTACAGGATCTGTTATTGCTAGAGGTGGTTTTGGTATTGCAAAGAATGTTAATATTGGTGGTAATGTAAGTATTTCAGGAACCGCAACATTTAATGGACAAGTTCAATTTAATACTGGTCTTGTTCCAGATTCTATTGAAGATGCTTATATTGGATCTGCTGAGAGACCTTGGGCATCTGGATGGTTCGGTGGAATTGGAATTGCAACTGAAGGTACTCCCGGAGGAACTGAAATACAAGATAGAACAATAAATTCTTGGACTGGTGATTTAATTTTAAAAACACAAACCGCATCAACAAATGTTATTGTAGACGATCATTTAATAGTTAATCAGGCATTAACTATTAATGGGCAAACTAATTTACTTGGAATTACTACAGTTGTAACTGGATTACTTCCTGATGAAAATGAAGGTGCATACATTGGTTCATTAGATAAATCATTCTCCGAAGCATATATTGATGAAATTAGAATAGGTGCAAGTGGAGGAGGTGAAATTGATACTAGATCTGGCAATTTAACATTAGACTCTTCTGCAGGTACTGTAGTAGTTGATGATGATTTAGATATTAACAACAATTTAAATGTAGACGGAACAACATATTTGACTGGAGAAACTACACTTCAATCAAATTTGGTTCCACATACAACAACATCTTCATTAAACTCAACTATTGGAACTTCATCTAAGAAATTTTCTGCAGCATATATTGATGAAATTAAAATTGCTGTTATTGGTGAAAGAACAATAGATACTGCATCTGGAAGTTTAGTTCTAGATTCTTCAGCAGGTACTGTTATAGTTGATGACGATTTAGATGTTAATAATAATCTAAACGTAGATGGAACAACATATTTGACTGGAGAAACTGCTATTCAGTCAAACTTGGTTCCACATACAACAACAACTTCATCAAACTCTACTATTGGATCTTCAACTAAGAAATTCTCTGCAGCATATATTGATGAAATTAGAATAGGTGCTACTGCAGCAACAACTATAGACACTGCATCTGGAGATTTAGTTTTAGATTCTAATACCAATAATGTTAGAGTTGCAGCAAACATAGATATAGATTTTAATGCTAATGTTGACGGCGACTTAACAGTTGCTGGATTGTTAGACATTAATGGCGGTGCAATTATTAAAAATATACGTATTGGAGTTTCTGATGATAATACAATTGATACTGCATCAACTCAATTACGTCTTATCAGTGGTGTAGATGAAGTTTATATCTATGATTCTCTAAAAGTAAAAGATGCTGCAACATTCGAATCTAATTTAACAGTTAATGCAATTACCAATCTAAAAGGTGACATAGTTTTAGGAGATTCTTCACTAGATACTGCTACATTCAATGCAGTAATTGATTCTGTTTCTGGAGGATCATTAAAGAATGTTAGAATTGGTGTTACTGGAACAAACGTAATTGATACAAAAAATTCAACATCTTTAATTTTAGATTCTGCATCAGGAACTGTAAACGTTCAAGATAATTTAGATGTTGATGGAACGTTAAATTCTGATGGAGCAACAACTTTAGGATCTACCTTATCTGTTACTGGCCAAACAACATTAACAGGTCTTCTTGATGCTAATGGTGGAGCAACAATTGATGATGTTCGTATTGGAGTTGCTGCAGATAATAAGATTGATACTTCAAGTGGAAACTTACTACTTGATTCAACATCAGGAACTGTAAATGTTCAGGATAATTTAGATGTTGATGGGACTTTAAACGTTGATGGAACATCATATCTTAAAGGAGTAACAACCGTTGAAAGTGACATTCTACCATACGCTTCTTTAGGCACTAAGTTAGGATCTTCTACAAGACCTTTTGCTGAAGCATTTATTGGATATATTAGAATTGCAGACGATACTCAAGATAATAGAATTACAACTTACAATAGTCAAAACTTAATTTTAGATTCTTCTACCAATTTGGTTAGAATTGAATCTGCTTTGGATGTTACTGGAACCACTACAGTATATGATTCTTCTATAATTTTGAGAGGGGATAGTCAAAAATTATCTATTCGTAGAGCAGACAATACTGAAAAAGCTTATATCCAGACCACTGATGGTGCAATTTATACTACAGGAAATCTTACTGTACTTGGAACTACAACTATTGCTAACTTGGCAGTATCTGGAACTCTTGCAATTTCAAATACTACAGAATCATCTAGCACATCAACAGGTGCATTAACAGTTTCTGGTGGTTTAGGAGTTGCTAAAAATCTTTATGTTGGTGGAAATTTAAATCTTGCAGGAGCAGTTGTTTTAGCATCAACTCTTAATGTTAGTGGAAGAATTACTGCTAGTGGAGGTGTTACTGGAAACCTAACTGGTAATGTAACTGGTAATGTAACTGGTAATGCTGATACTGCGACTAAACTTTATGTGAATTCTTCCTCAGATAGTGGAACATATCGTATTGCATTAACAGAAACTACAAATGGTGGAAATAAGTCTTTCTATAGCGACAGTGGTTTGTACTTTGATGCTTCTTCAAACGAGTTGTCTGTTACTGGAGATATTGTTGCATTTGCTTCTGATGAAAGACTTAAAACCAATATCAAACCACTTGAAAATGCTCTTGAAAAAGTTCTGTCTCTCAGTGGATTTACATATAACTTTAATGAGATTGGTGCTACACTTGGTTTCAGCACTGAAACAACACATGTTGGTGTTTCGGCACAGCAGATTCAAGCAGTTCTTCCAGAGGCAGTTTCTCCTGCTCCAGCAAATAATGATTACTTAACTGTTAAGTATGAAAAAATAGTTCCTTTACTTATTGAAGCTATTAAAGAACTTGCAGATAAGGTAGAAAAACTTGAGCAAAAGTTATCAGATAAATAACTAAAAAGCTGTAAGAAATGGCAAATTATAATAAGTCATTTAGTTTTAGGAATGGTGTTCAAGTTGATGAGGATAACTTTTTCGTAAATGCTAATGGACTTGTTGGTATAGGAACGACTATTCCTAGAACTAATCTTGACGTATACGGAGATATCTCTGTTTCTGGTTTATCAACCATGAAAGCGATGATTATCTCAGGAATCGCTTCTTTTGTTGATTTGAGGGTTGGTTCATATATTACGATGACCGACTCTGGAATAATAAGTGCGACGAGATATTATGGAGACGGTTCGTATTTAGATGGAATACCAACCAATCAATGGGTAGACTATAATCAGCCTGGAATTACAAGTTCTTATATTCTTAGAAATAGAGTTGGAATTGCAACCAATATTCCAACTCAAACTTTGCAAATAGGGGGAAGAACTGAACTTGGACAAATTGGTGTTGGTATTAATTCTACTGGAAATATTAGAGCATCTGGAATTATAACCGCAGGTTCTTTTGATGGAAGTGGTACAAATATTACCAACATAAATGCATCTAATATTTCTTCAGGAACTTTAGATAATGCAAGATTACCAAATAACATTAATTTGCCATCAGGCATCGCAACAGTAGGAACCCTGACAGCAACTAGAGCATATATTGGTGTAGTTACTTTTAATAGTAATGGTTTATTCAGCAGAAATGTTACGGGATCATCATTTACTGGTGGGTCATTCTATGCATCAAATGGATTCGAAATTAATTCAAGTGATTTAACATTTTCTGGAGGAGCAAGAGTTTCCATTGCAGGTAGTAATGGAAATCCTGGTCAGTTTTTAGTTTCAAATGGATCTAATGGAGTTAATTGGTCTAGTGATATTTCAGTATCAGGAATTGTTACTGTTGGTATTCTTACTGCTAATGATATTTTTTCATCTGGATTCACAACAACATCAAATCTTAGAGTTACTAATACTGGAATTGTTACTACATTAAATGTTTTTAGAACAAATTCTTTCGCATCACAATTAACGCAAGTTAATTCTGGTATTATTACAACAAATTCTTTAAATTCAACATATTCGAATATTGGTGTAACTACCGCAGGATTTGTAAATTCTACAAATATTAACGCTTCTGGTGTTGGAACTATTTCCAAACTACATTCAGGAAATATTAGAATAAATGATGTTTCTAATAAAATAGAAACAAATTCTGGAGATTTATTTTTAGGTTCTGCAGGAACAAAAATAGAAGTATCAAATAATCTTTATGTTTCTGGCAATTCTTATCTAGCAGGCATAGTAACATCTGCAACTGGTATAGTTCCAGATTCTAATAATAGTGGTTATCTAGGATCTTCTGCAAAATCATTTGCTGAAGCGTATATTGATGAAGTCCAAATTGGAGTTGCAAACGCCGCAGGAATTGTAAGTACAAGATCTGGAGCTTTAAGTCTTGATTCAAATACTGGAACTGTTTCAATTTCTAAAGATCTTTCAGTATCTAGAAACTCTACATTTAGTGGTATTTCTACCTTTAACAGTTCAATTAATATTAGTGGAAGTTTAAATCCAAACACTGATCTTTCTGCAAGTTTAGGATCTTCTACAAAATCATTTGCCGAAGCATATATTGATGAAGTCCAAATTGGTGTTGCAAATGCTGCTGGTATTGTTAGTACAAGATCTGGTGATTTAAGTCTTGATGCTAACAGCAGAAGAGTATCTGTTGTAAGAGATTTTAGCATAGGGCAAAATCTTTCAGTAACTGGTATTTCTACTTTATCTGGTCTTGTCAATATAACTACCGGAATTATCCCGTCAAATGATAATAATGGTTATCTAGGGTCTTCTACAAAATCATTTGCCGAAGCATATATTGATGAAGTTCAAATTGGAGTCACAAATGCTGCTGGTATTGTCAGCACAAGATCTGGTGATTTAAGTCTTGATGCCAATACTGGAAAAGTATCTGTCGTAAAAGACTTTATCGTAAATAGAAATGTTTCGGTAACTGGAATTTCTACATTATCTGGTCTTGTTAATATTACTACAGGTATTATTCCAACGAACGATAATAGTGGATATTTGGGTTCCAGTTCTAAATCATTGGCAGAAGCTTATATTGATGAAGTTCAAATTGGAGTCGCAAACGCTGCAGGAATTGTAAGTACGAGATCTGGTGATTTAAGTCTTGATTCAAATACTGGAAAAGTATCTGTCGTAAAAGACTTTATTGTAAACAGGAATTTATCAGTAACTGGCATCTCTACACTAACTGATCTTATCATCAATGATTCAGTTGTTCCAGATAGTGATGGTGGATCATACTTAGGATCTGCTGGAACTTCATTTGCAAATGCCCATATTGCAAATATTAATATTGGAGCATTTGGTGCCGGAATTATAAGCACTAGATCTGGAAATCTTACATTAGACTCAATTACTGGAAGAGTATTAGTTTCTAAAGATTTAATTTCTGAGCGTAATTTAAATGTTTCTGGTATATTAACTGCACCCAATCTTTATAGTGATTATTCTATAGTAAATATTAATATTTCTCCAGATTCCGATAAAGGATCATCTATTGGATATGCTGCAACAGCATTCGAAAACGCATACATTAATGAGGTTACAATAGGTGTTGCCGGAACAAATTCAATAGGGACTAGAAATTCTAATACATTACAATTAACATCTTCTTCTGGTATTGTAACTGTAACAAATTCTTTATTTGTAAATAGTAATTTAGAATCAAATAATTTAAATATAATTGGTATAGCAACTGTCGGATCTGCTATTTTACCAATCTCCAATAATAATGGATCAGTAGGTAGTTCTTCAAAAGCTTTTGGATCTGCATATTTTAATAAAATTAGATTAGGAGTTTCTGGTAGTGGTAATATAATTGATACCGCCGCAGGAGAATTAATATTACAATCTACATCCAGTTTAGTTAGAATATCAGATCAACTTATAGTTGATAATGAAATATATTCTGGACCTTTATATGTTGATTCTAGTTACGTTGGTATTGGAACTACAACATCTTTATCCAGTAAATTGGAAGTTGTTGATCAATCAACAGTTTCTATTAAAATAGATTCTAAGACTTCTAATTCTTCATTAATACTCTCAAGTTTATCTAATCAAGGACGTTTAATTTTTGGTGGATCTGATTTTACTTTTGAAAATAGAACTGTAGGAAGTTTTAATTTTAATCTTCATAGTGGTGGAGTTGCTGGTATTAATACTGGTTCATTTAAATGGAATAATAGTTATCTCAGTAACGAGATAATGACTTTAACTTATGATGGAAAACTGGGAATTAATCAAGATGAACCGCAGCATAATTTGCATGTTGTTGGAACATCCACAATTACTTCAGATACCTATATTGGAAATGATTTATATGTAAATGGAAAAATTGGAGCAACTGGCACTGGAGTAACAATTTCTCGAGATTTATATGTTGGTAATGGATTATTTGCATCAGGAGTATCCACATTTAGTAATTTAAGAGTTAATGGGAATACAGTTATTACTGGAATTACAACCCTTAGACTCGCGGAAGGAACCCAATTAAACGGAAATGTATTCACCGAAGTTGGAATATCAACATTTAACGAACTATCTATTACTGGTATTGTTAGTATAACAGAAGCATCTGGTATTGGAATTGGGACAACCTCACCAAACGCATCAATACATATTATAACACAAGGAGGAGGACTTGCTGGAGGAATTATTAGTCCAGCAATTGCTGTTGGAGTTAATACTAATGATGTTGGAAATGGTGGAATAGTTTTATACCAATCGGGTCAAGTCGTTTCCGGAGGTTCTATACGTATAGTAGATGAATCAACTATTGAAATTGATTCTTCTGGTTCTATTGGTATAGGAACTGATGAACCTACGTGTAAAGCTGACTTTTTCTATGCTGGAGTTGGCATAGGATCTACTGGAGAATCTGCAAAATATGCATTTATGCTTCCACCAGGAATAACTTCTGATCAAAGAGTAGGATTACATACTCGTCCCGGAGCTTTCATATTTAACACTACGGTAAATAAACACCAAATGTACAATGGAACTACTTGGTATGATATGTACTAGGTCTTGACAAGAACCTCAAATCCCAGTAGAATACCTTTGCTAGGTTTGAAGGACATGTATGAAGTTTACTTTAGCTATTATTAATCCACCTTATGGGGTGGGTGGAAACCTTGCTATAAAATTTCTTAATAAGACTGCCGAGATCACTGATGATATTCGTGCAGTCTTACCTACATCAGTTCGTAAACCATCATCTTTAAATAAGATTAAGGCACACCTTCACTGTGTTGTAGATGATGATCTAGATCCTTCTACTTTCCCAAATGGTATTAGTGCTGTTAAACAATACTGGGAAGTTAGAAATACATCAAGATTTCAAATTGGTGTAGGTGAAATTCCTATGATGAGGGAACATCCTGACTTTGAATTTCTTCCTTATGAGAGGAGATTTGAGGCAGATGTTTTTGTAGGTGAATATGGTTCTGGACCCAGTGGTAGAGTTAAAACAGAAAACTTTACACATTACGCTAAAGGACATCATTTTCTAAAGGTTAGAGATTCTAGTGTGATAGAAAATCTGTTAGAATTTGCTACGAGATTTAGAGAGGTTGCTTCTAGTTGTAATGGTAGAAGGCATTTCGGTAAAAACGATCTAATTTCAACTTATACTAATTGTTTGAAAGAGAAGAATGAAAAAGAACAAGCATAATATTGAAACTGGATCTGAGATTGAAAGATCTGATGAAAGGATTAAAGAAACTCAAGAAGTCTTTACTCCTATGGATCTAGTTGAGAGTATGATTGATGATATTTCTGTTGATATACTAAAAGATCCGAACAGTACTTTTATTGATAATTCTGCTGGATGTGGTAATTTTTTGATTGCTCTTAAGAATCGGCTTTGTGAATATCATACAGAAGAACATGTTTTGAATCATATGATCTATGCCGTTGAAATGATGGAAGATAATCATAAGGAATTGTGCTCTCGTCTTGGTGTTCCTGTAGACCACCCCCATTACGTGTGTGCGGATGCCTTGGAGTATGACTACTCATTTGGGGAACTTATCGGTATTGAAAAGTTTTTCTAATGGGTTGGGGGGTTGACATGGCGGTGAATTCATCGTACATTAAGCAGGTAAACGAAATTGATTATGATTTCAACCAAAGAACACGTTCTACTTACTCTCCGCGAAAATTTTGTTCCTGGAGTTGTTTTTACTCTTCAAGAAATTTATGATTTAGTTCTTGTTCAAAACAGGATTGATGAAATTTACAATGAGGTAGTTGATGAGCGATCAACTGTTCGTGCAGCAATTCAACGACTTGAGGCAGATCAACTTTTACGGATGTTCTGTAGGGACTCTATGGATCTTGAAGGTACATATTGTTTGATTGAAACTAAAGGATACATTGATCCAAACCAAAATATCTTTGATTTGGAAGAGTTGGAAAAGCACGGGCGATATTATGACAAATCTCCTGGAATTACCTTTGAAAAATGGGCAATTCTTCACAAAGATGAAGTAATGTCTCACAGCATTGCTCGAAAACTTAACATTGAATGCCAAACTCGTGTTGGTCAGGCACTTTTTCAGCAAACAATTGACCAGATCACTGAAGAAGTTGCTGATGGCGAATACGATTATCGCTGTTATCAACCTGCAGTATCAGTTCTTTCTGAACCAATTCATTATGTTGACGAAGATGGTTCTGAATTTACTTTTAAGTACATTGTTCGTGATGGCAACAATCGCTTTGAACTTCCTTGGAAGTATTTTCCGTGTGCCATCATTTCTGGTGAAGATGAATATTCTCTTCTTCAATATGGTGCAATCGCCAATGCTCCCAACAGGGAAAAAAAGAATGATTGTACAGAGGATGATGTAAAGTACATGATCCAAAAAGGTTTTCAATACGGAAAAATTGCAAAAGACATTGACGTTGTGATTGATGTACTGAAAACCCGATACAAAGAAGTTCGCAAAAACAACCGAAGGATTTTTGCTGCTGAAATTCTTGGCGAAGAAGGTGTCAAAGTATCTATTGAACCATACGACATTTCAAAAGCACAAAAAACTTTGAAAGATGTTTTTAGCATCAATGGTGTTTGCGGTGAGCGTATTAGTTCTATGAACGAAACTCAAACTTCTTTTGCTGTTGGTTGGGGGCGTAAACCAGATCACTACCGTAAGTGGTATTTCATCTTTGAAAAGCAGCTTGAGTATCCTAACAACAACTATACTGCTTATTCTTTCTTGGAGCAGGGTCAGGGTGTTAGTATTACTCCTACAGAAAACAACATTGATGAACTCCGAGTGTTGATGGAAGGTGAACGTAAGCGTATGCTCAAACACTATCGTCGTGTTCTCAAAGCACATGATGAGGGAACTTTGAAGCCTATTGACTTCAAATGGTTGCCACAAGCAAACATGATTGAGCAGCACAATGAGTTTCAGTGATTAGACCAATTTCATAACTGGCACATGGGGTTCCTTCGGGGACCCCTTTCTGCTATAATAGTCCCATACGCAACGGAGACCTTGTTCCAACTTCGCCCTCATCAACAGATTGCTCTTGATGCCCTGCGCCAGGTTGCCAAGGGCATCTGTGTTTTCCCTACTGGCGGTGGTAAAACCAACGTTGGTATTTTTGATGCTATTCGGGAGTTTCTCAAAGAGACTCCTCAAACCATCGTAGTGGTGGCACCCCGCATCCTTCTGGCAGAGCAGTTGTCCAGTGAGTATCTTGAGTTTATCACAAATGCTCATGTGATGCACATTCACACAGGTGAAACTCATCACTTCAGCAGCACTCGCCCGAACATGATTCGTGCCTGGTGTGAGAATGTTGAGGGTCACAAACTGATCTTCACCACCTACAACTCTCTGCAGCAACTTGCCAAGGCAGATATTGCTGTAGATACGATCTACTTTGACGAGGCACACAACTCTGTAAAGCGGCACTTCTTTCCTGCTGTAGAGCATTTCTCTTCAGAGGCAAAGCGTTGCTACTTCTTTACTGCCACTCCCAAGTACTCTTCTGTGGTTGGCAAACCTGGCATGAACGATGTTGATGTCTACGGGCAGATCATCGCCAAGGTTCCTGCTCCTCAACTGGTAGAAGGTGGTTACATCATCCCTCCCAAGGTGATGATGAAGGAGATGCGCCTCTCCATCAAGGGTGAGGATATTGCTCAACGTGATTGCGAGTATCTGCTTCAAACGATTGCAGATCACCCTGTCAACAAGATCCTGATCTGTGCCAAAGCAACCAAGCACATTATCGGTTTGCTTTCTGAAACTGATTTTGCAGATCAATTGGCAGAGCAGGGTTACTCTGTGATGCACATTACTTCCAAGCATGGTGCCTTTATTGATGGGCAGCAAGTGAACCGTGAGGTTTTCTTTGACACCATCAACAAGTGGGGTAAGGATGCCGATAAGAAGTTTGTGGTTCTGCACCACAGCATTCTGGCAGAAGGCATCAACATCTCTGCTCTGGAGGCAGTAGTATTCATGCGCTCTATGGATGTTGTGGGGATCGGACAGACGGTTGGGCGTACTCTGCGCCTACACCCCCAGGATGCCGCTGGAATCCGCTCTGGGGCGCTCCAGGCGGGCAATCTGGAGGCATACACCAAATCCTATGGACTGGTGATCTGCCCCACCTTTGACAAGGCATCTGGCGCTACTGCACGGGCAGTACAAAACGTGGTTGACACCATCTTTGTAAAAGGTGATGTTGCCGTTAGCGTCATCCGACGCTGATTTCTTTCTATTCAATTCACAAAGGAAATTTTCAAATGAAGTACGTTGTTCAACTTTATGTCGCCGGTAAAATCTTTAATGAAGAGGTTCAGGCATCCAATCCACAAGATGCTCGTGAAACTGCTCTTGCTCGCAACCCTAAGGCAAAGGTTGTTAGTGTGACCGTTAAATTCTGATGTCTAACGTTCAAAACGAAGGCATTCTAGATCCCACTCCAGGAAGTCCAAACGGATATGTAACCAAAAACATGGAGTGGGCAGCAATTCCTTGGGGGAAAAAGTTCATTATTGTCTACAAGGGGCAGCAAGTGCATACTGCAAACAACTACAAAACTGCAGTATCTTATATTGAAAAAGAATCAAAAGCACTTAAAAGAAACACTAAAGGACCTCTGGATCAATTTCTATGACTCAACTCTTTACTTGTACATCTGATGCTCTTTATGATAGACACACCTATGAAGTTGTTCTGAAAAGTGGTAAAAACAGATTTTTTGATCATTGGGAGGACGCACAGAGGTATTGGTTCGAGCACAGTCGTGTTCCCGATTTTTTAGATCTTATAATCGTAAAGGATAAAAAGAAAAGTAAAGAAAAAGTAAAGGGTGGTGGATTTGCCCAATAAATAATTTCAATATGGGGAGAAACTCATGATTCCTTTGTTTCTCACGACCATTTTATCTTGTTCTGATATTGCTATGATTGCCAATAGGTTAGTGAATGTTAAACTATTGACATCTGAACAAAAAACAGAAATTCTTTGGGAACTTAAAAAAGTAGTTCCTTCTTGTCCTTTGATTATTAAACCAAATGTCAGAAAATGAATCGCAAATTGACAAATGGAATCGTGGTCTTGATCTCTTTATAGAAAGTGTTCACAAACCAGATCACGAACTTCGTCAGTGTGCTCACAACCAAAAATGCTATAACGAACTCATGCAGGTTCGTGAGCATGTAATAGAATACCTTAAAACAATCAGAAAATGAATTTATACTACATTTGGTTTGCTCTCTTTGCAATTGCTGCGTATCTTATAGTTACAGACAATTCCGTAGCGAGGGCATTTTATATGCTTACTCAACTTGCAAGAGTTCAATATGAAAAAACCAAGTGGTGGATTCTACACAATCCAGCAAATCCTGTAGTAAAATGGATGATGTGGAGACGAGCTTATAAACTCGCTAAAGAATTTGAAAAAGAGATAAACAATAATGATAAAAATTGAAAACATGTTTCAAATCCCATATTTACAACTTAAAGTTGATAATTGGGATGTAAAAAAAGAAATACTAAACGATATGATGGACGCTGAAGGTGAAAATTTAGAATATTACATAACCGTAATGAGTTCATATGATTATGCTTCATCTCAAAGAAATAAAAAAATTCAATCTTTATTAGAAACTGAAATTAATACCTTAAAAGAAAATTTTGGATTTAATTACTGTGAGGTTGTTCACTCATGGTTTCAAGAAGAAAAAAAATATATGTTTCATGGTGCTCACAATCATGGGATAGGAACTGTAAGTTCAGTTTGTTATTTGGAATTTGATTCTGAAGTTCATACTCCAACTGTTTTTATTTCTCCATTTGTTGATCCTCTAACTGGAATTTATTCTGAATTTTCACCAGAAGATGTTGAATCTGGAACTATGATATTTTTTCCATCATCTATTTTGCATTACACACATCAAAACAAGAGTAATATTAGTAGAAAAATATTATCTCTAAACATTGATGTAAAATAAATAAACCATACTTGGAGTAAATTATGCTCTCTACACAATATCGTCTTCGTCTTGAAGAAATCTGCCAAAAGATTGTCAAGCATGAAGAGGTTTCTTTAGGAGATATGATTTGGGCGGAAAAATTAGCAAAAGTAAATCGTTCCGCTGCCACAATTCTTCGCCAAGCACGCCGAAAAGCAGAAAATCCTAATATGCAAGAAGGAGATTTAGATGATTTTTTAAATCAACTTGACATTGGTGGAATAGGACATGAAAGAAAAGGAATTTCTAGATTTAACAGTGTAGATGAGATTGTTGATTTTTTCACAGAAGAAAAACCAGAAGATTGGAGACAACGTGATTGACTTGATACAATTTGTATCTCATGAACTTTACTTATTTGTTGCTTTTATGTGTGGTCTTGTGCTAGGATATATTGTAGGTAAAAGTGAAGGTAATGACTGAAAAGCAACCTAACGATCTTGGCAAAGCACTCCAAGAGTGGTGGAATTCTGATGCTTGTAAAGAACTTCAGAAGGCAAATGAAGAGGCAAGGCAACGTGCTGTGGGAAAGTATTTTATGCTTTCTGAAGAAGACAAGGTTGATATGGTAGAAGCAATCACATACATCATGTGTAAGGCAGAAAGTGAAGGAACCTCTCACCGTGGACTTCAAGATGCTCTTGGCATTTATCCTACGGGTTTCTGGGTTGATCATCTTATGGATGTTCATAATGCACTTTGGTCTTATTACCATGACAAGAAAAGAGAGCAAGAACTTAAAGACGATTTAGATGCTTTAGATAAATTTATAGATAAAAGTGTAGAGCCTGACTAATCCGATGGACTACTTAAAAATTCAACCTGGAAGATCTGTTTTAGTTTTAAATTCCAGTTATGAACCTCTTAACATCACGAGTTGGAAAAGAGCAATTGTTTTATTACTTAAAGAAAAAGCACAAATTCTTTCAACCCAAGTAATTAGATTGTTAGATTATGTAAAGGTTCCTCTTTCTAAAATTATGTCACATAGGCCATCTAAAACGATGATTTATAAGCGTGATAATAATTCTTGCCAATATTGTGGATCTACACACAATCTAACTATAGATCATGTAATTCCAAAATGTCGTGGTGGACAAGATACTTGGGAAAATCTTGTGGTTGCTTGTTGTTCTTGTAACACAAAAAAAGGTAATACGTTATTAGAGCAAACTGGGATGAAGTTAAGAAAAAAACCAAAGGCTCCATTAAATAAAATGCAGTTTGTTTTGAATAACTCTAATATTCAAGAATGGAAATCTTATACTTATTAAAATTATGAAACCGAACTTTCATAAAGTATTGGGAATGGCACTTGAAGAAGGTGTTCGTTTCGGTTATAATAGAGCACATAAACATGTAGAGAACCCACATCCAGATGCTGTGGTTGATTGTATTGTTGAAAATGTGATGAACTCTCTATATGAATGGTTTGATTTTCCTGAGGAGAAGACAATTGACTGAAAGATCGCAAGCATTTATGAATGCTATTTGGGAGGCACGAAATGCTGGTGCTGATACCGAAGAGAAACTAGTTGCCGCAATTTTGAAGATTACTGCAGAAAACGTTCAGTTTTATAATGCTCAAAATAACTTGATTGTTCTAGATAAAAATGATATGCTTCAACTAGCACAGGAACTAGAAGAATGAAAATCTTTCAAATTGCAAAATGGTATGTAAGAGAGGATTATGGTAAAGAATATTGCCTAACTCTTTTCTTTAATGAACATCATGCACTTCTCCAAGTTGCATTTGATATTGGTGAGTATGGTTCCTGGATTGAATGGCCTTATCTCCAAATTAATATGGGATATGGACGACTATTTTCTTTTTTCTTCACTGTTGGCAAGTTAGGTTTTACTTTTGATATTGCTGGTCGTAATTGGCGTGATGAGTCTTTTTATGTTCAAGAGGTAAAAGAATGAGTTTCACTCAAGGTTTAGTAATGGAAGAAAATGAAGATCCTGGATTTGAAATTATTCATCTTTCGTTTCGCAAAAAACTATCCGAAAGCATGTATGGAGGTCCAGTAAACTACTACATCGGTAATATTGTATTTCGCCTGACCGATCCAGATGCAAAACGTAGAATGGACTACTACATGCAGGAGAATGAAGAACTTCGTGTAGCACCAGACCTAGAGTTGATGGAAAAGTATTATGATGACCTTCATTTCGTCTTTGGTGAACCAGAAGAACTTGATGAAGAAAATGATGGTGAAAAGTATACACCACTTCAGATTCTAAACAAGAATGGTATTAAGGATGAAGATGTATTCATCCGTGCATACCGTCGCAATATGGCACCGCTCCATGACTTTATTCAATATAATGAAAAGTTTGATTGTTACAGAATGCACGAATACTTTCAAGACACTCCAGTGGTTCGTGGTATAATGCAGTATCTACAAGACATGAAAGATGGTAAACCAAATCCTAGTAGAACGGTTTATCATGAACAGTTTATTAACACACTTGAAAATCTTTGTTGGTGGTGGGATTGATGAAAGAACTTCCTGATAAAAGAGAACTTGATATTATGTGGACGGTTGCTACTTCGTCCAGTATTGAAACTGGCACAAGACCCCATTACGGGTTTGCCGATCTGCTGTATGATTACCTTACAGACAACCTCAAAAACAAATACGGAGTTGAACTTGGACCTTATGAACCTCAAAGAAAAGAAAGCACTTCTCAAGAAACTTGAGACTGCCTACAAAACCTGTATGGATTGCGGACGAACTTATGGAGTATATTCTGTAGGTTGTTCTTCTGTTTATACATCAACCTGTGATGTGTGTGGTGAAACCAAACCCATCACAGAAACTCGTGACTTTGCTTACTTCATTACTGGAATTCGCAAACTAAAACAAGAAATTGAAAATGAAAAACCATCCAGCAAATGATTTTGAATGGGTAGATGATGCCGAAGAAGGTTTTGTAGATTGGTTTAATGATAACTATGGTCCTTATACTTGGAGATGTGAGTATTTCTATGGAGACTGTGAAGTAGGGGACGAAAAGACCCGTAAAGATTTGATGTATAAATGGATACATTCGGCATATTGTGCGGGTTACGAACGAGGACTTTATGGCAAACTAGAACAAGAACAAGACACCTGACCAACTGGCACACTACCTCTTTACATGGGTAGTGTTTTGCTTTATGATACTTTAGTACACAACAAACCGATGAACTACCTTTGTTTGGTTGATGGTGTGGTAGAATATGGAAGCACTGATCCTGCTGCCTTTGTACATTACCATCTAATGTATGCCGAAGAACATCGTGATGCTGATGTTCAGTTTCTTACTCTGACTGATGAAGAGTATGATCAAATGTTCCCTGTAGATGAAGAACTGGAGGCAAAATGAGTTTCACCAAGACCATTTCAACTGTTGCTGCCCTTGCAAGTATTTTCGGTGCTGCTGCTGCTGGATGGAAACTTGCAGAGTCTAACTCACCACAACCACCAACAGTATTAGATCAAAAACTGAATGAACTGGACAAAAAACTGGAAGATCTCTCTAAACCAGCATTAGAACCAGCACCTGTAGTGGTGCCAGAGACTCCTCCAACGGCAACCACGTTGCCTCCAGCACCCCAACAAACAGTGCTACCTCCTGTAGCACCTCCCCCACCACCCCAAGTAACAACGGAGACACAACCATGAGTGGCGGACATTTTGGTGACTGCGGTTACGATTACTACAAGGTAGCACAGTTTGCTGATGAGTTGGAAGTAGAAATCCAAAACAACAACAAAAAACTAGATGAGTATGAGTATGCTCCCAATTTTTCGCCAGAAACTATCAAGTATTTGAGAAAACAACTTCTCAAGATGCGTAAAATGGCAGAAATCATGAGGCATATTGATTATCTGTATTCAGGTGATCATGGTGAAGATAGTTTTATGGTGCGTGTAAAAGAAGTAGAGAAACACTGGAAAGAGTGTGAAGACCTTGCTACTCGTATGGATGAATGGAATGAAACTGGAGATGGAGTATGAAACTCTTTGATTATGAAACTTATGAGGACTTTGGGAAGGAGTGGTTTTTCCAAGTCCTTAGATTCCAAAAGTTTGCTCTACTTGATATTACAGTTCAATGGGATGATTATGGTTGCGATTCTATCCTTCCAGAATTTTCTTTGTGTATCAGTTCTGGTTTTTTGCTTGGATTTTTTATTCAATACAAACGATTTCAATTTTATTTGGATGTAGTTACTGCACGTCCAAGAGACCTTTCTTGGTATAGGAGAAATCGTGATGACCAATAGAGCGCAAGAACTCCTAGATGCTTCTATGGAACTCACACTGCGACCACAGAAGAATGACCGCAAGAAACTGATTGCTTTTATCATCAACGAAGCAGCAGCACGACTTTGTACTGATTGGGGAGAACTTCAACATCCTGCTGATGTATTATATCAACTTGCCGATGAAGTAGAAGCATTATGATTGATTATGATAAAATGTTTGAACCAACGAATAAGTTTGTTGTTCCCGTAAGTTTTCATCTCCCACCAGAAGATGAAATAAGATTGCGTAAATTCATCAACCTCCATTATCTTGGTGATGAGGATGCTAATGAACTTGTAGATGGTCTTTTTGTTCCAAAATATCCAGAGAAAGAAACACAAGAGTTCAAAAATGCTTCTTGGAGGATTTCAGGTGGTTATACAGTAAATCTTGCTGTAGAGTTTGATGAGAAAGGTGTTCCCACATTTGAGGTTGTGAAAAATGAATGATCCAGAAAAACCAGAATGGCCACTACCAATAGGACTTGTTCTTATTATGATTATTTCTCTTATTCTTGCTTTAACAGGAAATCTACCAGACGGAGTTTGATTATGGTTGAAAAAGTAAAGTTTGTAACTGTCACTCGTGTGATTGATGACCGCAAAGGTATTCATTATCTTGATGCTATTGATGAGAATGGAATTCACTGGACTGCTGAAATGGATAACAAACAAGAGAAATGGTTAGTATATACTAAACTTTGGACCCGAGACCCTCAACATCCTTACGATTTATGAACAATCTTGAACAAAAACGAGCACAACTGGAAGGAATGGTCAATACTCAAATTGACCCCACTTCTGGTCTTGCTATCAACTGTCGGAATTGTATTCACTGCCACAGAAGTTCTAATGGTATTGAATTTGATAAATGTTTGAAATCTGGTGGTGATTATTGTAATCTTGTTCATCAGTTTCCACAACTATACAATCACATTTGTATGAATTATGGTGCTTGGTCTCCAAGACAAAAAAGTATTCTTGAATTGATTGGAGATAGAATTCGTAAGATGTTGGACACTTGAAGAACTGGCACACCGACCCTCTTGTGGTCGGTGGTTTTGCAGTATAATAACCTTGTAAGCAACCAACCGATGCAAGTTTCTTCCTACGGCAACGACCTTCTTTTGGAGGCAGCAGAACTCCGTGCCATTATCAGAGGTGAGATGGGATTTCGTAAGTGTCCCGATTGTCAAGGTGATGGTGAAAGTTGGACACTTCATTATGTTCTGAAAGATGATTCAGACCAAAGTAATGAACAGTTCAAGCAAGTAAGTGCCCAGTATGCTGCCGACTTTGATGAAGACAATCTACCCCCAGAATACTCTTGGGGTGAGTGTCATCTTTATGAATGTGATACCTGCCATAGTGTAGGTTATATCCCTGTGGAGCAATGGTAATGAACTACGAAACTGAAATCATAGATGGACGCAGAGCAATTGTCCGTCATTTCTTCAAGGCACACGAAATCCAAGTTGGTTCTCGTTGGGCACGAGCAGATGGTTCCAAAGGTTATGTAACCGTTGAAGGTTTCAATACTTATGGAGATACAGACCCTTGGATTGAAGTTGTGTATTCTTGGGAACTAAATGGAGAGAAATTTATTCACGAAAAGGATGTTTTTATCTTTCAGTCAAAGTATTGTTTGATTGTGGAGGACTGATGCCTGACGACCATTATCAATTAGAAAAACTGATTACCAAATCACTTCTATCATACAAAGGTCTCATTCCATCAATCAATTTCAACGAGGATGAATACGCACTCTATCTCCAATATGCTTCTGTTGTTGAGTTAGAGAAGGATATTGTGAGTGAGACAACTTATCGTAAGATTATTGCCCACGATAAATGGAACAACTAATGAGGACTGACAAATGAAATTTAATGATGAAGCACTGATTGCTCTGTGTGTTATGTTTGGTTTTACCGTCATCATTAGTTTGGTGTTTGGGTATTTCTATACTGATATGCAGAAGCAAAATCTGTATAAACAAACTTATGTCAAATCTATGGAGTGTAGAATTGCTTTCAAAGGTAGAAGTCCATCAGAAGTAACTTCTTATTGTGGTGAAATTCCTAAACTTGGAGATTTTTTGACAAAATGAAACTAACAGCACACGAACTCGCAGTTATTACTGATACACTCACTCATTCTCTAGCAGTATCAAACTGGAGTGGATATTATACTGCCAAGTCAAGGGAAAATGTAAGGGATTTGATTGCTGCGATTATGGATAGTATGAGTGTAGAAGTCATCACAGACAAACCAAACTTCACTATTGATGCTGACGCAGGTATTTGAGATGACTGAACTGACTTCTGGATTTGATATTGAAGATGCGTACCATAACTTTATCAAAATAAAAACAGCAGCAGAAGAAATTCTCCAAGAACATAAGAATTCTACAGAAAAGTTTAGTGGAGTAAATTATGGTGATTTGTATGTTGAGGATGTTTATCTAACTTACCATATGGATGGGGATATTCATTATCATATTTTGATTGAAGAGTGTTCTCCGACTTCTTATGAGTTTCAGGAATTTATGGTAGAATGTCTCAAAGATAAACTTGGGTTTTCTGTGATTGTGGAGTGTGAGTGGTGATGACTGAACCTATTAAACTTTGTAAGGATTGTAAGCACTATAAGAGAGATTGGAATGCTCGCATTACTGGATTTGGTGACACATTTGACTTATGCCTTCATCCTGCTTTGACTGGAAATGTTGTGACTGGAAGATCTAATGGTAAGTATTGTGATCATGCGAGAAAGTACTATGAGTGTGGTATGGAAGGTAAATATTGGGAGGCACGGAAATGATTGAAATGAGAATTATTGATAATGGACCGATGTGCCGTCCAGATTTTCAGTATCGGTTTGTTCTTTTTACTGCGGATGCCTCTGGTTCTTTATGTCCCCCAGACCCTGATAATATGTGGAGTGAATGGAAAACTACTCCTTATGTAAATTTGATGGAAACCGAAAATGACTGAACCCGATTATAAAATCCAAGAACTCTTTGATTTTGATGAGATGAAAGTTTATTATAAGGTTTTGAAGTTATCTCCAACAGGAGAATATTTTCTTATCAAAAGATTTGATGAACTTATGGCAGCAAGAGTTTGTGTTAAAATGGCAAGGAAATACAACAAACCTATCTACCATTATGTGGAGGATTGAAAATGTTTAAACCAACTATCCCAGAAATCATTGGTGAATTGATGGGTCTTCTTGTTGTTGTCGCAATACTTGGATGGGCAATTGTATCGTTCTTTCCAGTTACTTGGGGGCAAGCACTTGTAATCTCTTGGGCATTCACCAAACTATTAGATGTTTTGAGGAGTATTGGACGATGGTGATTGAAATTCAGAAGAGTTATAAAATTACTCTCACACACGAACAAGTAAGACAACTTTTTGTTTTACTACAAACACAAAAAGAAACAGAACATTTCGCATATATGGGACAGTATAATGAACTTCGGTCATTATACGATGAACTGAAAAAACTCTTTGGAGATGGAATCCGATGAAGGAATGGAAACCTGAAAAGAATATCTCATCTCCTTGGGATGTTGATGTCTGGGAAAACAACATAGGACAACCAGTATTGGATACTTACTCGGCAAGAGTTCAAAACAACACTTATATTCAACCACAAGGAACTTTATACATCGGAACTAAATTTTATGATGTAGATACTACTAAACTAACTTCTGTGAAATACATAGCAGCATTATTTGATGCTATGGGTATGAAAGTATCTGAAACTAATGAAAACTTTGATAAAGTAAAACATCTCCTTATTATCCCAGAGAAACCCAAAACCCTGGATGAAATACAACAAGAGTTTGGTGAGAATATTGATAATCTGATTGAGAAAACGAAGAGAAACTTTTATGCCTCTAAACTAACTGCGGAGAGAAACTACGAATATAAGTTTGATAGAATTAGTGATAACTTTGAGTATGCGAAGGAGCATGGACATTTTCCACCTCACATAAAACTTACTTATGGAACTGGATTGAGTGCTTATGTTAGTTCTTATCCTGAAACTTCTTTTGTAATCAAACAGGGAAATAATCATAAAGGTTATTATACGATTGGAAATCAACGATATTTGAGGTATTATATGAATGAGAAACCTAATCGTTTGGTGAGGTTCTTTATGAAAACTTGTCTTGGGTTCTTCTGGGTTGATGATGCATTATGACTAATATAACTCCCCAATGTCCCAGAGAGGATTGTAGATTTATTCAAAGTCCAGGTTCTTCAACTGCCGCATATTATCCTCCAATCTATGATAAGAACGGAGTGAATACTAATCCAGATAGAAATATAACAACTTCTGCTCTTGAATGTCTCACTTGCGGCAAGAGGTGGAAATGTAAAACTCAACTTGGTGAAACGATTTATGTGGAAGTGAAATAATGGATGAGGACTACCAACCAAGAAATCGTGAGAAAGCCAAACAGGCAAAGTATGGTTTCTTTTGGTGTAATTCTTGTGATAGACAACTGGTGATGGATGGTGTAAAGTGTCCTGTATGTGGTAAAAGAAACAATCCAAAGAAGATTAGATATGAATAATAAACCGACCACCGCACAAGAACTTGAAGAACTCTTTGGTAAGGTAGATTGGGAAAAAGTTTTCAAAGACGAACTTAACGCAGAAGTTAACAAACAACTTGATTATAATATGAGTATTATTTTGAATGGAACTCCTGGTGAAGTTATGAAAATCAATCGTCCTATGAATCTCTTTGAAAAGTTAGATGCAGGTTGGTATTGGTTTAGGGAATGTTTTTGGGTATGGGTTATGTGTATAACTAACCCAGAAGATACTGGTGGAGATTTCTTCTGCCATATTTGTAGTGATTATGTGAAATATGAGGAGGACACTTACTACCTATGAATAAACTCAAAACCCTCTGGAATAACAGACGCACTTGGAGAAGTGCTTTTGATTGTTGGTATATTCTAATGTTCCCTGAAAGATATTATACAAAATGGGTGTGTCAGCATAGATTGATTGATGTTGAAGAAGATGCTTGGTGGTTTTATCAGGCACTCAACAATTATGATAACTTATTTGATGGAGATTATTTTGACTGCGATGATGAATAAAGAAGTAAAAACTGCTGATGATTTGAGAGCACTTGGATGGACTGATTGGTATCATCCAAATTATTGGGTTCATCCTGATTTAACTGATAGTAGTGGTATAATTGATTACACTTATCTTGGAATGTCTTTGGAACAAGCAATCATTTATGAGAACTCTGGTAAGAGAAAATGAAACTCACAAAACTAATTTTTGATTACTGGAAAATCTGGATGAGAGTTCCAGAAGAAACTAATGTCTTTGGTTCTTATAATGAAGGACTTTCATATTACGACGGAGAATGGATGACATTCTTTTATGCTTTGAACCACGAATGGTATAAGATGAATAATAAGAAATACGCATTTACTGGATGCGATGAGGCATACGAAGAACCAAGAGATTTTGAGGACACTTGAAGAACTGGCACACTCCTCCTTGTGGTGGGGTGTGTTTGGTCGTATAATAACCTCATAAGCAACCAACCGATGACCTACACAATCACCAAGCACATTAAAATTATACACGATGAAGATGGTTGGAGTTTTGATTTCACTGCCGATGAGTATGGAACTGTGAGTGTAGAGGATGGTAATGGACCAGGATACCAAACCATTCACATTCCCAAAGATTGTATTCAACACTTTATTGATGTTTTGGAGCAAATGAAATGATTACTACAACCGAACTACTGGACTTTCTCTGTAAAGCACAGAAACTTTCTATTCGTGATGTAACCTTCCGTCAAACTGATGAAGGTTATAAAATCACTCTGCGTAATGATTGGCACGATGATGGCAAATGGTCTAATAACACTGTTTTTATTGACAATGAAGGACGATCTGATTGGAAGAGTGGAGGAGATTATGATTTCTGCACAATGGATAGTATCTTGGATGAAATGCTTGTGAAACAACAAGAGAAAGAAATCAAAGCACAAAAGCGTAAAGAACTGATTGCTCGTTTGACTGACGAAGAAAAGGATTTGCTGGGGGTGAAATGACTGTTGCTGAATTTATTGAAAAACTCAAAGAGTTTCCACTTGACCAAGAAGTAAGAATTACTGATGGATACAGGTATAACTTTTATCAAGGTGATTTTGACTTCCAACTTTTTGAGGACGTTGATGGTTCTACCTTTGTAGATATTGGTGTTGGTGGTTTTGATGAGGATGAAGAATGACTGACGAACAAAAACTCACACTTCTTCTTGGAGTTCTCAAAAAATACGCAGAGATGAAGCACTGTTACAATAAGTATGGTGATGATTTCAATCCAAATGATTATACTAATGGTGATGTTGCCTTTGAGGTAGGTGCTGATTACGGTGAGATTACCTTTGCCCGCACACTTTTAGAACAAATTGGTGTAGAATACGAGCATCCTGTGATGAAAGAAAATGGCTAACAAAAAAGAAGTAGCACAAGTAATTTGGAATACTTATGTTGATGGTTATTCCAAAGCACTAATGACACCAGTAGAACAATTTGACACTTATCTTGACCCTTACAGCAAAAAAATTATTGCTGATATTCTCCGTGAGTTAGTAGCAGAACTCCAATACTATCAGTTTTGTAGAGAGGAAGGTGTGGAAGATATGGTGCTTGATGCCCGTGCTATACTTGATGTATGTGATGAATTGGAGGCACTCTAATGCTTTGGGATATGGATAAGGACTTTCAAAAACTAATGGAACAAGTTTATGGACCTCTTAACAAAGATAAAATGACTGACCTTAAATTCACATCACCAAGTGGAGAAACTACCATAAAAGTTGAAGGAACTGGTAGATTGGGAACGGTAACACCTAAAACACAACTACACATTAAAATGAATGAACCTGTGAAATACGAAACTCCTATGACTGTGATTGAAGATATTGAGGCACAAATCAAAGTGCTTCAAAGTAAGTTGGAATTTTATAAGGAACTGGAAAAAACAAAAACTCCTTGCGAAGAAGCATATAAAAGAGTTTATGGTAATTATCCTACGACTCATATTACTGATGGATGTTGGGACAGTCCAACTTGGATGCACTTTGTAAATGGTTATAAGTCCGCACAGAAGGATTATAAGGTAGGAGAGTTTCAAGAAACCGCACAAGAACGAGGAGAACGAGTTCATAATGAAATGGAAGAAACTATCAGAATTCATGATGGTTATGGTGTAGTTGATTACAAACCAACACCTCAAACACCAGAACAAGTTGCTGATGGATTGAAAGAAGCATTCCGTGAAGCAGTCAAGCAAGGTGTGGTTTCATCTTCTACCAAACCACAAACCTTGAGTGATTTGATCCATGATTGGTGGGCAGATGTATTCACAACTGGTGTTGATTGGGATGGTGATACTTGTATTGCTACTTTGATTGATGAAATCAGTTTGTGGTTGCCATCAGAACACGAAACTAACAGTTATAAGTGGAATGAGTGTATCCGAACGATTAGGGAGAAACTGCGATGAAAACTTATCTGTTGATTGCTGGATACAACTATTATCCTGACCGTGCTACGGGTGATTGGGTTGCGTGCTATGATACTGAAGAGGAAGCAACTGACAAAATTAATGTTATGAAGAATGATGATTATGCTCCTGATTGGTATGAGATTATTGATTTGAAGGAATGGATGTGTGATGATGACTAAACGAAACTTCAAACAAGAACTTTTCTATTCTCAATATATTGATATGGAGAATGGGCAAGACACAGAAACGATTGATACTCTTGCATTAATTGAACTTCTGCAAGAGATGAATGAACGAATTGAACAACTTGAAAAAGACAATCAACTATTAAAATCTTACGCTTGGGAACCATGATTGAACCTACACACGAAGAAATGCTTGAAGAAGCAGCAAAACGAGAAGCAGCAAACGAAGTGATTATTGCTAAAGTATCTGAAGAAGATTACCAGAAAGTCCAAAAAGAAGTGGCAAATAAAAAAGCATGGGAAGCAGTAGAAAAACTTTATGCTGAAAATGGCGATGCTCTAAAAGAACTCGCTGATATTGAAAAGGAGGAACGAATGGATGCTGTAAGAGCTGCTATTGCTGGTATCGACAAGTATTCTGATGCTCTTAAAGAACTTCGTAAGATTGAACATGAAGAACTAATGGAAGAACTACAAGCAAAGAAAAAAGAAAACTTCCAACTGGTTGCTGATGCTTGTATGAAAGAATATGAGCAGAAGTATCATCGTGATGTATTCCCAGTGGATGAACATTGGGTGTATATGGTTTCCTAATACTTCGGCACAGGTGAAGGTCAAACCGTGTGTGTTATGATGACACAGGCAAATCCTGGTCATCCTGAAGATTTTGAAACATCTACCAATAAGTATGTTCCTTGCACTACAAAGCAATATCGTGCTGTGAGAGCATTCCATGAGCAATTTGGCACTTGGTATCTTCATGGTCTCAGATTTCTCAGTAAAGAAGATTTCTTCAGTGAATATTCATACTACATTCCTCCAGCGATGATGAAACTCCTCAATAGGAGTTGTTTCAAAGATTTCTACACCCGTGTTCATTACAATTTCTCATGACTTACAAACTCAACCCAGAAGCAAAAGCATTCTCTTATAATCGTGAGGAACTCTTTGAGTGTATCACAAAGATTGTGGCACATCCTCATAAAACCATCACAGAACATGATCATTCTCGTGCCCTTGCCATTATGGTAGTATTTGATGATTACTTTACCAATTACACGGAGAGTGATAATAATGGTGGGTATTGTGTTTATGAACAAGATGCCATGGATTTCACAGATTTTGTAAGGTTTAAACTCGGTATTGATGATTATGATGCCGTTGATGTTAATGAGGTTTTGAAATAAAACCTATATAAAAACGAAAACAAAGGAGAAAAAAATGAAACTCGGAGATTTAATGCTTGCCGCAATTTGTGGTTTGGTAATTGTAGTTTCAGTTACTCATATTGAACCACACTTTTCAACTTCTAATGTAGAACAGCAGAAATCAAAATGACACGTTTTGTAAAGAACCCAGATGAAATTATTCTGGAAGATGTGAAGATGTTTCATTATGAAGTAATGGAAGAAGGGCGTGCAGTATGGATGGGAATTTATCTCAACAACGGTCAAGTCTTTCACCTAAACATTGGTGGTGATAATCTTTATGTAAACTATTCTGATGAGGGTAAGGGGGCATGGGATGATCCTATTCCTGATGGTGTTGACCCTTGGAATCTTGGGGGTAGGGGAGTATAATGGACTTTCCTGTGTTCCTAAACAAGTGGATACTCGGATTTAAACCGATTTACTATACGCCATTCTGGTGGTGGTATCGTTTGATATCTCACCAAGGTTTTCGCTTTGATGACTACCATGTGTGGGGAGAGTTCTGGCATTCTCTTAATCACGGATGGGAACATATGGAGTATGTTTATAAGTTTGAAGAGTTTTGGGGTAAAGGTTCTTATCCACCAGAAAAGATTATTCTATCAAAAGAAAACTTTGATGCACTAGTAGAAAAACTCAACGAACCACCACAGTATAATGAAAAGATTGCTAGAGTATTGCAGCGAAAATCACCATGGGATTGAATAAATACTTTCAAAAAGTCATGATTACTTTCAAACAGTTTTTAGAAGAAGCAAAGAAAAAAGAAGTAAAGACAAAATTGTCAAAAAAACAAGTAATGAAAATTCTTGATAAGCAAGGTGGTATAGGTGCAAAGGCAGTGCAGAAATATATTGAGAAAAACCCAAATTATGGACCAAGAGAATATACACTTGGGGATAAAATGTGAACGAAAAGGCAAAAATTTATTATAATGTTTGGTGCTGTGCCCATCAACGTAGACATTTGTATCGTGGCACACCCAGAGAACAGAGAGAACATGCTACAGTACTCATGTGCCTTCAGATGAAAGATGCTAAATGGTATCAATTTGACACCGAAAAACCCAAACACTTAAAATGATCTCCATCTATGATATAATGCATGATGAACGCCGATATGGTTGGGTCGTAGATAAACACTATGACTGGATCAATATGCTTTCTAAAATGCAAAAGAAAAATCCACAAAGATTTGTGGAATTTGAATACTCTCAAGAAACAATCTATCATCACATAGATAGGTTGCAACAAGAACAAAACCTTTATGATTAATTAAATGATTAAACCAATTAAAGAAGAGTTTCCACATCCTGGATTTCCAGTTAAGATTGTGCATAAAGATGGAAAAGATCTAAAGGATAAAAAAACTTGTTACTTTCAATGTGAAGCACACGCTAAAAAATACATAGAGCGTTGTAAGTTTAAGAAAAAAGATTATACTATTACTTTCCAAGGAGAAAACGAATGACAACACGCACTTTTGTTGATAAAAATGGAAACTCTTGGGAGTGGGAAGAAACTCCAGAAACAATTGAAGCACTCAAACAACTTCATGAAACTGTAGAAAAAGTAAATGAGCGAAAGAACTGAAAGACCGTGGGGTTGGTTTGATCTTCATGAAGAAGATAGTACTAATCCCTACAAAATTAAAACGATTTATGTAAATCCAAATCTCCAGTTTTCTTTGCAGAGACATACCAGTCGTCAAGAATTTTGGGTAATTGTTGAAGGTGATGGTATTGTTACAACATCAACTTATCAGTGTGATGTTAAACGTGGAGATCACATACATATTCGTAAGAATGAACTTCACCGAATGACTGCTGGTGAATTTGGTGTTAAATTTATTGAAGTTCAAGTTGGATCTATTTGTGATGAAGAGGACATCGTAAGATTTGAGGATGACTATGGAAGAAAAACAAACTTTAATTGATGATTGTTTCTACGTTCAGGAGAAAAGGTATGGACTCTGGGATTCAACAGATCTTAACGGAAACGGATTGGTCACGTCTCTCACTAAAGAGCAATGTATATCAGCGACCCGTTTTATCCTTAAAGGACGGCAGGAAGGTTTCCCTGAACCCGAAAAAGTTCATGAAGGGGTAGTGGGTGGAAAACTCTGATTATCCATATCATGTTTTAGATCCAACGACTCCTTGGTATGAGTGGTTATGCTATTGTGAAATTTGTCACCAGTTAGGCGTCAAAGATCAACCAAGTATAAGAAGATATACTGCATACAGAAACTATCTTAAATCTGTTGGTGTATTATGATTAGGTATTTAAGAATATGGTTATGGCAAATAGTTTCTGAATTAGAGCAACGTTTATATCCTTATGAAAAAGAGGATGCAAATGATTTTTATTACACTGTTAAAAATGAAGAAACTGGTGAAAGTTACATGATTATTGAATGGATTAAATCATTTGATGAACGTATTATAAGACTTCAAGATGAAATGATATATGTTCAAAGTCAACTAAGGAATGTAAAAAATGATCCGTAAATTTATAAGTTGGTTTTTTTCTCCAACTGAAAAACAAATTGTAGAAGATCATATTGATCTTTATAGTAAACTAATTGAATTGGAGAATCGTATAGAACTTCTTGAAAGGGAAAATACAGAAACTACCAATGAACTTTATCGTCTTGAAAATTCTCTTGATGCACGTATAGATATTCTTGCTGAACGTTGTAGGATTAATTACGATGTATGAAACTTTAACTGAATTTGAAAGAGCACTTGCCCGATTTGGAGATAAAGTGCAATATGTTGTTGGACTTGAAATTTCTGATAAAATCAGTCCAGAAACAGCATATCAAGAAATTAAAGAGATGATGAAAGAACTTAAAAAACTTCGCAAAGCGGAAAAACAAACTTGGCAGGAGACTGGTGATGGAGTCTGAAGACACTCTTAAAATAACAGAGAACGAAGATGGATCGTTCACCATGGACTGGGACCCACAAGACCCAAAATGGTCTTGGTTAAATGGGTTGACAAGCAAGGAGATCCAGGTTATAGTGGAGCAAGCAATTAAGGATTACCTTGATGGACTTTGACTACAAAAATTACTCTCTTCAAAAACTTGAAGAGTGGATGCACGATGCTATTTCTACTTCGAATGCAACTCCACAAGAGATTTATGACGTGATTAAGAATGTAGTTGATGAAAACTACCACATGCATAAATTACATGCAAGTCGTTGTTATGAACTTCTTGCTCTTCTGAATGGTAATGGAAAGGGTCATTTATCTTGCGATAAAGATGATCCTTCTCCAGAATGTAAGAAATCTTGGAATGATTTTTGGGAAAATGATACTATGCCTCCTTGGGGGCATAGTGATATGGAAGCACTTCAATACACTGAAGAAGAATTGAATGCGATGTGCGAAAAGGCAGCATCAGATCAGGAGAAAGAAAAGTGCCGTGAGTATAATCTGCGTGAAGCAGAATACTATGATAAGCGAGCAAAACTTGATGCAACTTATGATGAAGCAATTGCTGCTGGTTGGACTATGACTGCTGATGGATTTTGGATTAGAGAGACCCCTAAAGATAAAGTTACAAAGTGGCAACTTCCTGTGGAAGTAGATGGTCCTAGTGGAGAATATTTCGTATGTTTTCCAAATGATTTGATGGAAGCAGCAAATCTTAAAGAGGGTGACCAGATTGAGTGGATTGATAATGGAGATGGATCTTATACTCTCCGTAAATTATTTCAAACAGTTGGCATGGATGAATGCTGATGATTGAAACTCTTATTTGTGGTTACAATTTATTCTGCCATGTGAAAAATGTGGTAGAATATCCAAGAATACAGACGCCTGTGGTAAAATACTATGAACCAGGCAAATCCTGTTATGTAAACGGAACCTTTTATACTAAATGTGAGGACAGATTGAATGGCATTAAGTGAATCAGTAGAACAAAGTTTGAAAGAAGCAGAAGCATCTCTGCGTAATGCTTTAGCATATGCTGCACGCCAAGAGCGACCTATGGTTTGTAGTGTTGTTGCCGACATGATTTCACGTATTGATACTCTTATGTCAACAGATGCGCTTCTTGATAAACTTGAAAATCGCAAATCTGGTGATAGTGGATTCTTCGGACCATTCTTCAATAGAGAGTGATTGTAACGCATTGTAACGCGATCCCAAAGAAAACATTAAGTTTCTAGATAGTTATGTATTGAAATGCTAATATTGGGACACATCACAAAAACACTATGACCCTTTCAAAAACTGGAACCGCAAACCTCACAACCGAAGAATGGAATGAACTTCTAGCACTCAAAAATGCCATTACCTATGCACCACAAACAGTTTCTGCTCAAAAAATGGAAAAGTTCACCGAGTTGATGGTTCGTTCTCTTGAAGGAAAGGGTGATTGTACTCCCCGATAAAATAAATAAGTATCATCAAAACACTAAAATGGAAAACATCGACCAACATATCCAGAAGGATGAAGAACTTTTGGAAGATCCCATGATTTCTCCCCAGGCACGGAGGCACACTGAAGAGGAACTTGAAGCATTGAAATCCTACAAAGAAAATCACCCAAATGACAATCATGATCCAACTGCATTAGAATTGTACTGCGATGCTCACCCTAATGCTCTTGAATGTAGGGTTTATGATGATTGAGTAACAGTTGCTAAACTGGCACATCAGGCACCCTAGTTTTCTGGGGTGCCTTTATGATACTACTGTATATTTCTTAAATTATGTTTGAGTCTCTTGTCCCTATTGTTACTCATTATCTTGAAAAACATCATGAACTTTATAGTGGTCAATGTAAAGCAGAGTATTGGGAAGAACTTCTTTCAAAAGCACTGAAAGATGCTGGATTTGGTAGTGATTGGAAACCAGACTTTAACCATAAAAGTGGAGTAGATCAAACTACAGATTCTGGAATCCGCATTAGTAATAAAGGTGGATTTGTTGAAAATGATGTAGTTACTATTTCTGGATCACGATTAACAAAGCATAAAACAATCACAGAAAAACTTGAATTTCTTAGTGTAAAAAAAGAAGATTATATATTTTGTCTTGCATGTGAAAAAAGTGATTGGGAAAGAGGAAATAAAATTTACTATTTTATTGTTATTGATGCAGATAAATTAAATTATCATGAACAGGAGTGGAAAGAGACCATGGGATCTCGCAAAGATACTAAAGGGAAAATAATGGGATGGGAATGTACTTCTGAAGATTTTTTTGCTAAAATTCAGAAGAGCATGTCTGATCAACTTTGGACAACTGTTAAATTGGATTCTTGTGAGGAAATTCATGACATTGTTATTGGGTGATTGTTTAGAAATTCTACCAACACTTGCCGATAACTCTGTAGATATGGTGTTGGTAGACCTTCCATATGGTACAACTGCTTGTAAGTGGGATAGTATTATTCCATTGGATAAGTTATGGGAACAATACAATCGCATTTGTAAAGAAAATGGTGCAATGGTGTTTACTGCGGCACAACCATTTACAACTATACTTGCAGCATCAAATCTTGAGAACTTTCGTTATGAATGGATTTGGGAAAAACCTCAAGGTACAAATCCTATGAATTCCAAGGTAATGCCTTTGAAATCTCACGAAAATATCTTGGTATTTTATCGCAAAAAATGTACCTATAATCCTCAGATGTGGTACTCAACCCCTTACAGCGGATTTTCTTCAAATGTAAGCAAAATTGGTGAAGTTTATGGAAGTGCCCAATCAAAACATAGAGATAATCCAGATGGGTCAAGATATCCTAAAACTGTATTAAAGTTCAAACAAGAAAAAGGATTACATCCAACACAAAAACCTGTGGATCTCATGGAATATCTAATTAAAACCTACACTAATCCTGGAGAAACTGTTTTAGACAATACAATGGGATCTGGAACCACTGGTGTTGCTGCAGTTCAAACTGGGCGTAAATTTATTGGGATTGAAATGGATCAGCAATACTATGAGATCGCCAAGAAACGCATAGAAAGTGCTGTGCCAGTTGAAGAAGTGGTCCAAGGTGCCTCCAATCCCCTTGTGGATGCCCTATACTAACAAGGTAATCAACGAAACGCCTCATGGCAACTCGCTCCCGCATCGGTATTGAACTGAAGAACGGTTCTGTGCTCTCTGTGTACCACCACTGGAATGGTTATCCTGAATGGTTGGGTCGCATCCTGAAAACTCACTACAACACCCGTGCTCTTGCTACTGAACTGATTGATGGTGGCGATATGAGTTCTTGCTGGACTGAAGACCGTTGGAATAGTGAGACCAAAGCACAGGAATATGGTCCTCAATACTATTCCCAGCGTGGTGAAGATTGCCCTCCTCGCCACGATGCTGACCTGAATGAGTATCTGTGCGATAGTGAAGAATACTCCTACATTTTCACTAAAGATGGTGAGTGGGTGTGCTATACTAATGATGGACGTTTTCCTGATATGGTAAAACAAGTTGAAATCCCTTCTGCTACCCTTGCTGTTTGATTATTATGGAAACTGTTGAAATTATTAAAGACTATTACGACACGCAACCCATCACGATGGAGTTTACTGTTGAAGAACATGATCTTTTGAATAGCATTCTTAATCATGCTGTTGATGGAATGGATCTTGCCATTCCCTGCATCTATGATCTTCCTGAAGACTCTGAAATTCGGCAGCGTTATGAAATGCTTGAACACATGAAAAACCATTCTTATTCACTCTGGGCACAGCGATTTGGTAACTGATTATGAAATTCACTGATCTTAATTTTGAACCACATCCTAACTGGGATGGTGTTCAGGCAAAACACTTCTTTGATAATGGTTACGGTGTATCTGTAATCAAATCGTCACACTCTTATGGTGGATCTGACGGACTCTATGAACTTGCAGTTCTCAAAGGACTTGAGGAAGATTGGGAGATCTGCTATGATACTCCTATTACAGATGATGTTATGGGGCATTTGACCACAGAAGATATTGACATTATTCTTAATCAAGTTGAAAGTCTTTAATTATGGCACTGGAATTTAATCTTGGTGATATTGTCACCAAACGAGCTGGAAAAAAACCTGCTAAAATTACTTATGTAAGTGATTATAGTAGTACTGGATATTACACCTGCAGATATCTTCATAACAATCAATCTTTTTCTTGTTATGGTTCTGATCTAAAACTTTACGAAGAGGAAACTGAAATGGCGGACACTAAAACCCTTTATTCTTTCACTGTTGACGGTAAGGTTGCCTATGGCACTCACATCGGCACCAACAGTCAAAACCAATACCTGATTGAAGAGAAAGGTACTGGAGCAATTCATGTCTTTGACAAGAGTGCTCTGGAAGAAGTTGTACCTTACACCTTCAGCGCCAAGATGGGCAGTAGTGAGAACCATTATGTGGGCACTCCTGGCGCTTTGAGCAAAGGTGATATTCTACTGTACACTGGTTCTAGCACTCCCCAGATCGCTGTGGTGACTGGTGTAGATACCAAGAACAAGAGTGCTCGTGGCAAGTTCAAAGGTGCTAAACTGGCAACGGAGGCAATCTGATGAAAGATTCTGCTACTATTGCTGCTGTTTTTGCTGTTATTGTTATTGCAACTGCTGGAATTCTCTTTGAAGCATGGTTGCTTGGGGTTATTCTGTCTTGGTTTAATGTATCTTTGACCTTCTGGCAGAACCTTGCTATGATTGTACTTGCTAATCTTATCTTTAAGAACTCTGGAGGTTCTTCCAAATGATTACTACGATTATGGCAGGATTTGCCTTTGGTTATTGTGTAATGGACATCATTCAGAACTATCGTGCTCGTCGCACTATGAATGAACTACTGAAATCTACTCTGGAGAATGACAAATGAAACCAATTCTTGCTATTGTAGGTGGTGTGGTTGGGTTTGGTGCTCTCATCTGGGGAGTTGCCTACCACGACCTTCTCTTCACTGCATTCTTTTCCCCAAAGTATGAGAATGTTCGCAGGAATACCTTTGAGCAATCAAAGTCATTCCGAACAGGTGCGGTTCAAGAACTGCAAAATATGCAGTTTGAGTACATCAAAGCATCTCCTGAACATAAGGTAGCACTCGCAGATATTATCCGTCACCGTGCTGCTGAAGTTCCTGCTGATGCTATGCCTGCAGATCTTCAATCCTTTATCTCTAACCTTCCTCAATAAAGTATAATGACCACTATATATCCCGAATTTGTTGCATTTCCTAAAATTCCCCGTCTTCATAAGGAATGTGTGGTCACGGAAAAAATTGACGGAACTAATGGAATTATCTACATTACTGATGATGGAGATATGTTCATTGGAAGTCGCAATCGTTGGTTGAGTGCAGAGTCCGACAACTTTGGTTTTCATCGTTGGGCAACCGAAAACAAAGATGAACTGATGAAACTTGGCCCTGGTCGTCATCATGGTGAATGGTGGGGTAGTGGAATTCAACGAGGATATGATCTTCCCAAAGGGGAGAAACGATTCTCTTTGTTTAATGTGAGCATCTGGAATCAAGAAAATCTTCCTGCTTGTTGCTATGTTGTTCCGACTCTTTATACTGGAGAGTTTAGCACAAATGTTCTTGATGATGAAATGGATCGTCTCTGGAATTATGGTTCTCTTGCTTCTCCTGGTTTTATGAATCCAGAAGGTGTGATGATTTTTCATTCTGCTGCGAATCATTATTTCAAAGCACCTTTTGATAAGAATCATAAGGGTTGAGGACACTTAAAGAACTGGCACAAGACCTTTCCTACTTCCCACAATCCATCCTATAATAACAAAGTAATCAATCCAAATCATGAAACCATTTGCTTCTGTTGCTGCCATCGCACTTCTGGGTGTAACTCTTGTTGGTTGTGATGATTTTAGCAATTCCGATCAAAAACAACGTGATCAACAAGAACGTATCCTCCAAGAAGGCACCGCACAAACTGGTATGCCTGCAATCAAGAACTTCCGTGAACGCAAACTGATGAAACAAATTATTGAGATGCGTGACCAAGATGGACTGGTGACTTATACTTATATTGTTCCTGAAACTACTGGTCGTCCAGTGTTTCTGTGCAACTCTATTGGTTATGGTTTGCCTGCTGCAACTCAATACACCAATCCTCAAAAGTATGAGCGAATTAGTGGTGTAACCCTTCCTCAAGCAGATCCTAATGGTTTGTTCTCTCCTGATAGTGCTGAAGGAACTTGGGTGATGTGTTCTGATCCAAGTGGTAATGGTAAGACACGCCCTGTGTATGTTGAACCTCGTATCATTGTTTCTCCTTTCAAACTCTGATTATGACTAAAGTGGTTTATAATGCCTGCTACGGTGGGTTTGGTCTCTCTAAAGAAGCATGTCAACGTTACTGGGACATCAAAGAACAAAAAGTTTGGATTGAAGATAATGAGTGGGGATTTTCTGTTTGGTTAGTTCCACCTGAACAACGACTGAAACCACAAACCACAAAAGAAATCTTTACTATGAGTAAAGATGAACTAACTGCTTATAATAAAGCATATTCGGCACAATCTTGGTATTATGGTGATGTTGACCGCCACGACCCTGTTCTTGTTCAAGTTGTAGAAGAACTGGGTGACAAAGCAAACGGAATGTGTGCTAAACTTCGTATTGATGAAGTTTCTGGTCCTTATCGTATTGATGAGTATGATGGGTTTGAGAGTGTAGAAACTCCTGGTAGTTATGATTGGATTATTCCCTGAACTTTATTTGAGGTAAATTATGCAACAAGACAACACTATGCGTAATGCTCTGATTATTGGAGCATCATTTCTGGTCTCTTTGTTTGTGATTAGTTCTGTTGTTGGACCACTCTATAATGTGTGGGCACAATCTCTTGATGGTAAGGCAGAACTTCAGAAAGCAGAGTACACCCGACAGGTTGCAGTTCTGGAAGCACAAGCAAAGAAAGATAGTGCTCAACAACTTGCTGATGCTGAAGTTATCCGTGCTACTGGTGTTGCCAAAGCAAACCAGATTATCGGCAATTCGCTGAAAGACAACCGTGAGTATCTTCAGTATCTTTACATTACTGGACTTGAAGATGGCAGCAAGAATGGTAATGTGACGATTTATGTTCCTACTGAAGGTGGAATGCCAGTTCCAACTCTACAAATGAACAAGTAATCAAAGGGGAGGGTAAAACCTCCCCTTTTTTTCTAAATATTTAGAAAAACATGATAGTACCAAGTCAGTTTGAAAAAATAACAAAAAAAGATATTGCTAAAATTTCAGATGAAAAATTAAAGACTATTTTAAATGTTTTCTCGTCGAAAACTTTAGAGGATAATATTGGATACTTATTTAAAAGTTCTTTTTCTATTAGGCAAAGAGTATATATCAGATCAAAAGTTCTTCATGATCTAACCTCAAGAAAAGAAAATGAAAATATTACTATTGATTTTTTAGCAAAAAATATTAAATCTATAATAGATGAAGAAGAACTTCCAACTTTAGGAAATATAAATGAAATAAAGAATATTCTTAAAAAGTATTTGTCAAATTATCAAAAAACAACTCAGGTTGTCTACAATACTTTATCAATTCTTGGTGAAATTGTAACCATGTTTGTTTGTAGTGAAAATATTCCGAAAAAGTTCAGTTTTTATGATTTTATTGATTATGTGTATTTTTTAAAGTGGAATTCAAATCAAACATTAGAAAATTTTAATGTATATACAGATATATTTTTGAATACTGAAAAAATATCTTATATGTCTGCAATTTATGATGATCAAAAATATAATAATGGATATTATGAGTGGTTATATTCCGCATACTATAGTGCAAAGAAAATTATAGAAAAATGTGGCAACGATGGTAAATTATACGAATATCATCATGAGTCTTCTAATTTTGTTGATTTTATAAAAAATAATTCTAAACAAGATAAAAATCGTTGTTTTACTATGATGGAAAATTACCAAAAAAGTCTTGGTAAAAGATTTTTTAGTGAATCTAACAAGTTATCGACTGCGGACATTTACTTGGTAAAAAAAAATCAAGTCAAAAACATTAAGACGTTAATAAATCAAAAAGTAAAAATGATGGGGGATAATAAACTTCTAAATCCAAGACATTATTTGGAGATAATAACTCAATTATATCGTTCAAAAATAATGTTTCCAGTTAGTTTGAAGCAGGTTAAGGATAGTAATACACCATTTTCAATATTAAATTATAATTCAGTTTATTTGCACGAAAATAAAGAAGATGATGATTGGTTTTTAAGTGAAGTAAGATTTTTAATGCAATTGTCAAAAAATAAGGCGGTATTTGAAAAATATTTGAATGAGTTAATTTCAATAGAAAACTTAACACCCAATGATTATAAATTAAATCTTACTACTCAATACTTTAATTTTACATATGAAATAAAAAAACCAGATAAAAAAATTAAACACTTGAATTACTTTATTGAATTATTGCCTGGTAGTGGATCAGTACTGATAAAACCTGGTAAACAAGGGGGACCATCAGAAACAACTTCGCAGACTGGTGAGGGGCAAGTAACTTTAAATGTTTTTAATGAAATGACCAATCATCCCAGTTATCGGACATCTTTCAATAAAGCTTATAATGATTTAATAAAAAATCGTATTAGTATTTTGAACGAAATTGATGATGAAAATTCTGTAGCAAAACAAATTATGAGAAAAGTTGGTCTTTTGACAAAAGATGATTATTTAAAAATTATTACCTCTTTAAAAACTAAACCAAATAAAACAAAATTTTTATTCAAATATGCTGATTTTTTAATAGAAAAGGAAATACCAAAAACTTTAACAAAAAAAATAAAAGATAAGTATAAATTGATAAAACAGAGAAAAGGTGGTGATGTTATATCGGATAGAAATTTTGATCAATTTAGAAATCTTTTATTAAATCTTGAATTTTTATTTTTTATCTCTGCAAATCAATCTAATATTAAAGAATTGGTTAAAAAGAAAATAGTTATGAGTATGCACTCTGCAGCATCTGGTAGAGGGTATTTGCTTCTCTCAAGTTCAAGAATGGCTAGGGGTAAGGCATACTTGGATGATATTCAATCTGCAGTCACCTTAAAAGTTGGTAAATGAGACACTTATCAAACTGGCACACTTGCCCACTCAAGGATCAATTTTTGCTTTATACTGAATGTTGTTGACACTCAAAAGTAAATCCATGACTGAAAAGGAATTTCTTATTCAAGAATATGGACAAGATGTTGTAGATTTCTATCTAAAGAATGTTTCCAACAAACTAGATTATTTTTCTGTAAGGTATTGTGAGGATATTGAGGAAGATCCACAAGATACATATTCTTATATCTGGGATCCAATTTCAAAGTCCGCATTTTTAACTGAAAATGAAATTGGCGATTTAGAAGAAGGTTAAACATTTTTATACCACTTTATCAACTGGCACACAGGCACTCCACAAGCACCTGTGTGCCTTTATAATAGGTACATACACAACACACCCATGAGCACCACCTTCGCTGACTACGCTGCCCAAGAACAGGCACGGCAGAGCATCGCTGACGCTGTTCTGAGGCATACCTATGCTCTTTGTGAGGCACTCAAGCACAATTACGTTGAGTATGCCATCCGTGGACATCAAAAGTTTGTTGATGATCTTGAAACTAAAGAGTATCATCAACGTAAGATTGATGAACTCAAGAACAACGAATGCCCAGTTGATTTCATCCTTGAGTCTGGACGCAAGTACCACAAAATTGTCTTTATTGATAGTAATGGTTCTCGCTCTGTTCATGCCTTCGTAGATCAAAAAACTGGTGAAGTATACAAATCTGCTAGTTGGAAAGCACCTGCCAAAGGTGTTCGCTATGATCTGCGTTTGATTGAAGAACGTGAATGGTTGTTTAAGAATGCTGATTGGGCAGGTAGTTATCTTTATGCGAAGTGAATCATGTTAATGATCTTTTTTTGGTGGTCTGTTGCCATGCTTGGTGCAGTCGCCTTCAATTATGTTCTGATGCAATTCACTGATGATGACAACGACTGACAAACTTATTTTTCTTGGTTCTTTTGTTTGGTTTTTGCACTGGGGTTCATGTCTTACATCACGTATTCTGGATACGGTTATCGCAAGCGCCTCTGTGAGGACGTTACCACTTGGTTTCTAAACAAATTCTTTCCACGCCATAAGATCCACGTTGAAATTCTTCATCGTGGATTGAAACGTGAAGGTGTGAATGGTTATTGTGACATAGTAGGTGAGCAATATCGCCCTCGTCAATTCTTAATTGAACTTGATACTTATATGGATGAGGAGTTGTATATAAAAACTCTTTTACATGAACTTGCTCACCTTAGGCAATGGGTGGTGGGTTCACTGCGGGTTCGTTATGGGAAATTATGTTATTCTAAAGAACCTGTGGAGAAGTATGAGTATTGGTATCAACCACATGAAGTAGAAGCACGGGAGCAGGAAGAAACGCTCTACGACCAGTATTGTAGAGAAAAAATACAATTGAGAGATAATGTAAAATTTTTTTCTACATTGCCAAGACATATATTATAAAATTAATCATTATTTACTATAATAAACCATCCAGTTATTACATATTTTGATGTTGTTCTTACGAAATTTCCCCTATGTGCATGAGTATATCCTGCTGGCCAAAGTAGAATGGTTCCTCTTTCTGGATGAAATCTAAGTCGTTGAGTAAAAAACTCAGTTTCTCCCTCTCCCTTTGGAATATCATTCAAATATATCATCCAAACTAAAACTCTATTTGATGAAGTATAATGTGAACTCTCTGAGTGCCAAACGTGATAACCTCCTCCAGGATCAGTTCTTTGCATTTTAACGTCAAGAACTGTTAGGGGAGTGTTTTGAAGGTCGGGATATTCTGCGGCATATTGCTCAAATGCCTTTCCTAAAAAATCGTAGCATATGTTGGTTAGTTTCGTATCAAATTTATCAATCCATAATGCCTTATCAGATCTTCCATATACACCTTCTTTAAATTGATTTTTTCCGTCATCACCTACTTCTTCAGCGTCAAATTCATTACCTTGATATTTAAACTTACGTCCTATTCTTGAATTTTGAACATCTTCAAAAAAATTGATGAAATCTTCACAAATATTTTGTGGAACAGCATTTTTAAAAATTGCTATGTGATCTATTATTTCCATGAATAAAATCTTTGTTTTTTTATATAGCACATCATATGACAGTGCTATAAGTGGCACAGGTGTTACCCAACCGCCTGCTGCAGGCAGTATAATTACAAGGTAATCAAGGGAACACCCGATGATCACAGACACCATTCAAGACAAGCAGATCCGCCGCTCTATTGTGAAAGCAGTTGAGGAGATGGATCTGCGTTTCCTGCAACGTATTGCCTATGAAGTGCGTTGCGAAGAAATGGGTATTTACCCTGATGGTTGGAAACTCTACCCCGAAAACTGATCATGTCACGTCGTAATGTTTGGTTGAATTTTTCTGAATGGGAGTTAATTAATGAAGAACTCTCCGATTGTGAGTATCATTTTTTTCAACTTTCACAAAAACAAGTTGCTGAATGGAAAAAAGATATGAAAAAACATCCACATCGTGAGGATCGTGTATTTGAAAGAGTTGGAATTTATCCAATGATTCAAAAGGTCAAAAGTCCAAAGGCAATTAATATCTTGTGTCGTGAAAATTGGCGTTCACAAGATATGATTGATGTTATGGAAAATCAGCATTCTTTTATTGGTTTTATTCTTACACATCTTAATGATGTAAGTATAAATACGACTCTTGAAGAATGGGAAGAGATTCGCAATAAGATGAAAAGCGTTATTTGTGAATCTGATAAAAGACTTTGGTTTGATAATGATTTAATTGACCTTTACAAAAAAACAAACAAATGAATCTCTCCACTCAATCTGTTTCTAAAATTGCTGACGCACTCAAACCAGCGGTAATTGATTATGTCTCTATGGACGAATCTTTTATAGAGGTTCTGCAAACCGCAATTATTGGAGGTATTCGCAACACTATGGGTGACATGGATGAGGATTTACTTTTTGAGATAGGTATGCTACTTTTTGACCGAATTGAATTGAAATGATGATTGAAACACTGATTGCTGGACTTACATGTGGAATTGCTACATTCTACGGTGTTGGTGATGGTTTTCATGGTAATATAACTGCAAATGGAGAACGATTTGATGCTTACCGTTGGACTGCTGCTCACCCTTACCTTCGTATGGGAAGCAAAATTAGGGTTACAAACCAAGACAATGGTAAACAAGTAATTGTGAGGGTGAATGATCGTGGTCCATATTCTCATGCTGACTTGGATCTTTCTTATGGTGCTTTCGCTCATATCGCTTCTCCACGCAAGGGCAATGCTGTTGTCTGCTGGAGAGTCATCGGATGAATAAATCAGAGAAAGATGCACTCTACGTTGTCATTATGTTAGTAGTGCTCCTTCTACTTGACATACTGGTAATCGGTGGTATATTATACAAAGGACACGCAAATTTTCCAGAACTCATCAAACATTTGAAATCATGAAAAAACTGCTTGCTCTTGTCACTGTTCTGATTGCTGCTGCTCCTGCAGTTGCACAAGAACAAAAAGTATCATATCGCCCCTTTACATACGAAACTCCTTGTATGCTTGAGGCAGGTGATCAAACCTATCCTGATGTATGTAAGGTAGTTGAAACACGTGAAAAGAGTGGTGCCCTTCGCACACGCAATATCTACTCTAACAAACATGCGTTGACTATCAAAGGACGCTTTGACCAAGAGAAAGGATATATGACTTGGGACAGTCATAACAAATATGAATACAAATGGGAGTATAAAATTGGTGGTACTGGTGGTGCTGATGGACTTGGTGCCTGGACATATGTGATGCCTGGTTTTCTACTTCAAAACGTTAGTTGGGACTAAAAATGAAAGAAATGAATGTAAATCTAAATGTGCATGAGATTGGTATTATCCTCTCTGCAATTCAAAATCTAGAAAATGCAGATGAAATCCGTCTTTCTAGGGAGTATGGTAGTGCTTCAGCACTTTATAATAAACTTTACACGATCTGGGAGCGAATGGACAGATCGGAAACTGGACTACGCTACGACGTGGTGCCCTCCTTCTGACCTATAATAGTGATGAAAACATCTTACATCTATCTTGGTGTGATTGCCATTCTGATGTGGAATGGTATGTTGATCAAACGTGATCAAGAACTTTTCAAAGCACATGAATCATGTGCTCGCTTCACACATCATCCCGACTGCCCTTACAACAAAAAATGAACAAAGACGACATCAAACAATTCATCAAGGCATTCATGGATTTCAGCAAGCACGCAGAAGCACAAGAAATGTATTACAATGCCAAGCAAGCATATCTTGAGTATGAAATGCGTAAAGAGAAATCAAGGATGATTATTGAAGATGAGATTGAACAAAAAGCAGCAGAACTTGAGGTTACTGTTGACTACTATATGGCAGAGTTCATGTGATGAGTGATCAAACAAAACTGATCTTGGCATTGATGCAGATTGATAACCTTACCGCTTTAACTGAAGGTAATGAGTATCAATCTTTTTTGTATTCGCATTTAATTTCTATGAAATGTGAACTACAACGCCAATTGACAAATCTCAACCATTCGACTACAATCAAGGAGTAATTTAAAACAGCAAATGAAGTATCTTTACATCGTCACCTACTGGGTTCCTTTTCCTTCTTCGGAATATGGCGGCACGATTAGTTTGATTGCAGAATCTGATACAGAAGCATTTGAGATTCTTTCCAACTGTAATGATTTTGATGATCGTTACACTGATCGTATCATGGAGCGTGTGGTGAATGCTCATAAGTTTGCTCTGGCAAGCGAAGAGAAATCCCGTATTGTTGATGTGTTTATTACTTGATGTATGAAATACGAACCACAGATCAACGATTATGTAATATGGAACAACGGCAAAGGCGTTGAAGGGTGGATTTATTTCAAAGGAAAAGAATATATTACAATTGAGGTAAACGTTCGCCCCAAAGATTCAGAAAATCTTTATGCCTGTTCCTTACATGAAAACGAACGATTACTTGTGCTTTGCTACCAAAATCAATGGAATCAGTTAGAATATGTCAGATCCAGGAAATCAGTCTATGAAACCTAAAAGTCCATGGAGATGGTGGGCAAAAGCACTGGGCGAAAAAGCATCCAAATGTGACAAAGAATCAGATAGAGTTGCAGTTATTCGCACTGTAATCTTTGCAACTTATCTGATTACTAACTGTTTCATCGTTGCTGGTGTCATACGACACTGGAATGATGAAACAATCATTGAAATCTTTATTGAATCTCCTCATGAAGTACCAGGTTATCTACAACAAAAACAAAAAGAAATCCGTATCCAAACAAGTGGCAACTTTCTATAATATTGAGGATGCCATTATGTGGGAAAAACATGTTAAGGAACAGCAATTTACTAATGTGGAAATAGTCCCAGATTTTAGTTAATCTTTCTAAATAAACAAAGATAGATTCACCTTTGTTTGAACAGGTAATGGCGGTTTCAATTAATACTACTTTTCATTTTAATTCTGGAGCAATACCATTCAGTTCACTAAGACAAGTTTTTAAAGAGACTGATACTGGAGCAGTTAAGGCATCGCAGTTAATTCGTAATACCAGCATTTACACTGAAAATCCAGTTGTTCCGGATGCAGATGAAAATTCAAACATAGTAACTACTCAATCAGGTTGGAAGACTTCACAGTTTCGTGGATCTTGTAAAGAATACGAAGCTGTGCAGTCTGGAACTGATGCTGATAATGATTCATCTGGATATGGATTTAGACTCGGAAGAGCAGCCCATGCACCTGGTGGAATTCCATGGGGTGGGAATATGACTAAAAACATTAAAAAGAATGTTTACATCACAGGTGAAGTTGGATGCAATAATCCAGACCCTAATACTGCTGCATTAGGATTCTCTCCAGATGTTGATGCCCCTAACATGTATGTTGAAGTTTCTGGAACCGTTAGAGGATGTGGTGGAGAAGGTGGAGCAGTAGGTGGAGGAAGTGGAAATCCTGGAGGACCAGGAGCAAGATTTGTCACCAATCGCCCACTGAAAGTTGCTGTTGTTGGTAGTGGATTCATACGTGGCGGTGGAGGTGGTGGTGAAGGTGGTTCTGATGGAACTGATGGATCTGCCGGAGCTGATGGAACTGATGGATCCGCAGCAAGATGTAGAAAGGTAGACAATAATACTGGAAGAAGTTGCTGTAGTCCTTGTGGTGGATGCCCAAGTGGTTATCGCAGAGAATATTGTCACAATCGCCAAGGAAGATGTGGATGGTGTGGTCAATATCGTGATTGGGAATGTAGAAGAGTTCAAAATGAAAGTCGTGATCCTGGAACCAAAGGATTCAAGGGAAATGCAGGAACTAAAGGAACTGGTGGAACTGGTGGACGTGGACGTGGATGGACAAATTATGGTCCAGGATCTTCACTTGAAGGTGGAGTAGGAAATCCAGGAAATCCAGGAAATGCTGGTAATGCAGGAAATACTTGGCAAAGATGTCGTGATAATTGGAGTACTGAAAACAGAGGATCTAATGGAAATCCAGGAACTCCGGGCAATGCAGGAAATCCAGGAACATCAGGAGGATCTGGAGGACGTTGGGGAGAATCTGGTGGAAATACTACAGGACCAGGAAGTGCTGGTGCTGGTGGAAGAGGAATCGCAGGTTCTGGTTATACTGTAGTTGAAGGTGGTGGAAACATCATCGGTGGTTACTAATAAATATTCAAAAATCTTGAAAAAACTATGACTTACGATAAAGAAAAATTGCTTGATCTTTTTTGGGAATTCAATTTATATTTTACTGATCACTCAAAAATTGCATCACCCGGATCAATTAACTTTGCAGTTTCCCCAGAAACAGCAGAAAAGCGTATGGAAATTTGTAGAGGATGTGATCAATTTGATCCAAAACGATTAGATTGTAAGCGTTGTGGATGCTATCTTCCAAATAAAACAGAAGATACTGGCGAATCATGTCCAATTGATCGCTGGGGTGCAGATAAAGAAGGTTGGTTATCTGGAGCAAAAGAATTACTTGAGAAAATTGAAAATCATGTCCCAGTCACCGACTGAATTTCCTTCATTATTTGATCAGGCAAAAAACCTGGCAAATCTTGCAAAGGATGTGATTATGTCTGATCAACCAATTCTTGCATCTGAAGAATTGCAAAAAGAAAGAATGTATCATTGTCAACGATGTGAGCACTTTGCTAAAACAAGCAAACGTTGTAAACAGTGTGGTTGCTTTCTTAAGCACAAAGTTAAAATTCAACAATCAAAATGCCCAATTGATAAATGGTAACATGAGCGAATTTCCATCTATACCAGAACAAGCAAATAATTTAGTTTCATTAATTCAAGATGCAATTATGGATGCTATCTCAGGTAATGAGATATTTGCAACTGATGAAGAAAAAGATCGTAGATTATCCATATGTCGCTCATGCCCAGAGTATCATGCAGAGTCTATTAGATGTAAGAATTGCGGATGCTTTTTAGAAAATAAAGTTATTTACACTGCTGCCAAATGTCCTCTTGATAAATGGGTTCAACCATAATACCAATAGAATCCTCTATAACTATATCGCCCAGGATGTTTCAAACTTTTAATTAAACCTAATCCAGCACTATTGCCACGTAGTGCTTTCATTGCTTCAGTAATACTCTCATAACGGGGACCTAATCTCTCCGTTTTTTTGTGTATGCCAAACACAGATCTTTTCTTATTATGTTCTTCAACAACTGACCATTTATATCCATAACATCTATAACAGTTACGGGCACAAGTCATTATATTTGAATTCTTTCTTGCATTACCTGTCACTTCTTCTGCTGCTAGTGCTGCCGATTCCCATATCTTGATCTCACCAGTTTCAAGATGCTTACCTTGTACTTTATGTCCAGTACGTTTAATGTTTTTACGATCTTGATTGTTAAATGTATGCCTATACTTTGGTTTATTAATTGTTTCTGGTATGATAGGTACTAAATCTTCTTCATCATCTTCTTCTTCTTCAAAGACACGATAGTTATAGTTCTCTCCATTATAAGAGTCATAGTGTCTTATCCACTGTTCTCTTTTCTCATTCAATTCTCTTTCATCACATTCATCTAGTTCTTGTATTGTAAAACGATGTATTCCATATTGACGAAATGCTCTGTGTAATGGTTCAGGAGACATTTTGTTTGCTGATTGAATGTGTGCCTGCCATTCTTTGTTCATGGGTAAGAGAGTGCTTCCCACGTACTTTAATCCATTCTCTTTGTTTGTGATTAGGTAGATAATACCCCTTGCCATGTGTTTAAATGCATAGTGTTTTATACACTAGTTATAGTGTATTGGATACTATTCTAATTATGAGACTTTTTCGTATGTGTGAGAATGACAATATTGAGAAAAATTTGTTATTGTGTGATATAATGATAGTGTTATATGGTTTTAAATGGGTGTAAATATGTTTGAATGCTTGTAAATGCCTCCGAATGCTTGTAAATGCCTCTGAATCCTTCTGAATGCTTCTGAATCCTTCTGAGTCTTGTGAGGTTGGCGAGCATAGCATAACACGCGCAGTTTGTCAAGTTTTACCCCGCCGCCCCCATAAAACTGTTACGAGATCCGCACGAGATCGCTACGAGACTCATAAGACATCATAATACTACGAGATCTGCACGAGATTATATCATCATACAACACTTACGAGATATGTGCGTTTCATAACATTTCAAGCATTATATGCATATATAACAGTATCATTATCTGGTACGAGATCTGGGCGAGCGTTATGGGGCTTGCACTCTCTACGAGATCATGGTACAATACACAAGCGTTCATCAAACTACTATGTACGACGATTACGAGATCGATTTCTATGGCAACGATTGCAGTCTCGACGAGGATTCGTACTACGAGAATCATACACGAGATCTGCACGAGGATGACGATTATGCACGAGATGGGCAAGACTATCAAGATCTTGCATATCGCCACTATGCATGATACAATACACACACATTGCACGAGATACTCATGATCGCACAAAAACGCAAGGTATGTGTCACTCTATACGTTGAGTGTTATGATGATCTAGATCTAGAAGATATGAACTGGAAAGATCTTCTAGATCTTGAGGGTGATGAAGAAGTCCATGCTAGCATAAAGGATCTAGATCCATTCTGATACATGTGCCAGTTCTTATACTGGCACAATCATTATAATATGCTATAATGGTATAACAGTAGCGTTATATAATTATTTCAAGGCAGGGAAAGTGGCGATGTATTGTCGTCCACAGGGATACCCCTCCCCTCATCTGATTGTCCTTATAAGATACCACAGCACCCTGCCACCTGGGGCAGGTCTTGTGCCGCTTTGTGAACTGGTCTAATGTTGCCCCAAAGCACCCCAAATCGGCGTTATGTTGGTTTCGTTCAACACCACGGCACCATGATTTTCATCACCTACCCTGATCACGGTTGTGTATACACTCTCTCCCAGGAAGATGGCGATGAGTTGTACTATGCTCCCATCTATTCTGATGGCAATATTAATCTTGAAGAATTTGCCCCTGTAGATCTTGATTCTGCAGATATGGATGAGATGGAGTTGTTTGATATTCGCAACCGCCTTGTGCAATTGTGCCAGGTGTGAGACTGGACCAACCCCCCTTGCGCTTCTGGTGCTGGGGGGTTATATTACATTCGTTCCTGAGGAATTCTCCGATGTATCACGTTTTCATGCTTTCCTGGGATGAAATTAGTGGTCGCAAACTCCTGTCCGTTTCAAAAACAAAGGAACATGCAGAAGATCTTGTGGATGAGTACAGTGAAATGTTTCCACATGCCTATGTGGACTATGAGCGTGTGGCAGTGAACTAACTGGCACAAGGGTGCTGGACTTCTACCCAGCACCCTGCTACATTACATTCGTTCCTGAAACACCCCCATGAACTACTACAACACCAAGATCGTTGAGCGTCATGAGCACCGCACGGAACTCATGAATTCCCAGGCAGAACATGCTAATTTCTGCATGTCTCTCAAGTCCATCATGGACGACGTTAACATGGCATGGTATGGTGAGATGAAGCGTGCCAACATCTGCTATGATGTGTGACGCCTTCTGAACTGGCACCTCGGTGCTTTACAAGCACCTCAAACCCTGCTACATTACATTCGTACCTGAGGGACATCCCCATGCTGACTGGCACCGCTCTCGTTTCTAAAGTGACTGAAATGCAGGCACAAGAACCGCCTGCCAAGATGTCTGATATCGTTCGGGCATGTGGTTATGAGATCGACGGCAAACTCAAGTTCACCATGTTCTACGTAGAACTGTTGAATGCAAAGGGTTTGCTGACTAAGGTCCCCGAACCTGAAATCTCCGAGGAGTATCAGGAAATCTACGATCGCCTGTGTGGTTTGTATAGTCAGGATGCTGTAGAAGCATTCTTGTCTATCTGGGAAGAAAGTGATCTGGAGTACTTTGGAGATGCCTATCGGGGGCATTATCAATCGGAGGCAGACTTTGCAGAGCAGACTACCACTGACTGCTATGCACTGGACATTCCTGCGTTCGTTGTAGTTGATTGGCAAGCAACCTGGGACCAGGGACTTCGTTATGACTACGAGTTCGTGGACGGGTTCGTGTTTGACAAACATTGGTAACTACGAGATCGCGTGCGAGATGTGTACGAGATGCACACGTATCTTATACACATCTCTACGAGATCATGCATATCATAGTATATCATATCTCTACGAGATTGACAAGCACTTGACAATCATCACGAGATATCGTATACTATACACATAAGGGAGCATGGTGGAATCGGTAGACACACCAGACTTAAAATCTGTTGGGCATAACGCCCGTGGGAGTTCAAGTCTCCCTGCTCCTATTGGGTGATTTGAGATCATCGTCACCCATACACGCGAGAGAGGTAATATACCATAAAACATAGGTGAGTGGGTAACGAAGGCAGGGAGTGGTGTCCCTGCCTTTTTTCTTTGCATAAAAAGCAATTGTTATACCTTACTCTAGTCGTCTTATAGTGCAAGAATCGTGCTTCACCCCACTCACCCCTTCCCACACCATCTAACGTGCTTATGTGTACATAACTCATACCCCTGCGGGGTATGTTAACACATCTCTTTAAAGTATTAATATTAAGCTTTATATTATTGTCATCAACCCTAGCAAAGGTATTCTAGTCAAGATTACAGGATGTGTCAAGCCCCTGGGACATTAGAGTTGCTGATGAGACTGATAAGCGGTGCTGATGTTAAGGAATGTTGCAGGGGGTTGTGCTGGTGCCCCTGGCGTGCCATACTGATCTCGTGGTTGGGACACCTCTACACATCCCCAACTGCCCCATTCTTGACATGAACCTCACCAAATCCTTCCCCCCCACCGACGACCTGATCGCCTTCCTTGCGCAGGTTGATTATCAGAAACTCTATGCCAACGTGCGGACTGTTGTTCTCACCGTGGCAGCAGTGATTTACGTTGTTGCTACTATCCTCTGGGAGAAGATCCAGACCATGAAGTTCCAAACCCCTGAAATGATCACCCAATTCTTCTACCTTGGTGTCAACTTTATCGGTGAACCAGGCGATGAAATCGTTGGGTTGAGTGTTGGCAACCGCTACATCGGTTTGTATAGCAGCGGCATTGCCTGGGGTGTGCTCAACGAGCAGGGTGCCCTGACCAATCAGTAAAGCGGCACACACGGGGCGCCCAGCGCCCCACACACCCCCTATACTGAACAAGTTCACCACCAAACCCATGGACACCTATCTGCTTGAGATTCAAGATGCTCCTGGTGAGATCTATGACATTGAAGATCTCTATGAGGAGGATGACAACGAGGAGCAATCCTTCAACCAGTTTCTTAACAGCAACTACGACTACTGATCATGACACTTACCACCCTCACCTTTGAAGAACTCGACGCCATCCTGGCGATCATGGAGATGCACGACTGGTGCATGTTGAGCGAGCACCTTGACGTTGACGTTGAGCAACTCTATGACAAGATCTCTGAAATGCGGGATGAGGTATGATGACTGAACTCAAAGAGTATCATTTCACTGACGAACAGATTGAGTTTCTCATGCGATTTGTTCGTGAGAATGCACAGTATGAAGACGACGAAGATCGTGAGTGGTTGGAAGATCTTGCCAACCAAATTGAAGATCAAATTGTCAATCACCCCACCAACGACTGATGTACCGCACTCTTTCTGAACTTCGTAACTCAATCGACAAACTGATTGAGCAACAAGGTGAGGACGCAGGTTGTGCTGCGTTTGTATATACTGGAGAGGATGTTTTTGAGTTCGATGCTAACGATAATGAAGTGCGTTTCTCTAAAGTTCTCACTGAAGATGTTCTCTGTGATGTAGGCGGTTCTTCCTACATTTACGAACAAGTTGGTGAGATGATTGATGACTACATTCGTATGCGTAAAAACATGTCCATCTACGCAAACTGATGACCCAAACTGACATTATTTCAGTTCGTGAACAAATCCAAGAGGATCTGATCTCCCTGCTAGAGTCACAGTTCGGTGAGGCAGATTACCTCTCTGAGGTTCAAGATCTTGCCTGCCAAATTATCGTCGACAACTTCACCCAACTTCTGAAATGAACCGCACTGAACTCCAGGAGCAACTCATCCAGCAGATGCTGGATGACATGGACCTCAAGACGATGACCATGCTCTGCTACGACTACCTGAGCGAGGGTTATGACAAGTATTCGGATGAAGAATTGACCGAGGAGGTTAAGGAATACTATCCCGAACTGCTGGAGGGTTGATGTTCGCTCTACTCAACTGCGGATTCGATAGTTTCAAAGACGCACTTTACTGGTGGCGTGAGAATGAAATGCCTGCGTTCTGGATTGAACTGAACAGCGGCTATTATCATCTCAATCCTAAACTCTACGCTGCAGCGATGCTAGACAACAACTACGCAGACGTAGTGTATACAAACTGAGCGGTAGACCAGTTGGCAAGGTGGCACACAGGGGGTTGACCCCACCCCCAACCCGTGCCATACTGATCACATCAGCGGGGGTGAAGCATCCCGCTCAAAACACTTCACTCAAACCCTTTACTTTTTTTTAATTATGTTTACCAAATTCGAATCCAGCGCCATCGAGAACATGACTGCTGCAAAGACTGATCAAAACAGCAACAGTGGGCAAGTGACCATCACCTTCAACGGTGGGCGTGACTATACCTACGGTGTTGCTGATGTTGAACAGTTTGTTGCACAAGTGAATGACACTATCGCACAGGGCGAATCCGTGGGGCGCTTCATCAACACCGCGATCCGCAGCGAGCAACTGCAGGTGATCGCCGCCTGATCAACTGGCACACGGGGGGTTGAAACGCCCCCCACCCCCATGCCATACTACGTTTGTTCTTGAGGGATCCACCCCATGACCTACGCCTTCACCGACTACGCTCAGATCGACGAGCAGTTCGTGCCCACTGAGGATGACTGGAACGCCGTGTGTGATGAGGAGGAGGGCCCAGGTTGGGACCTCTACGGTTGGGACGACGACCAGGAACTGGAAGCATTCTCCCTGGAGTGCTGCTTCGGACCTGAAGACTGATCCCCCTGGGGGCGCTGGGCGCCCCCAACCCATGCTATACTGAACACGTTCAACACCCGAACCGACCATGGCAACCCAACAGCAACTGCTCCAGTACGCTCGCCTGATCCTGGTGGGCAATGAGGACGCCAAGCGCACCTGCCTGAAGACTGCTGCCCTGGCACACGGGCGCACCGTGAAGCAGGTGAGCAAGGCAAGCACCATGCGCCTGGCACTCTGGGTGAGCAAGGGCACCAGCGCCATCTGATCCCCCTGGGGGGCGCTCCTGCCCCCCACCACGTGCTACACTGAACAAGTTCAACACCGAACCCCATGGCAACCGCAACCCGCACTCACCAGACCAACCTGCTGGATGTTGCTTACGGCGACTGGACTAACTACAAGACCTGGAATGTTGCACTCTACATCAACAACGATGAGGGTGTCTACAACACGATCAAAAACGGTGACGTTTGCTGTTATGAGGATCTCATCGAAGTGCTCTATGACTGTGGCAGCAAGCAAACTCCTGATGGTGTGATGTGGAACGATCCTGAGATCAACCGAGCAGAGATCAACGCCGACGTATTCGGTCTCTGATCCTCACGGGGGGCGCTCCTGCCCCCCACCACGTGCTACACTGTACAAGTTCACCACCCAAACCTCATGCGCTTCGAAGTTCGCTACCAAACCCCCTATAATCAGTGTGAGTGGCGCTCCCAGTGGTTCAACACTAAAGAGGAGGCAGATCGCATGGTTGAGTTCTATCGCTCCTGCGGTTCGCCTTCTCACATCGCCCCCAGTTCGCTGGCACAACTGGAACGCTGATCAACGGGAACGGGTGCGCCCTTAAAGACACCCAGTAACCCTAATTTCAAAACTACGATGACCCGCGACCTTGCGCTTTCTCTCCTCCGCTCTGGCAACAACGGCGACCAAATCCTCCAAATTCTTGACTCTATTGTTCTGGGGGATAGTGTTGACGAATGTGATGAGTATGGTGCAGAACCTACACTCAACGCCATCGACTTCTGATCGGGCTGTGCCAACCCGCTAGGTGGCACAGCGGAGGGGCTCTGCCCTTCCCCTTTGCCTCCACCCCTTCACCAGAGCACACCAGCACCGCCCCCAATGCGTTTCAACATCGCCAGCAACCTCCACACCCGCCAGACCGTATGGGTGATCACTCACGCCAGCGGCAAGCAATCTGCCCAGCACGTGGGCACCGCCGAACTGGCAGGGATCGTGCAGCAGGATGCCTACGATCGCCACGGTGCTGCCCGCCTCCCGCGATGCCCGATCAGCGGATGGTGCAGCACCCGCGAAGTGTGAACGTTTGTAAACTTGTGCGGTATCTGCCACGGGTGCCCCCCTCCATCGCCTAGTATTCTCTCAAGCGGGGCAAACGGACCCCGCACCGCTTCCCGACCATGACCCTCCCCACCTCCCACCACATCTGCCAGGGTTCTGCTCACGGCACTGTCTACATTGGTTGGGGCGGCAGCGCCCGCTACCATGCTGCTGCCACCCCCCTTGCCTGCCGCCTGGAGGATCGCACCATCTCCTTCCCTCCCATGTCGCAGGGTATTGAGCGCCGCCGCTGGGTTGATCTGGAGAAGATCCCCGCAGGTGAGAGCACCCAGCGCCGCTGGGCAGGTGGGATCGACGACGCAGGCCGCTGGTTCGCCTGATCCTCACGGGGGGCAACCGCCCCCCCTTTACCTGCTACAGTTCTCAAGCAACCGTAACCGACCGATGACTCACGCCGACGTTCGCGCCCTTGCTGCCCTGATCGCCCAGTGCTCCGAAGGCCGCGGCAACCTGCTGGGCGCCTCTTGGATCCGCACCATCCACCGCCTGCCCGATGGCGCAGAGGCACTGCGCATGATCGTTCGCGACGACATCCTGGGCGCTGGCAGCGCCGTTGCCGACGCCCTGTGGTTAAACCTGGCAGACTGATCCTCACGGGGCACCCACGGGTGCCCCTCCCATACGCTATAGTTCTCAAGCAACCGCAACCGATCCGATGATCGCCATCTCCCCCGCCTTTGATCTGCTCAGCGCCGCTGCTCAGCGCCGCTACCTGGAAGCGCACCTGCAGGAGGCCCTGATCGACCTGCGCCTTGCTCACCCTGCCTACAAGGCACGCTGCCAGGAGCGGGTTGACGCCCTGCTGCACAAGATGGCAGAGGTCATCTGCGCCTGATCCTCACGGGGCACCCACGGGTGCCCCACCCCATACGCTACAGTTCTCAAGCACACCGCACCGCACCTCATGACCACCGCCACCCGCCTGACCGCCTCTGAGGCACGCTCCGCGATCTATGACCTGGCAGACGAATTCTCCTGGGAAACCGTCGCCCGTGAGATGGTGTGCAACATGAGCGGCGACCAGGCACGTGAGTTCGTGGAGGACTTCCGCCGCCTCTACGCTGACTGATCCTCACGGGGCAGGTTGACGCCTGCCCCCCATGCTGTAGAATTCCAGAGCAAACCGCACAGGACTCATGACCACCACCTGGATGCCCCAAACCCTGAAGACCGTGACCCTGCCTGAGGCACGCTGGAGCACCCTGCGCACTGCTGTGCTCTGCCTGGCATGTGATGAGCGCCTCAAGGGCAACGACGCCGACGCCGACTACTACCTGGCAGCGTACCAGGCACTGAAGGAGGCGATGGACGCCTGATCCTCACGGGGCACCCACGGGTGCCCCCTCCATACGCTACAATTCTCAAGCACACCGCACCGCACCTCATGACCACCACCTTCTACGTTGCCTGCCCTGCCCTCGGTGAGGCAGAGACCGTGACCGACCTGGACCGTGCCATGGACCTCTGTTTCTCCATGCACGATGAGAGCGGCGACTATGCCTACATTCGCGACGCTGCTGGCAACATCGTGGGTGAGTACGGCGACGTTCTCCAGAGCATCGCCAACCTGCTGTTCTGATCTCTGCGGGGGGCAACCGCCCCCCTTCCCTCCCTACCTACACCCCCCCCCAACCATGCGCCACATCCTCCCCACCGCCTTTGCCGCCTTTGCCGTGCTGCTGGGCACCGTTACGCTGCACCGTGCAAACGCCACGATCAACGTCTACCAGGAGCAGACCGCCGAAGCACTCTGCCAGGCAGACCCTGCATGGTGTGGTGACACCCGCCGCTGATCGTCTACAATTCCAGAGCACACCGCACCGCCTCCCATGAAGACTGGCATCCGCATCGGCACCCCCTACCAGGACGTGAGCCTCTCCTACTGCAGCGACGACAATACCTACACCGAACACCCGATCACCCGCCTGGGCGTTGCCTGCCCCCTGGAGTGGGCACCTGCTCCACGCCAACCCGAACGCATCATCGACCTGTGGGAGGAGATGTTCGGTGACTGCCCCATGCCCTGATAGAATTCTCTCAACCGCAACCGATCCGATGACCATGACCGTGACCCTGACCCCGATCAGCAGCAAGGCGAAAAACCGCCTGGCAAACCAGATGGCAGGCGACCCCGTGGTGGTGGTTGAGCAGCGCAAGGGTAACGACCTGTTCTGCGTGAGCAGCAACGGCACCTGGTGCGCCTGGGTCAACTGCCTCACCGACCCGAACTGGGCAGTGCGCTTCTGATCCTCACGGGGCAGGTTGACGCCTGCCCCCCATGCTGTAGAATTCTCAGGTACCAACGGCAGAGCGCCATGACCACCGCCACCACCTTCCGCTTTGACGCCACCTGGATCGGTGCCGAGGGCATCGAGTCTGAGATCCTCACGATCCAGGCAGCGACCCTCAAGGAAGCGGTTGCAGCAGCGGCGCTGCAGATCAACGGCAGCAACTCCTTCGCGGATTGCCTGATCGACCTGCAGCGCCTCCGCTGACCCCCACGGGGGTGCCCACGGGTGCCCCCTCCCATGCTGTAGAATTCTCAAGCACACCGCACCCCGCTCAGATGCTGACCTCCATCATCCGCACCGCGATCCGCACCCGCCTGATCAACGACGGCCCGATGACCTGCAGCGACCTGGTTCGCGCCATGGGCATGGACCCCCGCCGCCATAAGGGCACCATCCACGCCCTCATGGTCGACCTTGAGAAGGCAGGCGTTCTGGATGCCACCCGCTCCGATAATGGGAAGCGCGACCTGTGGTTCATCGTGCCCACCGCGATCCGCAAGCGGGACCGCATCGCTGCTGCCGTGGCAGGCATCTGATCCTCCAGGGGCAGGTTGACCCCTGCCCTCCCATCCTGTAGAATTCCAGAGCAAACCGCACCACACCCGATGACCGCCTTCACCGACTACGCCCAGATCGACGAAGCGTACATCCCCACCGAGCAGGACTGGGAAGACGTGTTCGCTGAGGAGCAGGAGTACAAGTTCCTGTTCAGCGGTTGGAACACCCGCCGCCAGCGCCATGAGGTCATGGCCTACATGGCACCCACCGCCCAGCAGGCATGGGAGACCTGCGCCCGCCTCAGCCCTGACCTGCAGGTGATTCGCTGGGACGTGGCAGACAACTTCTGACCCCCACGGGGGTGCCCAAGGGCGCCCCCTTTCCATGGTACAATTCTCAAGCACACGCAACCGCACCTCATGACCACCGCTACCGCCCCCATCTTCCGCTCCTTCACCACCGAGCAGAGCAGCGCCATCGCCAACGTTGAGATCGACGGCACCGCTGTTGAGATCATCTTCCAGAGCAGCGCCGACCGTGCCTACGGGTTCGATGCCACCCCCGCCTTCGCTGCTCACCTGGCAGAGGTGATCTCCTCGCCCGACCTGCTGGGCCTCTCCCTGGGGCGCCTGATCAGCGACGCCCGCCGCAACGGCGACCTGCAGCAGATCGCCGCCTGACCCCTGCGGGGCAGGTTGACGCCTGCCCCTCCATCGTCTACAATTCCAGAGCACACCGCACCGCACCCGATGACCACCACCACCATCGACGGCATCCAGTTCACCATCACCCGCCTGCCCGTGGCGCACGGTGCCCGCGCCCTCCGTTGGGCGAACCAGATCAAGGGCGGCAGCACCCGCGTTCGCACCCACGGCGGCGCCGCTGGTTCACGCGGCACCCGCATGAGCACCACGAACAGCGCCCTGGGCGACGTGAAGTGAGAGCAGCAGGGGGGCGGCGACGCCCTCCCTTTTTTTTATTTGGCACATGCGGGCATAACAGTATCGTGATACCACACCCCCATTCGTTCGTGCCAAACAGCAGTATTATCGTATAACGGTATCGTGATGGCGGCGGCCGTGGGGCTAAAAACCAATGGATCCCCTAATCTATAAAGTGTTACCCAAACAAGACTTATAATTACCTTAAAGTAAAAAAAATTCCCCCAGTAAAATTTACCCAAAAGGTTGACTAAAAAAATAAAAATAATATATAAAATTGAAAGAAAATTAAGAATATTTTAATGAAAAAAAATAAAGAAATAAAATCCTTGCAAATTGATCCAGTCACTGGCGAATACTACATTACAATACCAGAATGGATTATAAATGAATTTTCTTGGTATGAGGACACTGAAATTAAATTTAATATTGAAGGTAATGAAGTGATTCTAGCGGAGAATACTACGGATGAATGAGTATACTTACAACATCTATGACATTCGCGCAGATAGAACATGTATTCATTCAAATTTATCAAAAGAAGAATTTGATGAAATATGGAAAACCTTAGATTTGAGCGGCACGTTTTTTGAGATGGAGAAAGTCGCCGTTGAGGATTCTAATTCACCTAATTGACAATCACATACATAATAAGGTATGATACTGATGTAAAAATCTTTCTATTATGGCTAAAGGATTTACTATAAAAGCAAAAACTCCCACAGCATCAAATTCGCAAGAACCAGAGTTTGATTATGAAAAAGCAAAAGAAATGCTTAGAGGAAAGTCAATTGTATTTTGTCTTCCTGGAAGAGGAGTTTCTTACACATTTTTAAAGAATTTTGTTCAATTATGTTTTGATCTTGTCCAAATTGGTGCAAGTATTCAAATCTCCCAAGATTATAGTTCCATGGTAAATTTTGCTCGCTGCAAGTGCCTTGGAGCAAACGTATTAAGAGGTCCAGATCAGCTTCCATGGGACGGTAAGCTACAGTATGATTACCAACTTTGGATAGATTCTGACATTGTATTCAGCACACAAACATTTCTTCAGTTAGTTTTAATGGAGAAAGATATTGCTGCCGGTTGGTATTGTACAGAAGATGGAATGACCACTTCAGTTGCTCACTGGTTAGACGAAGAAGATTTCCGTGGTAATGGAGGAGTCATGAATCATGAAACTCTAGAAACCATGAAAAATCGCAGAAAACCATTTACAGTAGATTACACTGGATTTGGTTGGTTGCTGATTAAGCATGGTGTATTTGAACACCCTGAAATGAAGTATCCATGGTTTGCCCCTAAGATGCAAATTTTTGAATCTGGGGAGGTTCAGGATATGTGCGGCGAAGATGTCAGTTTCTGTTTGGATGCAAAAGAAGCAGGATTTGAAATTTGGTGCGATCCACGTATCCGAGTTGGTCACGAAAAAACAAGAGTTATTTGATGTCTAACAAATCTGACGAAAGGTATAATATTCTCTGTAAGGGGCGTAAAATTTATACTAATCTTACAGAGGAAGAATATTTTCAAACTATGGAGGATCTGTCAATTCAATTTTACAAGACAGGTTCTCCAAAACCAGAAGAACTTGAAACTGAAATTATAGGAGAATAACTATGGCAGCAAAAGCAAAAGGCGGACTGAACAAGCGCGAGTCTTATATTCCCGGTCCTCCGAAGAAAACTCGGCAGGGTGATGGAGATGGCACTAAGTATTCTGCGACGTCTCGCAACAAGGCTCGTAAACCTTACAGAGGTCAAGGTAAAGGTTGATATATGAAAGATCTGGAAAATTGGATAAAAACTATTCAAAAATCTCATCCAGATCTAAAGGGGCATTCTGTATGCCCCTTCGCAAAGGCAAATACGTATAAAATAGTTAATTGTTCAATAAACGACATTAAACCTCTTGAAGAAGAGTTTGGTGTCGTTATTTTTATTGTCGAAGATGATTTAGATCTCGAATACGGTTATCAAAAAATAGAAGAATTAAACAAATTATACCCAAAATATAAGTTTTTTGACGATTTTCGTGATGAAGATAGTTTTATTAATGGAGTTCAAACTAATAATGGAAAATATAATCTAATTTTGTATCAAGATTCTCAATTTTTAACAAAAATGAGAGCAATTTTAGCAAAAACCAACTATTATGATCTGTGGGAAGACGAATATTTGAAGAAAATTCTAGAACAGGACTATGAAATGGTCCAAAAAATACGTAATAAATAGATTTTTGCGATTTTTGTGCGTTGGAACAGTTTTCGATGGGTAATCACCTGCTCTTAGAGGTGTACGATGTTGATTTTGAAGCGATTAATGACCTAGAATCGCTTCAAAATGCTATGATACGTGGTATTGAACGTGCAAAAATGACTATTTTGAACGTTTTCTCGCATTGTTTCATTCCTCAGGGGTGTACAATTGTGATTGCACTCGCAGAAAGTCATGTCTCGTGTCATACTTGGCCAGAAAATGGGTGTTTGGCAATAGATGTATACACTTGTGGTGATGGAAATCCCAAATTAATCGCACTTGAGATATTAAAATACTTAAATTCCGACAATTATAACTTAAGATACCTTTATCGTTAAATAGTCATAGGGGAGATAGCAACCTCCTTCCAAAAAAAGTTCTGTTTTTAACAAAAACAGGAGCTAAAATGGCAAATTTACCAGTTGATAGGGATAAAAACTACATGCATCAGATGTGGGGAACCACAAAACTTATCACGGACTATGAAGTTGTTACCGAAAAGAAAAAAGTTATTCAAGAAATTATGCATGATGATGTTGAAAAAAATAAATTCAATTTAAGTGAAAAAATGCATAAAACTATTCGCAATGATAATGATTATGATGATTGGGAGTATGGAACAGAACCCACTTATGGTCATTCATGGTAAAAATAACCATATAAATAAAGAAAAATACTAGTTTTTCTTTAATGGCGATAACGAGAGTATCTAAAAAGTTTAAGGACATTAGTTTATCATTTGATATGCATCCCGTAACTAAAGATGCTCTCTCTTTAACTAATGAATCTGCTATTAAAAGATCGATTAGGAATCTTGTACAAACTCTTCCAAGTGAAAGATTTTTTAATACAACAGTAGGGACAGAAGTTAGAACTACATTATTTGATTTTGTTGATTTTGGATCGGCTTCTCTATTAAAAACACAAATAGAGTTTGCAATTCAAAATTATGAACCTAGAGTTACTAATGTAAAAATTAATGTAGACCCATCACCAGATTTAAATTCCTTTGAAATTAACGTTGAATTTGATATTATAGGCGAAGAGTTTCCAAAACAAAATTTCACCTACATTTTAGAGGCAACAAGATAAAATGCCTTTTACAAAATTTACAGATCTAGATTTTGATCAAATAAAAACTTTAATAAAATCATACCTTAGAGCAAACTCTACGTTTACTGATTTTGACTTTGAAGGATCTAATTTTTCAGTATTAATTGACGTATTAGCGTATAATACGTACATAACTGCATTTAATTCAAACATGATTGTCAACGAATCCTTTCTGGATTCTGCGACTTTCAGGAATAATGTAGTTTCTTTAGCAAGAAATGTTGGATATATACCGAGATCTAAAACATGTGCAAAAGCAAATATATCATTTGATGTTCAACTTTCATCAACTTCATCTTTACCAACCCAACTTATCCTAAAATCTGGATTAGTTTGTGTTGGATCGTCGGACAATACTTCATATGTATTTTCGATACCAGAAAATATTTTAACAAATGTCAATCAAAATACTTCAGTAGCTTCCTTTAAAAATATTAACATTTATCAGGGTGTTTTTATTACTAAGCAATTTGTTACAAATAACTCAATAAAACAAAAATTTATATTAGACAATCAAAATATAGATACTTCGACAATAAAAGTAAAAGTAGATGGATTTGAGTACAAATTAATTGATAATATCATTGATATCAATTCAAAATCTGAAATTTATTTAATTCAAGAGATAGAAGATGAAAAATATGAATTAATATTTGGTGATGGAATTTTAGGAAGAAAATTAAAAAATAATTCTATAATTGAAGTTACTTATATTGTAACAGATGGTCCTGAAGGAAATGGTCCTTCTTCATTTTCATTCTCAGGGGTTATTACAAATATAGTAGATGTTGTACAAAATCCAGTTGGTTCAATTTCCATTACAACCAACTCATCGGCAACTGGTGGTAGTGATATAGAATCTATAGATTCTATCAAATATTTTGCACCTAGAATATATTCTTCGCAATATAGGGCAGTAACATCAAGAGATTATGAGTCTATTATAAAAATGATTTATCCTGATGCAGAATCTGTATCTGTAATAGGTGGAGAGGAATTAGACCCGCCAGAATTTGGAAATGTTCTAATAAGCATTAAACCAAAAAATTCTTATAAATTATCAGATTTTACCAAAGAAGATTTATTAAATAAACTGAAAAAATATGCTTCAATTGGAATTAATCACAAGATAGTTGATCTCAAAACACTGTTTGTTGAAATTGAATCTTCTATTTACTATGATTCCAATAAAATTAGCAATACTTCAGATCTTAAAACTAAAATTATATCAACTCTCGAATCATATTCAAAATCAGTAAACTTAAATAAATTTGGTGGAAGATTTAGATATAGTAAAGTTTTACAATTGATTGATGGTGTTGACACTTCTATAACTTCTAATATTACCCGAGTAAAAATTAGAAGAAATTTAAATTGTGTGCTGAATAGATTTGCACAATATGAACTTTGTTTTGGTAATCAATTTCACAGAGAAATTGGTAAATATAATATAAAAAGTACGGGATTTAATATCCTTGGAGAAACGTCTACTTGCTATTTTGTTGATGTTCCGGAACCTAACAGTGACATTGGTTCATTAACAATAGTAAAACCTTTGGAAGATTTAAAGACATATGAAATTGTTAAAAAATCAATAGGACAAGTTAATTATAAAACTGGTGAGATATTGATTAATACAATCAATATTTTTAGTACAGAACTTCCTAATGGAGTTATAGAAATACAAGCATACCCAGAATCAAATGATGTAATAGGTCTCAAAGATTTGTATGTTATTTTTGATGTTAACTCCAGTTCACCTAATATAAATATGCTAAGAGATACTATTGTTTCCGGTGAACAAATTTCAGGAGTTAATTTCCCAATAACTTCAAGCTACTTTAATGGTAAGTTAACGAGGTAATATGATATCAACAGGATTTGAGCAAAGAGTAAAAATACAAGAAGTAATTGACAATCAGATACCAGAATTCTTTTTAGATGAAAATCCAAAGTTTTCTGAATTTCTTAAAGATTATTATAAATCTCAGGAGTACCCTGGCGGTCCTGTAGATATTGCAGAAAATTTAGATCAATATTTAAGATTTCAGTCAATAACACCGGAAGTTATTTCGGGGAAAACTACTCTTTCCTCAAATATTACTGCTTCATCTTCGGAAATTACCGTGTCCTCAACAAAAGGATTTCCTGATGAATATGGGTTATTAAAAATAGATGATGAGATTATTACTTATAAAAAAATTGAAGGAAATAAATTTACTGGTTGTATCCGTGGATTTTGTGGAATTACTTCTTTTGACGATCCTTTAAATCCAGGAGAATTAATTTTTTCAACTTCAATTGCAGCATCGCATAAAAATAATTCTACTGTCGTAAATTTAAGCGCATTATTTTTACAAAATTTTTATAAAAGATTAAAATATCTCTTCGCGCCTGGATTTGAAGATATAAAATTTACTCCAGATTTAAACGTAGATAATTTTATTTCTCAAATTAAATCTTTTTATAAATCTAAAGGCACTGAAGAATCCATAAAAATACTTTTTAGAGTTTTGTATGGAGAAGAAGTAAAGGTTTTAAATACAGAAGATTTTGTTCTTAAACCATCATCTTCAGAGTATTTAAGAAGAAAAATTGTAATAGCAGATTTAATAACTAAAAATTGTAACCCTGAAAATTTAATTGGACAAGAAATAAGATCAAATAATCAACTATATTCTGGTCCAGTCTCCAGAGTTGATATTTTAACAAGAAATAATAAAGCTCTCTACAGAATAGAACTATTTTATGGGTATGATGATTCTGATTTAACGGATGGAAACTTCAAAATTACCCCAAAAACAAAAATAACTGAAACTGTTTCTGTAGGATCTTCAATTATAAATGTCGACTCTACTGTTGGATTTGGTAAAACAGGAACTTTTATATCAAATTCTCAACAAATATCATATACTAATAAAAATTTAACTCAATTTTTTGGATGCACTGGAATAACTTCAAGTATTCCATGTTCTTCAGATTTATATTTTAATTCTGATGTAATTTATGGTTATGAAAATGGAGATATCAATAAAAAAATTGAATTTATAGTTACTGGATCATTATCTAATATCTCAAAAGTAGATAATTTAAATCTTTTTAGAGAAGGTGAAACAATTAGTGTAAAAAATTATGGGGATAAAATATTAAACCCCTTATCTGAAAGATCTTTTAAACAAAAACTTTTTAATTCTTGGGTTTACAACGTTAAATCTAGATACGAAATCCAGTCGTATTCTAATGGAAGCTCGCAAATAGTCTTATATGAATCTCCAGATAAAAGTAGCTTAAAAAATGGGGATTATGTAGATATTTTAAAGCAAAATTCTGAAGATATTATATTAGAAAATGTTTTAGTCCAAAATATTAATAGTAATATTGTCCAATTAGATACTGAAATACAAAATTCTCCTCTTAATCAAAAATTAAGTATAAGAAGAAATTATAAGTACGCATCTAGTTCTAACATACCTTTAACATATTCAAAAATATTATCAGACGTTCAAAATACTTATGTAGAAAATAACGATTTCATTTATGTATCGTCAAATTCTTTGCCTTCATATAATATAACAACTAAAATTAAAAAAATATCAAAAACTATAAGTCAACTGTCTGATGTTAATAATGTATTTGGTGGATTAAATGCAGTAACAAGAAAGTATTCTACACTTTCATTTGATAATGAGGTTCCATTCATTACTGGCGATGAAGTAGTATATACACATACAACTACAACTCCAATAAGTGGATTAAGTAATAATGCAGTGTATTATGTTGAAGTTTTAGATCAAAAAAATAAAATTAAACTATATTCATCAAGATCTTTCCTTTCCACTGGAGATAACATAGAATTAGAAATTAATGAAAATTTGGGAACTCATACTTTTACTTTACGTTCTCAAACATCTGAAAAATTACTTCCTTCCAATTCATTAATTAAATTCCCAATATCTCAAAAATATGAAGATTATGTTAAAAAAATTGAAACAAAACCAGGAGAAGTTGGTGTTTTAGTTAATGGAGTTTCTATCATAAATTATAAATCTGATGATAGAATCTATTATGGTCCAATTAACAACATTTCAGTTATAAATTCTGGAGAGGATTATGATGTTATTGATCCTCCAAAAGTAATAATTTCAAATCCAACTGTTGGTATTGGAACTACTGCTCTTGCAAATTTAATCGTTGAAGGATCTATAAAGGAAGTTTTAGTAGATCCACAAAAAGTTTCTCTTGAAAGAGTTATAACAGTTTCAGTTTCTGGTGGAAATGGAAAGGGGGCAATTTTAGAACCCATAATTTCTGACCAATACAAAGAAATAGAGTTTAACGCTGCTCAATATGAATTCGGTGGTGGAATTAATATTTCGGAAGAAACAATTACATTTTTAGAAAATCATGATTTAGTTGATGGGAAGAAAATAGTTTATAGTTCAAACGGAAACCCTCAATTAGGAGTCGGAAGTTTTGGATTATCTAATACTGATCAAGATTTATATTTAATTAATGGTGCAATTTACTATCCAAAAATTTTAAATACGAAATCTATTAAATTATTCAACACATTATCAGATTTGAATTCTGGTATTAATACTGTTGGATTTACTACAGTAAATACTGGGGGAATTCATAAATTTAGATTTTATGACCCTATACGTGTTCTATCTCAGATTAGAGTAGTTGATGGTGGAGAAGGATATGCTAATAAAGTTTTGCGCGTAAAACCTTCTGGAATATCAACTCAAAACTACACTATTAATTTTAAAAATCATGGATTTAAAGATGGTGATATAATCGAATATTCATCAACTGGTGGATATATGAGTGGTTTATCCACCGATAAACAATATAATGTATTAAAAGTGGATGATGATTATTTCAGATTGTCTGAAATTGGAGGAATTTCTGTTGGATTTTCAAAGTCAAATTATGAAAGAAGAAAATATGTTAAGTTTGAAAGTTCTGGATCTGGATATCAAGTATTTTCATATCCAGAAGTAAAAATCAATATTGATGCAGAATATTCACAATCTACTGGAATAATAACAGCAACACCAGTAGTCAGAGGTAAAATCTCTGGGGTATATGTATATGAAAATGGTACTAATTATGGATCCCAAATTCTGAACTTTAATAAAAAACCAACAATATCTCTTCAAAAAGGTAGAGGAGCGCAATTAAAACCAATTGTTATCAATGGCAGAATAGTCAAAGTTGAAGTTCAATCTAGAGGTCTTCTTTACAGCAAGTCATTAGATTTACAAGTTGTTGGAAATGGTATTGGTGCTAAGTTACGTGCTGTAGTTGTAAATGGTTCTATAACTTCAGTTATCGTAATAAACGGCGGTATAGGATATGGAAATAATACTAAAATAATAATCAATTCTCCAGGAAGAAATGCAATTTTATTCCCAGAAGTTAGATATTTAACTCTTAATAACAATTTTAGATATTCTGATGAATATCTAACTCCTCGTGAAGGTGGAATGACTTATGGAATAGTTGGTTATTCGACAAATAGAGATGGGACACAATTTGATGAGCCTAGATCTACTCGTGAAGGTCATTCTAAGATAATAGGATGGTCTAGAGATGGATATCCAATATATGGTCCATATGGTCATAATGATCCCAAAAACTTAAACTCTGAAATAGTCATATTAAAAACAGGTTATTCTTTAAGTGGATCTTTTATTGAAAATAGACCTTCTTTAAATAATTTCCCTCTAGGATATTTTGTTGATGATTATAAATTTACCAATTCTGGAGATTTAGATGAAAGTAATGGTAGATATGCAGTAACTCCAGATTTTCCAAACGGAACTTATGCGTATTATGTTGGGGTAACATCTTCACAATCAAGTTCAAATTTAATTCCAAATTTCCCATATTTTATTGGAAATAGTTATAGATCTATAGTTTCTGATGATTTTATTTTAGATCAAAACGATGATTTTAATGAAACAACTTTACTGAGAAATACATTTCCACATAGAGTATCGCAAAAATATTCAAAAAGCGATTTTATACCATTATTAAATGAATTTTCTAAACAAATAACAACTATAGAACAAACCAAACCAGGTGTTATTGATAAAATTGATGTTGTTAATTCTGGGCAAGATTATGCTATTGGTGATATTGTAGTTTTCGATAATGATGGTTCCTCTGGATCTGGGGCAAATGCAATAGTTTCCGAAATTTACAATAAAGATGACATAGTATCTTTAGAAACTTCATATAAAGTATACGAAAATGCTACATTTGTGTGGAAAGACTCTAATACGGTTTCGGTAAGAATTCTTCCATACCACGAATTAGATAATAATTCGAACGTTCAAATAATAGGTCTATCCACTTCATTAAAAAATATAACTGGAGATCATAACATAAAAGTTGATAGGTATTATTCTAGACTTACAAAATCTCTGAGCTCTGCCGCATCTAGCGGTATTTCAACAGACATATATGTTAGCGAAATACCAAAAAATATTAGCATTGGTAGTTCTATAACTATAGGGTCTGAAGTTGCGTTAGTCTTAAATGTTTTTGAAGAGCAAAATATAATAAAGGTAAGAAGAGGACAAACTGGAATTTCGCATACAGTTTCGGAATTAATTTCTTATTATCCAAATACTTTTGAAATAAAGACAAATACCAACTTCTTTGATTCTTCTTTTTCAAAAACTAATTATTTTAATCCTCAAAAATCTGTTGGATTTGGTACAGATGTTGGAACTATCACAAATGTTCAAAGAAATATTGGAAATTATTCCAATCAAATTTCTATACCAATTCAATCAATATATATTCCTAATCATGGATTAAAAAATAATCAAAAAGTTTTACTAACAATTAGTCCTTTAGGTGTTCCTATAAGTGTTTCTAATACCGAGGATACTTCTGGAGGAAACACTTTCAACTTACCTTTATCGGGACCCTCCCAAGAAGTTTACGTAATTAATAAATCAAAAGATTATATTGGAATTGTAACTCAAGTTGGATTAACTACACAAACTTCAGGTCTATTTTTTATCGGTGCTGGAGTTGGTGGAAGTATAGATTATGATGACTATAAGATTCAAACACAACTAACCGGATATGAAAACATAACTGGAACAGTTCGTAAAATACAAACTAAAGTATCAATATCAACAGACCATACATTAGTTAATGGTGATACTATAAAATTAAATGTTGTACCAAATATTTCTTCTGGTGGAATAGAAACTTCATCTTCTCTCAAGATTTCATATGATTCTGAGTATAATAAGTTATTGGTAAATAGAGTTGGATTTGGTTCAACTTCTGTTAGTACTTTAAATAATAGCATATCAATTAATTCGCACGGATTTTATACTGGTCAAAAAATATTCTATTATTCTCAAGACGCCAATATTCAAAATTTATCAAAAGGTGAATATTACGTTTATGTTGTTGACAGCAATACTATTAAATTATCGGAAACATATTTAGATTCAATATCTTTCCCACCAAAATTAATTTCTATAGGAAGTAGTGGTGGAAATATCCAATATGTATCTAAAATAAATTCTCAAATTCTATCAGTTAAAAATAATTTCTTAGAATTTAACCTTTCAGATTCTTCACTTTCTGGATACGATTTTGAACTATTTTATGATAAAGAATTTAATAAAAACTTTGTTTCATCCGGAATATCAACAATTTTCAATATTACTAAAAATGGAGTTGTGGGTGTAAATGGAAGTTTAAAACTGAAATTTGATAAAAATTTACCAGTTTCTTTATACTATTCATTAACAAAAAATGGAAAATCTATATTTACCAATACAAATGAGCAAGATTACCAAATAAAATTCATTAATAGTTTATATAACAATACCTATAAAATATCTGGGGTCGCTGGAACACATTTTTATATTTCATTACAAGAAATACCAGAAAAAAGTTATTATTTAAAGAGTGAGTGTGAAACTATTTCATATTCGACAAATTCTAAAACTTCTATTGGACCAATTTCAAATATATCTTTATTAAATGAAGGATCTGGATATAAATCTTTACCTTTTATTTCTGGCATATCCACATCACCAAGCACTGTTGGTGGAATATTTGGATCTAGAACTGGTGGAAAAAATGCAGTTCTTGATATTAAATCAAAATCAATCGGTAAACTTGAATTTTTAAATTTATCTAGTCAAGGTTATTCGTATGTTTCAGATAATACATTAAGACCAAAAGCTGATATTAGTACACAGTTATTTTTAAAAAATGCTGATGAAATAGATCGTGTTGAAGTAATAGAAGGTGGTAAAAATTATATCTCGAAACCAAACTTAATATTACTGAATACTTCTTCCAGAAAAGTTATTGATTCTGGAAAATTTGATGTTGAAATGAGTGCAAGTTCTATTTCAGAAGTTAAAGTTATTTCTAAACCTAATGGATTAGAAAACGTTGTTCATCAATTATATACTGTAAACAATAGTAATGGAATTTCAATCTCAGGAATTACCACATATACTAATGGAATTGTTCATTGTAAATTAAGAAGTCCAGGAATAAGTGCATTCTCTACTCCTCCTTTTGAATCTGGAGATTATGTTTTTATTGAAGGATTGCAAAAAAGAAGTTATGAAGATGAATTTGGTAACATAACTTCTCCAGGAAACGGATTTAATTCTTCAGATCATGGATATAATTTCTTTAGAGTAGTTGAATTTATTAATTCTCCAGGAAATACTTTACTAAAATATGATATAAGTCCATATACTTCATACGCTGGTGACCCAGCATTATCGCAAACTGTTTATAGTGTTGCGGTTAATAAAAAGAATTATCCAGTTTTTAAATTAAATCAAAATTCTAAACAATTTTTTGAAAATGAAGTTTTATATATTAATGGGACTTTAACTGACATTACCGTTAAAAGTTTATTGTATAAAGCAATAACTATTACCAATTCTGATGTATTTTTTGTCAAAAAAGGAGATGAAATATTAGGATCCGTATCTGGTAACAAATGTATAGTTGGCAATATTATTGAATATGATGGTGAATTTATAATTTCTTCTTCGTTGACCTCAGATCTTGGATGGAAAACAAATGTTGGAAGATTGGATGATGATCTTCAAGTATTGCAAGATAATGATTATTATCAAAATTTAGCATATTCAATTAAAAGCTCTAAAGAATATAATAAATTTTCAACAATCTTAAATACTTTAGCTCACCCAGCAGGAACTAAAAGCTTTGCAAACACTGGAATATCTTCATCTGCCAAAACATCTATAGGATCTACTCAAGGAATATCAATAACATTGGATTTTAATGATGAAAAAAGAGTTGATGTTATTAAAAACTTTGACCTTGCGTTTGATTATGATTCAACTACAAATTCATCATCTTATATTAGATTATTAAATAAAAAGTTAACAGACTATATTGAATGCAAAACTAATCGAGTTTTACAAATAGATGATATTAGTAATAGTTTCTCGAGTTCTGAATTTAATAAGGACGTTTTCTTAGATTCTTTGACGTACCCAGTTACAGATTTTTATTCAAAGTTTTTAATTCAAATTTCAGAAATACGCGAATCCGATTCCCCATATCAATTAAGTGAAGTTGTTGTAATTAATGACTTTAAAAATACTTTTACTTTAAACAAAAGTGATGTTTATTCCTCAAGATTACTTGGAACATTTAATGGAGAAATAAGTCTATCTGGAGATCCTGTTTTAAGATTTAATCCAGCAGACCCTTATGAAACTAGCTATAGATTGAAAATTTATAGGGAATATTTTAATGAAAGTTATAATAAACAGAGTGGATTTAAAGATTATGGTTTTATTCGCCTTTATGGAAATACTGATAAACTTTTACCTCAAGTTGGGGTCTCGACGGTAATTTTTAGAGGTTTATCAACACAATTTAATGCAGTCTATGCATCAGCAATTGTTGTAGATACTGATAATTATAACCTAAACTACTATGAAGTTGTTGGATGCTATGACGGAACTGATACCCACATATCAGAATTTTATTTTGATAACCAAAAATCTTTAGGTGGATCATCTGGAAGTCATATTGGTACTTTTGGGTTAAATGTATCTTCAGGAGTAATAACATTAGATTTTACAAATAATAAAACGAATAATATTTTAATAAAATCAAAATCCGTTGGATTTGGAACAACTGCATCGGGAATAGGCACTTATAGATTTTTAGTTGAAGATCAATTAGAAGAAACTGAGCGTACCTCTAGAATAGAATCAAATTACAGTAAAACGGTAGGAATTTCATCTATTAAAATATTTGACTCATCTTTAGAGTCTGGATTTAGATCTATTGTAAAGATTTCAGTTGGATCAACAATAGCAATGCATCAAGTGACTACTATTTGTGATGAATTGTCAATAAGTCTTCAAAGTGATCCATTTATAAGTGTTGGAAGTCCAAATGGAATTGGAACTTTCTCTGCATCATTATTTGGGTCAATTGCTTGTATAAATTTCCATCCAGATCCAAAATTTGCTTCAAGTCAATTAACTATTCAGTCATATGATCATATTTTATATAAAGAAATTGACGAATTTAATCCTCCAGATGTTTTGACTTATGGTTCTGCAATAGAAAGGCAGTACTTATCAAGATATGGTTCAATTAATAACTTTGGAAAAGATAGATTAGATTTTGATTTAAATTACAACAGAATACCTATATTTGTAAAATCATTTAATCCTAAAAAAGAATCAGTTTTAAATAAAGAAACTGGAGTTTTTACTATAAAAGATCATTTCTTTGAGACTGGTGAGGAGTTAATTTATACACCAGGATCTACATTATCAAATATCCCACCATTGCCCGTTGGAATAGGATCAACTTTAGTTGGTGGAATAACTTTAATTGCCGATTCTATAGTTGGTTTTAATACACTAATTGGATTAGCATCTACTGTTGGTATTTCTACTGGATCTTTTTCTATATCTGGAGAGGGTTTTTCAAATGGTAATACTACCATAGTATCCATAGGTGAAACTTATTCTTATTTTATTGGTAATGTCACTTCTGTAGGTTCTACAGTAATTACAGGAATAGGAAACACAGAAATACTTAAAATTGGATCTGGAATTTATTCTGGAAACAACAATTCTCTTGGAACTATTATTTCTATTGGAATTAATTCTATAACAGCATCTTCTGTTATACCAATCGGTTCTGATAGACTTTATTATTCTAATAATTTGAAACCAGCATTAACGTTATCAAATGTATCAACTGCAACAACGTTTAGAAAAACTTATTCGACTGGAATTACCACTGATATATGCCCATCAAAAGTTTATGCGATAAAAATAGATAGAAATACTTTCAAAATTACTGGAGTTTCTGGAGGTTCTGGAATAGGATTTACTTTCACTAATGTAGGATCTGGAAATTTACATAAATTTGAGATGGTTAAAAAAATGGAAAAAAGTGTGATCACCGTTAACGGTGTAAATCAATATCCATTGACTTATACATCTTTAACATACACTTTAAGTGAAAGTGTTGGTGTGGGAACAACATTTATAAGATTTTCTGGTATTGGTTCAATATATTCTGGAGATATATTAAAGGGGAAGGATGAATATTTAAATGTTATAAATGTTGGATTTGGAACCACAGTTAAGGGACCAATAACTGGTATTGGATCAATACCACTAGTTCAAGTTATTAGGGCATCTTTAGGTTCAACTGAAACCTTCCATACTAGTGGAGATGTCTTTAGACTTTATAAAGGGGCATATAATATTGTTGGCAATAAAATTTGGTTTGCTGATGCACCAGATGGAAAAGGCAATAATGATGTATTAAGTGAAAATTACCTCCCTTCTCCAAAATCAACATTTAATGGAAGAGTATTTTTAAGAAAAGATTATACTGGAAATCAAATATATGATGACATATCTCAAAATTTTACGGGAATTGCAAGAACATTTACCCTTTATAAAAATGAAGTTCCTGTTGCAAACGCTATACCAGGAAATAATTTAGTTTTCATCAATGATGTATTCCAAACACCAGACACTCAAAATAATACTGGAAATAATTACGAAATACTTTCGTCTCCAGGAATATCAAGTGTTTCATTTACTGGCATAAAAATACCAAATACAAATGATGTATTTACGGTGGACTATGATGTAAATCAAAATGAATTGCCAAGAGGTGGTATTTTAGTTTCATTGGCATTTACTGGAGGTCTTGGTTATGCACCTTTAGTTGGAATACCTTCATCAATGATTGATTTAAAAGTTGGTGCTGGTGGATCAATTAGATCTATAGGTTTCACAACATCAATCGTTGTTGGTATAGCAACGACTGGAATGATAGGAATTAATACTGATGTCATAACTGGAATTACTACTACTTCCATTTCTGTTGGACAAAAAGTTATTGACATTTTGAATGAGCAAACTTTAAATTTAGTAAATCCAATAGTTCCAAACTTAACTAGATTTTTACAATATGACACTTTAGTATCATCAATTGGAATTAATTCTATTTTTATTTCAAAATCAACAACTAATAATGTTGCATTTAGTACTACTTTTGGTTTTGATATAGGTCCTATTATTGGGTCGGGGTATTATAATACAATCTCAATCGGTATAACAGACTCTTTACACAACGGAACTCCTGCAAATATAAAAGCATTTGTTGGTTCTGGAGGCACTGTAACTTCTTTTAATATCGTAAGCGGTGGTAGTGGGTATGTAAATCCATATGTTGCTATCCCAGATCCATCGTATGAAAGGCTTCCTATTGTAGGGGTTTCTAAAGTTTCTGTAGGTAATACTACTAAGTGCGGAATTGGCGTTTCTTTAACTTTCTCAGTAAGTCCATCCATAGAAGTTGGGGTAAATTCAACATACTATAGAATATCAGATTATGAATTAAATAAATCTGGATATGGATTTGAACTTGGAGATATATTCCAACCTGTGGGGTTAACAACTGCACAAGGATTGCAAAAACCAATAACTCCAATTTTATTTACAGTAACTGATATTAAAGCAGATAGCTTTGCTTCGTGGCAAGTTGGGGAATTTGATTATATTGATAACATTAAACAATTACAAGATGGAATTCGAACTAGATTCCCATTATACAAAAATGGTGAACTCTTAAGTTTTGAAATTAATAGACTTGATCCAGACTCTTCTCTGATTGATTTTGATTCCGTTCTATTAATTTACATAAATGGAGTTATGCAAGAACCTGATGTTTCTTATAGATTCACCGGAGGAACTACATTTTCATTCTTAGAAGCACCAAAACCTTCTGATAATATTTCTATATTCTTTTATAGAGGAACTTCAGGTGTAGATAGTGTTGAGGTTGATATTACACAAACTATTAAACCTGGTGACTCTGTTCAAATAAACAAAAATGATCTCATACCACAAACTATTGGTCAAGATCCAAGGTTAGTTTCTTATATACTTTCTTCAGATATTTTTGAAACTGGAATTTATCTTGGTGATGGTGTTGATCAAATTAATCCAAGACCAATTAATCTAATAACTCAAAAAAGAGATTTAATTATAAACGAAACATTTTATTCAAAAGAAAGAGATTCTATAGAACCTTTAGTATTCCCAACCGCGAAAATAATTAAATCATTTACGCCTTCGGATAATTTTATATTTGTAGATGATGCTCAATTTTTTAATTATGAAGAAAATAATTTCGGCAATGAAGTACGTTCGTTTGATGGATTGGTTATTGCAAATCAAGATCCAGTGTCTGCTGCCATCAGTGCAGTAGTATCTACCGGATCAACTTCAATATCTTCAATATCAATAATTAATGGTGGATCTGGATATCTTGGTATTGGAAATAGTATTTTACTTAAAACTCGTTCGGTTGGTGTGGGTGGATCAAATGCAATAATTTATGCAACTGTTTCGTCCGCAGGAACAATTACCTCACCAATAAATATCGTAAGTCCTGGATTCGGATATACTCATACAAATCCACCTCAGGTTATTGCTCCAGTTCCTACTGCCAATAAGGAAATAATAAAAGATATTATTTTTGTGGACGGATTTTCGGGAATAATAACAGGTATAACAACAACTTCCGGAATAGGCACTGACCTTGCAATTAAATTCTTTGTAAAATATGACCAGGATTATGATCCAAATACATTAAAAGTTGGATATCCAATATATGTTTTTGATACAACTGTTGGTTCTGGATTAACTTCTATTGATTCAAATAATACAGAAAAAGTTGCCATAGGAACAGAATATTGCAATAACATTTATTACGTACATTCTATTACTAATTTAAATTTACAAGGTTCTATAACATGCAATATAATGTCAAACAGTAATATTACCGGAATTTCAACATTTGGTAATACTAAAAAGGGAGAGTTTTCTTGGGGAAGATTTAGTGGATTAAAAAGATCAGATAACATTAATTCCATCTCGGTGAATTTGAATGAGTATACAACTTCAGTAGGTTTAACTACGTATCCGACAATACAAAGGAGAAAATTTGGTCTTCGCTCAACTGGGGCACTTTCAAAAATTGATTTATAACATATAAATAAAGAAAAAAAGGAATAATAATGTCTGCAATTGTTACTGATCAATTTCGAATATTAAATGCCGGTAATTTTGTAGATTCGGTTAAAGATTCAAACAATTCGTATTATATATTCTTAGGTCTTCCAAATCCCACAGCAGTTGGATTTGGAAGATCTTCAACCTGGGATGAAGCAATTCCAACTCCAATTGACAATTTTAATTATTTAAATCACTCTAGAGATACTATATTATTTGGAAAGAAAATAACAACTGGCAATATTAGAAGATTAATTAGACGAGTTGATTGGACTAAAAATACCATATATGAACTGTATCGTCATGATTATTCTGTCAGTAATCCATCACGAAAAACTAATTCATATAGATTATATGATGCGAACTATTATGTAGTTAATAGCGATTATAGAGTTTATTTGTGCATAGACAATGGATCATCCTCAGCAAACAGACTAGGAAATCCTTCCCAAGATGAGCCAAAATTTGTCGATTTAGAGCCATCTAGGGCAGGAGAAAGTGGAGATGGGTATGTTTGGAAATATTTGTTCACAGTTAGTCCTTCAGATATTATAAAATTTGATTCTATAGAGTATATTTCTGTCCCAATTGATTGGGATACTACAACTGATCCTGATATATCTGCCATAAGAAATAGTGCAGATTCATCAGTAAATACCAATCAAATTAAAAAAGTTTATATAGAATCTGCAGGTTCTGGATATACACAATCAACCTCAGAATTGGATATTATAGGGGATGGTGAAGGTGCAAAAGTCATAGTTGATGTTGTTGGTGGAAGAATAAATGATGTGATAGTTTCTAGTGGAGGAAAAAACTACACTTATGGAAGAGTAGACTTATCTTCAATAAATCAAAGTGCAACTTCTTTTGCACACTTAATACCAATTATACCGCCATCAAAGGGACATGGTTATGACATTTATAATGAACTTGGATGTGAAAGAGTTTTACTTTATGCTAGATTTGACGATTCTACAAAAGATTTTCCAACAGATGCAAAATTTGCACAAATTGGTATACTTAAAAATCCAAACATTGCTGGATCTTCAAGTTCCATTTTTTCAGGGGATACATTCTCTGGCGTACACGCAATAAAATTATTATCAAATTCAGTTTCTTATCCGGATGATGCAATACCAGGAAATCCAATATATCAAACAATAAGCGGTGTTGGAACAGCAATAGGATATATTGCATCATTTGATCAACAAACAAATGTTTTGAAATATTTTACGGATAGATCTTTATATTATAATTCATTATCATACGACCAAAAAGATTCTAAAGATGTTGCGTTTAAATCTAAGGCAGTTGGATTTTCTACAATAGGTGGTGTAATAACATCATCAAATTCATTCAGTGGATCTATTGATATAAACTTCAGTGGCATAACCACAGATTTAACTTCAACTAAATCTGTTAATTTAGGTTCAACATTTATAAATGGAATGTCTCAACCAGAAATAAATAAATCATCTGGCGATGTAATTTATTTGGACAACCGACCGCTTGTAACTAGAAGTCCAAGGCAAAAAGAAGACATTAAAATTGTACTGGAATTTTAACTAAAATGGAAAAAACAGATTTAAACGTTTCCCCTTATTATGACGATTTTGATGCAGAAAAAAATTTTTATAAAGTTTTATTTAAACCAGGATTTCCAGTTCAAGCTAGAGAATTAACAACATTACAGAGTATATTACAAAATCAAATTTCTGCTTTTGGAAATAATATATTCAAAGATGGTTCGGTAGTTATCCCTGGAAATATTTCTTTTAATAGAAATTATTATGCAGTTAAAATTGATCCAGTACATCTTGGTTTAGATGTAGAATTTTATGTAGATAGTTTGGTAGGTAAAAAAATAAAAGGTCAAACTTCTCAAATAACTGCAATAGTTCAAAATGTAGTTAAAAGAATAGACTCTACAGAAAATGTAACTACATTATACGTAAAATACTTATCAGCAAATACCCAATTTGAATCTTCTCAATTTGTAGATGGGGAAACACTGATTACAGAAGAGACATTTAGTTACGGAAATACTTCTATAACATCAGGCAGCACAATAGCAACTCTTTTAGAAACAAATTCCACTAGCACGGGATCAGCAGTTTCTATTTCTCCTGGAATTTATTTTATTAGAGGATACTTTGTTTCAGTAGCAGAAGACACTTTAATACTTGACCAATATACAAATTCACCATCTTATAGAGTTGGATTGAGTGTTTTTGAAGAAGTTGTTACTGCAAAAAGTGATACTAGTTTATATGACAATGCAAAAGGATTTACAAACTACTCTGCTCCAGGGTCAGATAGATTTAAAATCTCAACCAAATTATCAAAAAAACTTTTAAGTGATTATGATGATAAAAGTTTTATAGAATTACTAAGAATTACTGATGGGCAAGTCAAAAAAATAAAAGAAACAACAGATTATTCATTAATAAAAGATTTCTTAGCAAAAAGAACTTATGAAGAATCTGGCAATTATACCTTAGCACCATTCAATATAGAAGTCGAAGAGTCTCTTAACAATTTAATAGATTCTAATGGAGTTTTTACTTCAAATCAAAGAACAGATCAAAACAATGTTCCATCTGAAGATTTATTGTGTGTTAAAATTTCTTCAGGTAAGGCATATGTTGGTGGTTATGATGTTGAAAATACAGGAACAGTTTTATTAGATGTAGAAAAACCAAGAACAACCGAATCTTTAAGGAATGTTCCTGTTCCATTTGAAATGGGAAATTTACTTATCTTAAATAATGTTTCAGGATCTCCTTTTGTGGGTATTGATAATAATTATTCTATTGATCTTTTTAACTATAGAAAATCAAGTACAATTTCCGGAACTGGAACAACTATAGGTAAAGCAAGAGTATATTCATTTTCTTCAAGTGATTCGGCTTATGTAGATCCTTCTTCAAGATTTAATTTATATCTGTATGATGTGCAAACATATACAGTATTGACATTAAGTGCTTCATTAACTTCTAACGAATGCCCAGAAACTTCATATATTAAAGGATTAAGTAGTGGAGCATCTGCATATGTTGTTGGATCTCCAAATGAAAAAGAACTAACAGTGTCTCAAGTTTCTGGAACATTTATTCAAAATGAACAGATTACCATAAACAATAATACTGGTATAACTAGAGTAGTATCTTCAATAAAAACATACGGAAGTCAAGATATTAAATCAGTCTATCAAGATTCTTCCAGTCTAGGTCTAAGCACTGATTTTTCTGCAGATACTTTTTTACAGAAACAAATAGCACCTAACTTTAATATAACTGATGTAATAACTATTAGTGAAGGAGCATCTGGGATAAGCACGGTAACTTGTTCCGGGAAAAATTTTGTAGGAATAAAAAGTGATGCTATTATTAGATATCAAAGATCTGGTTTTTCTACAGAATCATATGCAAGGGTTGTTTCAGTAAATAATGGCGGTTTATCTTTAACTATTGCCCCAGTTTCAAACGTTACAAATGTTTGTGTTGGTTCTTTACCACAAACAACAATTAACTCTACATTTTTCTTAGGCGAATCGTCAATTAAAAATGAGGACAAATCTTACTTATATTCAAAACTTGGCAATTCCAATATATCTTCAGTTGATTTAGGTGGGGCATCCCTAACTATAAAAAAACAAGTAACTGGAAAAAGTACTTCAAATACAGGAACATTAAATTTATCCGCGTCAAGTGATATTGGTGTTTCAAACGCATATTTTTCTCAATATAGACCTGAAAGATATGCTTTATTCTACAGTGATGGAGTTGTTGATCCTCTTTCTTCAGATAAAATAAGATTTGCAGATAATGGAGCGACACTACTTATTTCTGGATTAAGACCATCCCAGTCTAATATAACTATTCAAGTTACTGCTATAAAAAATGTAGTAAGAAATAAAACAAAAATTTATAAAAAAAGTGAAAGTATTATAATAGATAAAACTTCTTCGTCTATCACTGCTAATCTTAGTGGTCTGTCAACTAGTCCATATTATGGATTGAGGATAGAAGATGAAGAAATATCTTTAAATGTTCCAGATGTTGCAAAGATAGTAGGAATTTTCGAATCTTTAGATAGTAATCCAGCACAACTTGATAGATTAATTTTCCCATCAGGAACTAGTTTAAATTCAACTGTAATTGTTGGAGAGTATTGTAGAGGTGCAACAAGTAATGCAGTTGGACAAGTAATATCATCTTCATCAAATGAAGTTGAATTTGTTTATTTAAATGGAAACAAGTTTCAACCACTAGAAGTTGTAAAATTTGAAGAATCTAAAGTTTCTTCCCAATTAACTTCAATTTATGAAGGAAGATATATTAATAAAACTGGCGATTATTCTTTAGATGGTGGGCAAAGGGAACAATATTATGATTATTCCAGAATAAAAAGAAGAGTTGGTACTAGTTCACCAACAAAAAAATTAACAATTATATTCAATTATTATGAAGTGGATTCTATTGATAGTGGAGATGTTTATACCGTAAATAGTTATGATTCAGAAAGATATAAAAAAGATATACCAAAATTAAGTACAAATATTTCTCTAAGTGATGTATTGGATTTTAGACCTAGAGTTTCTAAATTTACTTCTATTGGTTATTCTCCTTTTGCATTTTCGTCCAGAAACTTTTTATCTGCACTAAGTCCTTCTTCAATTATTGCACAAAATGAAACTTCTTCGGTTGGTTATTCATACTACGTTCCAAGAATTGATAGAGTAGTTTTAACAAAAACTGGATTATTCCAATTAATAAAAGGCAATCCAGCAATAAATCCAAATCCACCTTTGACTTTAGATGATTCAATGGATGTTGGAATAATTAAATATCCACCATACGTTTACAATATTAGTGACATAAAAGTTACTCAAATTGAAAATAAGCGTTATACTATGAAAGATATTGGAAAACTAGAAGATAGAATTAAAAGTTTAGAAGAATTTGCATCTTTAACATTATTAGAATTAGATACAAAATCTTTACAAATAATTGATGAAGATGGATTAAGTAGATTTAAATGTGGATTCTTTGTTGATAATTTTAAAACTAATAATTTTATTGAAATTTCAAATTCCGACGCCAAATCTGCAATTGATGGTGAAAAAAATGAATTAACTACTGACGTTTCATTATATTCATTAAAAACACAAATTTTACCAAGTGAAAATATAAATTTTGAGAGTGCTGATTTTTCAACGAATATAGATTTGTTTGATCCAAATGTTAAAAAGACTGGAGATTTAATTACATTAAATTATAATGAAGTTGAATGGGGAGATATAGCACAACCATTTGCTACTACTGAAGAAAATTTAAATCCTTTTGGACTAACAGATTTTTCAGGAAATCTAACATTGCGCCCATCAACAGATTCTTGGGTTAGAACTATTAATAATTTTAAAGGATCTGTAGTAAAAACACAAAGTGATTGGGAAAATTCTTATCTCCAAAATTTAATACTAAGCAATGAGTCTGGAGAAAAATTAAGATCTAGAAATGTTGAATTTACTGCAAAAAATTTATTGCCTTCTACAAAGTATTTTTCATCGTTTGATGGCAAATCTGATATTGATATAATCCCAAAACTTTTAAAAATATCAATGGTATCCGGAATATTTAAATCTGGAGAAACCGTTGACGGTTATGTTGGATCTAATAGAGTTGCTTGTTTTAGATTAGCAGATTTAGATCACAAATTTGGTTATTATGGAAATCCAACAGAAAAGTATACAATAAATCCATATGACCCAACAAATGTCCTTAGTGTATATTCACAGTCATCTACTATAATTAATATAGATACTTATTCTTTAATGGATGAGTCTGATGGTAGATATTACGGATATACTCCTTATGGAATGCTTTTAGTTGGAAGAACTAGTGGAGCTCAAGCAACTGTCCAAAATCAAGAGTTGATAACCGATAATTATGGGGATTTAATAGGTTGTTTTTATATCAGAAACCCATATGTAAATCCAATGCCATCTACATCATTTATACTTGGTGATAAAACTTTTAAATTACAATCTCAGGGATCTTCTACAATAAGTTATTGTGAAACTTCTTTCTATGTGTCAAGAAATCCAAATTCATATAATGGAACTCTAGTTAGAAGACCTGTAATATCTAGAGATTTACTAGCAAATAAGCATCCATTAATACAAACATTCAAAACAGATAATACAGGTGGATTTTTAACATCAATTGATTTATTTTTCTCAGAAAAAGATTCTGATGAGAAATTAACGTTAGAAATAAGAGAATCTGATCTTGGTGGAAATCCAACTAAAAAATTACTTCAAGATTATGCAAGAGTTAGTGTTTTACCATCTAATATTAAAACTTCACCTAATGGAAGCACACCAACTAATATAAAATTAAATTCTCCATTATATCTAGAACCAAATAAGCAATATTGTATTGCGATTTATTCGCCATCATCCTCAAAATATAAAATTTGGACCGCAGAATCAAATAAAGCAACTGTTGAAACGCAAACTTATCCTAATTCTTTACAAGTATTTTATTCAAATCAATATATTGGTGGTCATTTATATAAATCCCATAATGGAACTGGACCTGTTGCATCATTATATCAAGATTTGAAATTTAAATTTTATAAAGCTCAGTTTTCACAATCTAGTGGAACCGCATATTTTGTTAATCCCAACTTAAGTAATAATTTGGGAGAAGATTATGACAGCAACATTGAAAAATTAGTCGAAAATCCGATAACTGCATATCCGAGAAAGCTAGTAATTGGAATAACAACTTCATATGGAAGTTCTGCACAAAATGTATATAGTATTGGAAGAAAGATAGTTTCTAATGCAAATAGCAATTATGGATTTATTGAGCAAGTTGGTGGAAATATCTTGACCTTAACTGCATCCAATGTTGGAACTGGATATTCTGATGGTACTTTTACTAATGTTCCGTTATATACAATTCAAGGATATGGTCCAAATGTAGTAAGTGCTTCTGCAAATATAACTATTTCTGGTGGAAAAATATCAAATGTTTCTATAGCAAGTAGTGGAGAAGGATATGCTTTAGGTGATATGCTGGGAATAACAACCAGTTACATTGGAAAAGGATCAAATGCTACATTATCAGTTTCCGCAAGAGCAAATATTGATACTTTATATTTAAAGAATGTTTATATGCAAGAATTTGCCAGTGGAACAGGGTTATCATACTATGATAATACCACTTTAGTTTCATTGGCTGGAACTTCTACAAGAAATCCAGCATATGTTCCTAGTGATTTATATACAGGAAATGTTTTCAAAGTTAATCATTATAGTCATGGAATGCACGCAAATAACAATATGGTTATAATAAGTGGCGTATCTCCAGACACAACACCAGAACCTTTACAATCATCTTTAGTTTCATCAAGCACAGTTATATCAATAGCCAATACATCAAACTTTACAACGTTTGAGGGAAGAGTTGTTTCTGGTATTAACACTGGTTATGTTCTAATTAATAATGAAATTATTTCTTATTATGCGGTAAACAGTGGTTCATTATCAATTTTAAGTAGAGGAATCAACAATTCTGCTAGCAGAAATCACGATCCTGGATCATTAGTATACAAATACGAATCTAATAATGTTTCTTTAATTAGGATAAACGCAAATCACGTCCTTCCATCAAATTCCTCATTATTATCTTCCCTAAGAGATGCTGATAATTATTATTTACAATTTGGGCAATATGACAATGTAAATGCAATATTTGCAAATGAAAAAACTTTTGGCGGAGGAAATTGTAAAGCTACTCAAAACTATCAATTTAATTCAATAATACCTAAATTTAATATAATTTCTCCAGACAGAACATCAATTTCTTCCTTAATTAGAACTATTTCCGGTACTAGTGGAGGAGGATCTGAGGCATCATTCTTAGATCAAGGTTATTCTGAAATCTCTTTAAATTCCAAAAACAATTTCAATACACCTAGGTTAGTAGCATCAAAAATTAACGAAACTAGAAATCTTCAATTTATACCTAGATCAAAATCATTAACCATAGGAATAAATTTACAATCTTCGGATGTAAATTTATCTCCAGTGATTGATTTAACAGAGTCCACATCAGTTGCTCTAATTAGAAATAGATTAAATTCCCCAATTACAAATTATTCTTCTGATCCAAGGTCAAATAATCTAGTAAATGATCCTCACGCATCAGTTTACATTTCTAAACAAATAAATTTAGTAAAACCAGCAACTTCACTTAAAGTTATAACAAACACTTATAGATCTTCAAGTAGTAATTTTAGAGTTTTATATAAATTAATTAGAGCAAATTCAACAGGAACAGATCAGTCTTATGAACTTTTCCCCGGATATAATAATTTAAATGATCTTAATGGGGATGGAATTGGGGATACTATCATTAATGTTTCTTTAAATGATGGATTGCCCGATTCGTTTGTTGGAGCAAATCAAGAAGGTGAATTTTCGGAATATCAGTTCACTGCTCAAAACTTAGATCAATTTGTTGGATTTTCTATTAAGATAGTAATGAGTGGATCTAATGAGGCAACTCCACTGAAATTTAAAGATATAAGAGTTATTGCTTTAGCGTAATGATACCAATAGAAGGACATAAAAATTTATATCGTGATGAAGAAACTGGTGCTATAATTAATACTGATAATTATGAGTATTTAAATTATACTAAAATAAAAAAAGAAAAATTAAAGCAAAAATTTGAAATAGAAAATTTAAAGAACGAACTTTCAGAAATTAAATTACTGCTAAGGAGATTATTAGATGAATCCTCAAGAGATTAATTTATCATCAATAGATAAACTTTTCGAATATGAAAAACACTGTAGATTAATTGATTCTCTCAGTATTGATGATCTGAAACTTTTTTCTAAATTATATTTTAAGATGTATTTAAAACAACAAGAAGTAATAAGTTCTATCGAGAATATTGGGTTATAAATACTTTTAAAATTAGTTATTTTCATTAAATGGCATCAGTATACGTAAGTAACCTTGTCATTAATTCTGGAGCAGATTTTTCTCAAGATTTTTTCTTAGAAAATAGTTCTACTAATTCAGCTTTAGACTTAAGTACTTCATCAATTTCTTCTCAAATGAGGAAATGGTCTGGAAGTTCCGGGGTAACTACATTTACTACATCTGTGGTTAATTCATCTTCTGGTCAAATAAGAATTGGATTATCTTCAGTGACAACTGCTAGATTAAAACCTGGTAGATATGTCTATGATGTTTTAATTACAACTACAAGTGGTGTTACAACTACAACTTCAAGAGTAGTAGAAGGCATGGCTTTGGTAAGAGAAGGCGTTACTCATTAGTATCAAATATGTCTAAACCAGCATCCAGACAACAACTTATAGATTACTGCTTACGAAGACTTGGGGCACCAGTTTTAGAAATTAATGTCGATGAGGATCAAATAGATGATTTAGTTGATGATGCTTTACAGTACTTCCACGAAAGACACTTTGATGGTGTTGAAAGGATGTATTTAAAATATCAATTAACTCAAGAAGACATTGATAGAGGCACTGCAAATGCAAATTCTCCAGTTGGTTCTGGTATAGTTACAACTACCGGATCATCAACTATTAATGGAGTTTCCAAAGCATTTAATTTTTACGAATCTTCAAATTATATACAAATTCCAGATTCTGTAATTGGAGTTGAAAAAATATTTAAATTTAATGCTAGTACAATATCATCAGGAATGTTTAGTATTAAGTATCAATTATTTTTAAACGATTTATACTACTTCAACTCTATACAACTTTTGCAATATTCTATGGTAAAAACATATCTTGAAGACATTGATTTTTTACTGACTACAGATAAACAAGTTAGATTTAATAAAAGACAAAATAGGTTATATTTAGATTTCAATTGGGAAGGTAACAAAGCAGGAGACTTTTTAGTAATAGACTGCTTTAGAATTTTAGATCCTAATGATTTTCCTAAAGTATATAATGATAGTTTTCTTAAGAAATATTTAACTGCTTTAATTAAAAAACAATGGGGTCAAAATTTAATTAAATTTAGAGGTGTCAAACTTCCTGGCGGAATAGAATTAAATGGAAGAGAAATATACGAAGATGCAGAAAGAGAACTAGAAGATATCAAACAAAGAATGTCATTAGAGTATGAACTTCCACCATTAGACATGATAGGATAATATGGCATTAAATCCATTTTTTCTTCAAGGTTCTCCAGGAGAACAAAGATTAGTTCAAGAATTGATAAATGAACAACTCAAAATTTATGGTGTTGAAGTTTTATACATACCAAGAAAATTTGTAAGAAAAGATACAATTCTGAATGAAGTAACATCATCTAGATTTGATGATAATTTTTCTATAGAAGCTTATGTTAGCAATTACGAAGGATATGGAGGGTCTGGAGATATTTTAACTAAATTTGGAATGAGTTTAAGAGATGAATTAGTTCTGATAATATCAAGAGAACGATTTGAAGACTTTATTGTTCCATTTTTAGAATCAATGGACGATAATGAGATTACTTTATCATCTAGACCAAGAGAAGGAGATATAATATATTTTCCATTAGGAAAAAGGTTGTTTGAAGTTAAATTTGTAGAGCATGAGCAACCATTTTATCAGTTAGGGAAAAATTATGTTTATGAATTAAAATGTGAATTATTTGAATATGAAGATGAAATTGGTGGATTTTCAGACTCCAATACTGCAGTTGATGAAATTGATGGGACTTTACAATCTCAAGGTTATATTTCTTCTTTGTCTTTATTTTCTTTTGGTCAAACTGCAACAGCAACTGCAGGTATTTCTAGTGGTTATATTAGAAGAGTTTTTATAAACAATGATGGAAGTGGGTATGTAGGAATACCGACAGTTTCTTTTAGTTTACCACCATCCGGAGGAACAAAAGCTTCTGGTGTTGCAATTACAACCTGTAAAGGTGGTATTTGTTCTATTAAAGAAATTTTATTAACAAATCCCGGATCTGGATATACTACAATCCCAACAGTAACAATACATTCTAATGGGTATGGTGTTGGTGCAGCAGCAACAGCAGAATTAGTACAGGGATATTATGGTGCAAGAGTTACTGGTATTCAAACAACCGGAGGTGGATATGTAAATCCACCAGTTGTTACATTTAGTTCTCCTAATATTGGATCGGGAATAACTGCAAGGGGAATTTCAGTTGTTGGTTCTTCTGGAACAATAACACAAATTTTAATAAGAGATGCTGGTCTAGGTTATACATCTAACCCAATAATAACTATTGCACCTCCACCATTAATGACTGGTATAGGAACGTATAAATTTAATGAAATTGTTAGAGGTTCACAGTCTGGAACAACAGCAAGAGTTAAATCTTGGGACAAAGATACTAATATTTTACAGATAGGAACTATAAATGGATCATTTATTGCTGGTGAATCTATAATAGGAACGGCCTCTTCTGCAACTTATACTTTAAAAATAGCATCTCAAGGTGAATTTGTTGATAAATATCAACAAAATGATGAAATTGAAGAAGAAGCAGATCTTATTCTCGATTTCTCTGAATCAAATCCATTCGGTAATTACTAATGTTAGGAACTTATTACTATCACGAAATTATTAGAAAAACAATAGTTTCATTTGGAACTTTATTTAATCAGATTTATATAAAACATAAAGATTCTGATGGCGACACGTATAGTGAAATAAGAGTTCCTCTTGCTTATGGACCATCTCAAAAGTTTTTGGCGAGAATTGAACAACAATCAGATTTAAACAAACCAGTTCAAATAACATTGCCCAGAATGTCGTTTGAAATGAATAGTATTCAATATGATTCAACGAGAAAATCTGGAATAACACAAACCTTTAAAGCTTCTGATGGTCAAAATTTAAAAAAAGTTTATATGCCGGTTCCATATAATATTGGATTTGAATTGAACATTTTGAGCAAACTTAATGATGATGCTCTTCAAATAGTTGAACAAATTTTGCCATATTTTCAACCAGGATTTACATTAACTATTGATTTAATTGATTCTATAGGAGAAAAGAGAGATGTTCCAGTAGTTTTAGAGAACATTTCTTTTCAAGATGATTATGAAGGTGATTTTTCCACAAGAAGAGCTTTAATTTATACTTTACAATTTACGGCAAAAACTTACATGTTTGGTCCTATAGCAGAATCTACAGATGGTCTAATTCGTAAGGTTCAAATTGATGCTTATTCAGATTCCAATGTTTCTACTGCTAAAAGGGAAATGAGATATACAGCAGTGGCTGAAGCAAAGGTTGACTACAATAACGATGGTGTTATCAATTCATCAGATAGACCATTTATTGATCCTGATGATGATTTTGGATTTAGTGATTCTTGGGAGTTTTTTGATGACTCTAAATCATACAGTCCAACTCAAAAATCTGATATTTGATTGATATGAAAAATAGTTACGATAAACTGGATAAAGCATTAAACCTTGACGCCCAAATAATTGAAAGTGATTCTAAAGATTGTGAAATAGAAATTATTAAACCAGAAGAACAAAATGATATAAAAAAAGATTATGAATATACAAGGGCAAATTTATACTCATTAATTGAAAAAGGTCAAGAGGCAATTAATGGGATTATGGAACTTGCTGGAGAAGGTGGAAGTCCCAGAGCATATGAAGTTGCTGGTCAACTTATAAAAAACGTTGCTGATACAACAGATAAACTCATAGATTTGCAGAAAAAATTAAAAGATGTTGAAGAAGAAGCAGTAAGAACTACCAATAATGTAACCAATAATGCAGTTTTTGTAGGATCTACTTCAGAACTTTCCAAGTTATTAAAACAAGGTTTTCTAAATAATAACAAGGACTAATTTTTTAACTGTGCAAAAATTAAAACCATATAAAACTGTTGAACAAATTGCAAAGAAGCATCGCCTTGAAGTTTCTTTTATACAAAAACAGCTTGATATGGGAGAGCCTATAGAGCATGAGCATACCAAAGATCATAAACTTGCTACAGAAATAGCATTACAACACCTGGACGAAATACCAGATTACTATACAAGACTTAAAAAAATGGAAACTTCTGCAAAGAAAGAACATCAAAAGTTTAAAGACGTTACGGAAGGTAAAGGTCTTTGGGCAAATATCCATGCCCGCAGAAAAGCAGGAAAACCCCGCAAAAAACCTGGTGAAAAAGGATATCCAAAAACTTTAGATATTCCAGAGCAAGCTGAAATGCAAAGATATTGCCCAAGGTGTGAAAAAAATGAAACTAGAGATGCTTGTAAGTATGGTCCAAAGTATTGGGATATGTTCTCAACACCAATTACTTTAAGTTCTCATGCTTATGATCCTAATAGACCTCATCCAGCAAATGAGGAAAAGGATCATGAGTACTCTATGGCACGTTCAGAGATTTCTACGATTATTTCTGCTGCCAAAAGACTAAAAAAGAAAATGGGTAAAGGTGAGGGTAGTTTAGAAGCATGGGTTCAATCAAAAATTACTAAAGCAGCAGATTATCTAGATAGTGCAGCAGATTATGTAAATAGTGGCGAAATGAAAGCAGAAGGTGTAAGTTTTGATATTGGTCCAAGGCATAAAGAAGTAAGAACTACAAATGCTTCTAGAAAACTGCAACAAATGACAACTGCTCAACAAGCACAGTTACCAAAAGAAAAAGTAAAAAAAGTTTTAGGAACAGACCTTCCAAGAATTAACAAAGAGTCAGTTTCTATTGAAGATGCAAATGGCAATCATTATGCGGAATTTATTGACATAATTAAACCAGAACCACTAAAAGCATCAGAGGGTATTGGAAGCAGAATGTTAGGTATTGAAGAAGGTTTAAAGCAGGCACGTAAAAATGTTGGTGCTAGTAAGTGTTGGGATGGTTATAAGGCAAAAGGAACTAAATTGAAAAATGGGCGTCAAGTTCCAAACTGTGTTCCTGAAGGAAAAACTTTTGATGATTTTATGGAGGCAGTTGACAAGTCCAAGATGAAGTGCAACTCCCCAAAGTCTGATCCCGTGGGCGATTCGCTCACGGGTAAGTCTCATGTTGTAAAAGCATGTTCTGGTGGTAAAGAAAAGATCATTCGTTTTGGACAAAGAGGAGTAAAAGGATCTCCAAAGAAAAAAGGTGAGTCCAAAGAATACGCATCTCGTCGCCACAGATTTCAAACAAGACATGCAAAAAATATTGCAAAAGGACCAATGTCCGCTGCATATTGGGCAAACAAAGTTAAGTGGTAATACAAATGAAAAGTTTTAAACAGTTTCTTTCAGAAAGCGTTACCATACAAGGAGATTTCAACGGAAATCTTTATATGAATTCTTCACAACCAGAAGAGGCAAAAGAGTCTTTTGTTGCTGATGTAGTTTGGGAAGGAAAAATATACCGTATGGAAATTGAAGGAAGTATGATGAGTAAAAATGAACTTGCGGAGCATTTGCAGGGAGAATATCCTGGCGCAATTGTTCATAATGTTTATCCCATTTCACAAAGTTCAGTAACAGTTAAAAGCGCACAAAGATACAGACCAGAAAGATTATCTTGGAGTGATTAATAATGGCTCAGTGGAATAAGAATGAACAAGACTATCTAAATCAAGAGAGAAGTCTCTTTGAGGTTTTTAATATTGCAGATCATTGGGGAAACCAAACTGATTGGCGTCCTCAATTTTCTAACAGCAACAGACTCAAAGTTGCCCCATATCAAACAGTTTTCTTCAATACTTTTCAATATGGAAAAGAAACTGATGTATGGGATGAAAGAGTAGTTGGAGTTGGAACTGCAACACATAATGTAAATGCCAGCAATGTTATATTGCAGGTAGGTTCTACTGCGGGAAGTAGAGTCATCCGTCAAACCAAACAGGTGATGAGATACATTCCAGGTAGGAGTGCAACTCTGGCATTTGCGATTCGTCTTGAACAACCACAAGTCGGTATTCGCAGAAGATTTGGATTGTTTGATGAATATAATGGAACATTTTTTGAAGATGACGGTGGAACATATTCTTATGTAATTCGCAGCACTACAACTGGAATTACTACAGAAACTAGAGTCACTAGAGAAAACTGGAATGGAGAAAAGTTTGATGGAAATGGATGGACTGGAGTAACTGCAGATCCAACAAAACAACAAATGATTTCCATTAATTATGAATGGTATGGTGCAGGATTAGTTCAATTTAATTGGTTGATGAAGAATGAAACCATTCATAGTCACACCTTTGATAATTCAAATACGAATAATACAGTTTGGTGTGGAACTCCATTCTTACCAATTAGGGTAGAGATAGAAAATGTAACTGGTGTTGCGGGAACTCATTATCTCTATCAGGGGTCAAATTCTCTCATCCAAGAAGGAGAACCAGAAAAACTTGGAACTCTTTTGAGTATTAATAATCCCATCACTGGGACAACAATGGCATCTGCAAATACATTTTATCCAATCATAAGTCTTCGTTTGAAATCAAATAATTTGACTGGTGTGATGTTATTGAGGTCATTGCAAGCAGCAACAAATGATAATACTAATGTTTATTGGAGACTTGTTGAAAATGCAACTCTTACTGGTGGGACTTGGGTAGACCATCCAGACCCAAATTCTTTTATTCAATACAATATCACTGCAACTGCACTTAGTGGTGGAACTAACTTATTAAATGGATTTACTGTTGGTGGGGGTTCTCAATTAATTGAAGTTGATAGTAAAGCAGCACTACAGTTGGGTAGAAGTGGTATTGGTACAATCAGTGATACTTATACACTTGCTTGTGCATCTCCAAACACAAACAAAGCAGCACTTGCAGTATTGAACTGGATTGAACAGAGGTAAATTTTATGTCGATTCAAGATATTCAACTTAAGCAATCTGATGCTTATCTTTCTAACCCGAATTTAAAAAGAGCAAATACCTCATTCTCTTGGACAGAAGAACAGGTTATTGAATTTTTAAAATGTAAGGAAGATCCAGTATATTTTGCAAAAAACTATATCAAAATTGTTTCTCTTGATCACGGATTAGTTCCATTTAGTCTTTATCCATTTCAAGAAAAGTTAATCAATAATTTCCATAAGCACAGATTTAATATCTGTAAGATGCCTCGTCAGACTGGTAAATCAACAACGTGCGTATCTTACTTGTTACATTATGCAGTTTTTAATGACAACGTAAATATTGCTATTCTTGCAAACAAAGCATCAACCGCACGTGATCTTCTTCAAAGATTACAACTTGCTTATGAGAACCTACCCAAATGGATGCAGCAGGGGGTTCTACAGTGGAACAGGGGAAGTTTAGAACTGGAAAACGGATCAAAGATAGTCGCTGCCTCTACAAGCGCCTCTGCGGTTCGTGGAGGATCATATAACATCATATTCCTGGACGAATTTGCATTCATTCCAAACCATATTGCGGATGATTTCTTTGCATCCACCTATCCTACAATTTCATCAGGTCAAAGTACAAAAGTTATTATAGTTTCTACACCTCGCGGTATGAATCACTTTTACCGCAAGTGGCATGATGCAGAAAGAGGTAAGAACGAATATGTGCCTACTGATGTTCACTGGTCAGAGGTTCCTGGAAGAGATGAAAAATGGAAAGCATCTACAATTGCAAACACTTCAGAACAACAATTCAAAGTTGAGTTTGAATGTGAGTTTTTAGGATCTGTTGATACTCTTATAAATGCTTCAAAATTAAGAAATTTAGTTTATGAAGATCCTATAAAGAAAAACAAAGGATTGGATATTTATGAAGATCCTATTCCAGAACATAATTACATGATTACAGTTGACGTTGCAAGAGGAATAGGAAATGATTATTCTGCATTTGTAGTTGTGGACATAACTGCATTCCCATATAAAGTTGTAGCAAAATATAGGAATAATGAAATAAAACCTATGCTATTTCCAAGTGTTATAGAGCCTGTTGCAAAAGCATATAATCATGCTTGGATATTGGTTGAAATTAATGATATTGGAGATCAAATAGCAAACATACTTCATTATGATTTGGAATATGATAATATTCTTATGTGCTCACAGAGAGGACGAGCTGGGCAAATAGTTGGAACTGGTTTTAGTGGCAAAAAGTCTTATTTGGGAATTAGAATGACTGCTGCTGTTAAAAAATTAGGTTGCTCTAATTTAAGAACATTAATAGAAGATGATAAATTATTAACTAATGATTATGAAATTATTAGTGAAATGACAACGTTTATTCAACGTAATAGCACCTTTATGGCAGAAGAAGGTTGTAATGATGATTTGGTAATGTGCCTTGTTATTTTTGCATGGTTAGTTGCTCAACCCTACTTTAAGGAGATGACGAATGATGATATTAGAAAAAGAATATATGAAGAACAAGAAGATCAAATAGAAGCAGATATGTCACCTTTTGGATTTATATCAACAGGTCTTGAAGATAGTTCAACATTCACAGATCCTAATGGAGATACGTGGCATTTTGATGAATATGGGGATAGAAGTTACATGTGGGATTATATGTAAATGGACTTAGACGATCAATTTAATTTAGAACATTTATTATTGACTGAAAGAAAATGTAGAACATGTAAAAAAACAAAAATGCTAACTGATTCTTTTTATAAAATTAGAAAAAAAACCACATTATCTTCATCATACTCTTACGAATGTAAAGAATGCACAATACAAAGAATTATTGAATCTAAAAAGAAAAAAATTTATAGCAATAATTGGGAATACCCAGATTGGTGATATTGTTCATGCACCGTTTCCCCAGTTGAAAGAGATAAAATAATAAATATTTCTAGAATAATCTTGGATTATAAGGAGAAATAAGATGCCACTCAATTTAGCATCTCCTGGAATAATTGTAAGAGAAGTTGATCTAACTTCTGGTAGAGTAGATCCAACTTCAGATGCAACTGCAGCTTTAGTAGCACCATTTGAAAAAGGACCAGTAGAAACTGCTGTTGTAGTAACAAATGAGCAAGAGTTATTAACCAATTATGGTAAACCATATACCGTTGGAAATCATTATGAGGGATGGTTTGCTGGATCTTCATTCCTAGCTTATGGTGGAAATTTACTTGTTTTGAGATCTGATGGATCAAATTTAAAAAATGCTTTTGTTGGAACTGCATCAAGCATAAAAATTAAAAGTTATGATGATTATGTGAACAAGGGATATGATGAAACTTCGATTTCAAATGTTACTTTTGCCGCTAGAAATCCAGGTTCTTGGGCAAACGGAATAAAAGTTGCAATTATAGATGCAAAATCTGATCAAATTTTAACAGGAATTACAACTTTAGGAGGATTATATACTCCAAGAGTTGGTTATGCAGTAACTCAATCTGTTGAAGGTAGAGTAAACATTGGCGCAGGAACAACTTCAGTTTTAACTGGATATATTAAGGGAGTAATTACTGGAGTTTCAACAAATCAAGTTGAAGTAAAAGTTTTAAGTCATGTTTCTGCTGCAGGCACAGAAACACCAGTTGATTATCAACCACAAGGTTTATGGAGATTCTCTGCTTCTGGATCAGTTGCCATACATACAAATGGTCAAAATGTTGCTTGGGGATCAACTGTATATACTAGTGCTCCAGATTGGTTCGACAATCAATCAATATCTTTAAACAATGTATCAATACCATGGAATTCTGTTGCAAATAGACCTACTACATCTAGATTTGCTGCCGCTAGAGGATCTAGGTTTGATGAAATTCACGTAGTTGCATTAGATGGAAATGGATCAATTACAGGTAATGAAGGTACTATTTTAGAAAAACATCTTTCACTTTCAAAGGCAAAAAATGCAGTTTATTCTGCAGGAAGTCCTTCTTATTGGAATAAGTATATTGGAGAAGGTTCATCTTATATTTTTGCAGGATCTCAACCAGTTGGTGTTGTAACTTGTGGTTTATCAACTTCATCATTTAATTTAGTATCAAATGGTTCTTGGAATCAAAATACAGCAAATAATCTAATATTTGATGGCATAGGATCTCTAACATATACTCTTTCTGGTGGTGCAAATTATAATGGCGGAACTTCACTGGATGAATCTGGAGCACTGTCAACAACATTGACAGATATATCCTCCGGATATGATTTGTTAACAAATACAGAAGAATATGATATTGATTTTATTTTGATGGGTTCGGCATCTTATGAAAAAGAAGTTGCACAAGCCATTGCTTCAAAAATTATTGCAGTTGCACAAGAAAGACAGGATTGCTTAGCTTTTGTATCCCCATATAAAGGATCTATGTTACTGGAGAGTGGAACATCTTCATTCACTCCAATAAATAGCGCAACAATAACTGAAAATATCATTGGTTTCTATTCGCCAATTCCATCCTCGTCTTATGCAATTTTTGATAGTGGATATAAGTACATGTATGATAAATTCTCAGGAACATTCAGATACATCCCATTGAATGGTGATATTGCAGGTTTATGTGCCAGAAATGATGTTCAGGCGTTCCCATGGTCTTCTCCAGCAGGAACAACCAGAGGTGCAATTTTAAATGCCGTTAAACTAGCATACAATCCATCAAAATTACAAAGAGATAGACTTTATTCAAATAGAATCAATCCTGTAATTTTCTCGCCAGGATCTGGAATTATCTTATTCGGTGATAAAACCGGATTAGCAAAAGCATCTGCCTTTGACAGAATTAACGTTCGTAGATTGTTCATTTATATTGAGAATGCAGTTTCCGCTGCAGGAAGAGATCAACTTTTCGAATTCAATGATGATGTTACTAGAAGTAATTTTGTAAATATTGTTGATCCATTCTTAAGAGCAATTCAAGCTAGAGGTGGAATAATTGATTATAGAGTTGTTTGTGACGAATCAAATAATACTGCTTCTGTTATAGACAGTAATGAACTTGTAGCAGATATCTATATCAAACCAGCTCGTTCTATTAACTTTATCGGGTTAACTTTTGTTGCAACTAGAACAGGGGTTTCTTTTGAAGAAATTATTGGATCTGCTGTTTAATTTTTCCATACAAAAAACAATAGAGGTAACAAACAATGGCCGCTAAAAGAACTATTGAACAATTTAGAGCAAAACTAGCTGGTGGTGGTGCTAGACCCAATTTATTTGAAGTGGAGTTAAATTTTCCAACGTCACTTAACGCACAAACAATTGATGGTGCTGCTGCAAAAACAAATTCTCAGTTTTTAGTCAAAGCAGCAGCTTTACCAGCATCAAATATAACTCCTATTGATGTACCATTCAGGGGGAGAATTTTAAAATTAGCAGGCGAAAGAACATTTGATACATGGACAATTACTGTCCTTAACGATACTGATTTTTCAATTAGAACTGCTTTTGAGCAATGGATGAATGGTATAAGCAAACTAGATGATGCTAGTGGCGAAGTTAATCCAGAAGATTACAGCCAAAGTGCAAAGGTTTTCCAGTTAGATAGATCTGGAGATGTAATGAGAGAATATGAATTTTATGGTTTATTCCCAACTAATATATCCCAAATTGATTTATCAATGGATAGCTCTGATACTGTTGAGGAATTTACAGTAGAACTTCAAGTTCTTTGGTGGAAAGCTGTTTCTAGCACTGCTAGTGGAGCACCTGATATTACCTGATAAATAGATATACAAAGTTCATTTTAATTTTATACAATGCCAAGACTTTTTGGTTTTTCTATTGAAGATCCTGATAATAAAAAATCTAAAATTGTCTCCCCCGTTCCTCAAAATAATGAGGACGGGGTTGATAATTATATTGCTAGTGGATTTTATGGTCAATATTTAGATATTGAAGGTGTTTTTAGAACTGAAAACGATCTAATTAGAAGATATAGAGAAATGGCATTACACCCAGAGTGTGATGCCGCAATTGAAGATGTTGTAAATGAAGCAATTGTTAGTGATTTATATGATTCTCCTGTCGAAATAGAATTATCAAATTTAAACGCAAGTGATAAAGTTAAAGAAAAAATAAGAGAAGAATTTAAATATATTAAAGAGATCATGGACTTTGATAAAAAAGCCCATGAGATTTTTAGAAATTGGTACGTTGATGGAAGACTTTATTACTTAAAAATAATTGATCAAAAAAATGCATCTGATGGAATTAAAGAAATCAGATATGTTGATCCAATGAAGATGCGTCATGTTAGGCAGGAAAAAAAGAAAGGGGATTCAAGAATTCCTATGTCTGCCGAAATGATTAATCCGATGAACGGTAGAAATTCTGATAAAGAAGTATATTCTCCAGAAATTGAAGAGTACTTTATATACACACCTGCTCCAAATTATCCAACTGGTATGATTTCCAGTTCTGGAGCACAGAAAGGTATTAAAATAGCAAAAGATACAGTTACTTATTGTACATCTGGACTAGTAGATAGAAATAAAGGAACAGTTCTTTCATACTTACACAAATCAATTAAAGCTCTCAATCAATTGAGAATGATTGAGGATTCTCTTGTCATTTATAGGTTATCACGTGCCCCAGAGCGCAGAATTTTTTATATTGATGTTGGCAATTTACCAAAAGTAAAGGCAGAACAATATCTTCGTGATGTTATGAATCGTTATAGAAATAAAATGGTTTACGATTCAAATAACGGAGAAATTCGTGATGATCGTAAGTTCATGAGTATGCTTGAGGACTTTTGGCTACCTCGTCGTGAAGGTGGTAGAGGAACAGAAATTACTACTCTTCCTGGTGGTCAAAATCTTGGAGAACTTGCAGACATTGAATACTTCCAGAAAAAACTTTACCGAGCACTTGGTGTCCCAGAGTCTAGAATTGCAAATGATGGTGGATTTAATTTAGGTAGATCTTCAGAAATTTTAAGAGACGAATTAAAGTTCACTAAGTTTGTTGGCAGATTGCGTAAAAGATTTGCCAACATGTTTACTGACATGTTACGTACACAATTAATTTTAAAAAATATTGTTACCCCAGAAGACTGGGAAAAAATGGCAGATCATATTCAATATGATTTCATTTATGATAATCAGTTTTCAGAATTAAAAGAAACTGAATTAATGACTGAAAGATTAAATCTTTTGGCAGTAATGGAACCTTATATTGGAAAGTATTTCTCTGCACAATATGCTAGAACAAAAGTTCTTCGTCAAACTGATGCAGATATTGTAGAAATAGACCAGCAAATTAAAAAAGAAATTGAAGAAGGTATTATTCCTGATCCAAATGCAGTAGATCCAATTACAGGAGAACCTTTGCCAATGGGCGGTGATCCTGGATTAATGGGACAAGTTCCACAAGAACCAGATCTCGAATCCCAAGCGAAAGTTACAAATGCACAGTCTCAAAAAGACGCCAAAAAATCGCAAATATAAATAATTGATATAAATACACTAAATTTGTATGGATAAAATTATCGATTTGATTGCGACTGATTCTAGTGCTGCTGATATTTCGGATTTAATTAAAGATACTCTTTTTGCAAAGTCCGCTGAAAGAATTAATTCGATTCGCCCAGATATTGCAAACACTTTATTCAATACGAATAGCGCAGAGGAAACGGAGGAGTAATGGCTAATCTTTTACTTAAAGGAGAGGAAGCAGCACTTCCAACAAGTGCCGGAGCTGGAACTAGTTTTTCCGAAGCAACGCTTGTTCGTCTTGTCAATACTGCTGCTGTTGGTAGTAATTATTTGGTAACACTTCAAGAAACTGCTGGTGGAACTACCGTAGGATCATTCACTCTTATGGGTTCAACCGAAGTATTACTTGAAAAGAACCCAACATATACATTATATGCGGCAAATGCTGCAGTAAAAGGAACAAAAGTAGGATTTACAAACTAGAAAAATGAAACTTATCACAGAAGAAGTACAGAAGGTAAAATTCATTACTGAGGGAAAAGGAACTCAGAAAAAGATGTATATTGAGGGTATTTTCCTTCAAGGTGATATTTGTAATCGTAACGGAAGAATGTATCCTATGGAAACTCTTTCCCGCGAGGTAAAGAGATATACAGAAGCATTTATCAATAAAGGTCGTGCCCTTGGCGAACTCGGTCATCCAGATGGTCCTACTGTAAATCTTGATCGTGTTTCTCATAAAATTGTTTCTCTTGAGCAAAAGGGAACCAATTTTTATGGTAAAGCACAACTTCTTGAAACCCCTATGGGTAAGATTGCAAAATCACTTATTGGCGAAGGAGTTTGCCTCGGCGTTTCTTCTCGTGGTGTAGGATCTCTTAAAATGACCAATGAAGGTCATAAAGTAGTTGGTGAAGACTTTATGTTAGCAACTGCTGCAGATATTGTTGCCGATCCTTCTGCTCCTGATGCTTTTGTTCAGGGAATTATGGAAGGTAAAGAATGGGTTTGGGAAGGTGGAATTCTCCGCGAAAGACTCGCTGAACAAACAAGACGTAGAATTAATACTCTTGCAGATCAGAAAATTCTTGAAGAGCATAAGCTCAATCTATTCCAGAATTTCCTCTCAAATTTATAAATTAATAAATAAATATAGATTATAAACAGAAATCTAAACAAATGTCCGTTGGTAGAAATTTACAAGAAATGGAAAACGTAGTAACCAAAGGAGCAAAACCTGCTGAACCAATGCCTAAGTTAACCAAGGGTATCCCCGATGGTCAAACAGGTAGTTGGGAAGATTTAGGTGGTCCTACTCCAGAAAATTATCGCTCAGACGATGATTCAGCAAAACTAAAGGATGCATCATCTCCTTTGGCGCAAGTAAAAAATGTTGTCAACAAAGGTGCTAAAGGTGCAGATCCTATGCCTGCAGCAATTGTTGGCAAGAAAGCTAGCTATGGCGAAGAGATTGAAGCAGACGATGAAGATCTGATTTCTGAAGCGGAAGAGAGTGAAGATGATGAAGATGAGGATGAAGATCAAAATGGAAATTCTTCTAAAAAGAAAAAGAAGAATGAAGATGAAGACGAAGAAGTGAAGGAAGAAGTCGAAGAAGACGATGAAGATGTAGAAGAAGACGAAGAAGTAGAAGAAGAAATTGACATCGAAGAAGATGTCAGAGCTCTTCTGGAAGGTGAAGATCTTTCGGAAGAGTTCCAAGAAAAAGCACGTGTTATTTTTGAAGCTGCGATTAGATCAAAAGTTTTAGAAATTAAAGAAGATATTAGAAGTGCTTATGAAGAAGCTCTAATTGAAGAAGTTCAGGAAATTAAATCTGAACTTACTGACCGTGTAGATGCTTATCTTGAGTATGTTGCTGAAGAATGGTTGCAAGAAAATAAGCTTGCAGTTGAGCACGGTCTTAAGACTGAGATGACCGAATCATTCCTACAAGGTATGAGAGGTCTTTTTGAAGATCATTATGTATCAATCCCTGAAGATAAATATGATGTAATCGAGAGTATGGTAGATAAACTTGATGAAATGGAAACAAAACTCAACGAGCAAATCGAAAGAAACGTTGCTCTAAAGAAAAGATTAGCAGAGTCAGTTGCAGATGTAATTTTTGCAGAAGTATCTGAGGGTCTCGCACTTTCTCAGAAGGATAAACTCGCTTCTCTTGCTGAAAATGTTGAGTTTGAAAGTGAAGCAAACTATCGTGAGAAACTAGTTACTTTAAGAGAATCTTATTTCTCGTCAAGAGTTTCTAGTGCTCAAAGAGATGACTCTGAGACCTTGTCTGAAAGCACAGATGTGCAACTTGCCCAACCACAAGTAGGTGGGATTATGGAAGCATATCTTCAGACTCTTGGCAGAGTTGCCAAAAAGTGATTTTTAAATCATAAAAATTCAAACTAACAATTTTAAAAAGAGGTAAAAACAATGCAAGGGTTCAACACAGAACTATTGCAGGAGAAGTGGGCTCCCATCCTTGACTATCAAGGTATGGATCCGATCAAAGATTCGCATCGTAGAGCCGTAACTGCAATCCTGCTAGAAAACCAAGAAAAGACACTTCGTGAAGAGCGCGAGTTTCTTTCCGAGTCACCAACAATGAACACTGGTTCATCTGGTGCAACTGCAGGTTTTAGTGCTAATGCATCTTCTCCTGTTGCAGGTTTCGATCCTGTTCTAATTTCTCTCATTCGCCGTTCAATGCCAAACTTGGTCGCTTATGACCTCGCTGGTGTTCAACCAATGAATGGACCTACTGGTCTTATCTTCGCAATGCGCTCAAGATACAATGGTCCTGGAACCAGTAACGATGAAGCGTTCTTCAACGAAGCTGACACTGCATTCTCCGCACAGGGTAGTACTCGTGCAGAAAGTGGTTTAGGTTCAGGTTACGTAGCTAACTCCAGTGGTGGATCTGTTGGTTTCGGCACTACTGCTGCTCAGGGAGGAACTAATCCAGGTCTTCTCAGCCCAGATTCCAACACCACTCAGGCCGACTATACAGTTGGTCGTGGTATGGACACCGAAGATTCAGAATCTTTAGGTGAAAGCGGTGGTGCGCAGTTCAATCAGATGGGCTTCTCAATTGAGAAGGTCACTGTTACTGCAAAGTCAAGAGCACTCAAGGCCGAGTATTCACTGGAACTCGCCCAAGACCTCAAGGCAATCCACGGTCTGAACGCAGAAGCAGAACTCGCTAATATTCTTTCTAGCGAAATTCTTGCTGAAATCAACCGCGAAGTTATCAGAACAATCTACAAGGTTGCTAAATCTGGTGCTCAGCACAACGTTGCTACCGCTGGTAAGTTTGACCTTGATGTTGACTCCAACGGTCGTTGGTCGGTTGAGAAGTTCAAGGGTCTCATCTTCCAGATCGAGCGTGATGCAAACGCAATCGCAGTAGAAACCCGTAGAGGAAAGGGTAACATGATCCTCTGCTCGGCTGACGTTGCTTCGGCACTCACCATGGCAGGTGTACTTGATTACACCCCTGCACTTAACGCCAACCTCCAGGTTGATGACACTGGTAACACCTTCGCTGGTGTTCTCCAAGGTAAGTATCGTGTTTATATCGATCCTTATTCGGGTGGTTCAAACGTTAATGCTTCTGGTGGTCAGTACTACGTTGTTGGTTATAAGGGTACTTCACCTTATGACGCAGGTCTCTTCTACTGCCCATATGTTCCTCTCCAAATGGTTCGTGCCGTTGGTGAGAACACCTTCCAGCCTAAGATCGGCTTTAAGACCCGCTATGGTCTTGTTGCTAACCCATTTGCTGAAGGAACCACTGCGGGTCTTGGTAGACTTACTGTTAACAGCAACCGCTATTACAGAAGAGTACAAGTTCAAAACCTTATGTGATTCAGTTCACAACTTAATCCAGAGGGTCTTCGGACCCTCTTTTTTTATCTAAATAAAAATAAAAAATGGCCAACGTTTTTGATAATCAAATACAAAATAGAAATTTTTTATCTCCAATAGGATTTAAATTTACTTTAGCAAAAAAACCTAAAGTTAGTTTTTTTTCAAACGCTTTAAGAATTCCAGAAATAACTTTAGGATTGGCAGTTCAACCAACATACTTAAAAAATATTGATGTTCCTGGGGATAAAATTGAATACGGTGATTTTTATTTAAGATTTTTGGTTGATGAAAATTTAGAAAATTACATGGCAATTCATAATTGGATTACTGGATTAGGATTTCCAAAAACAACGGATCAATTTTCAAAGTTAATTACTGATGAAGATGGTTTAAAAGATGAAAAGTTACAATTTAGTGATGGTACTGTTCAAATATTAGGTAGCAATTATAAACCTACTGCAAAAGTAATATTTAAAAATTTATTTCCAACATCTTTATCATCATTAGAATTTGAAGCAACAGACACCGATATAACTTATTTTACCGCAGAAGTGTCCTTTAAGTACACAATTTATGATATAGTAGATAAAAATGATCAACCATTATGAACCTTGATGAAATTCAGGAAATGTGGCAAAGAGATTCTGTAATTGATCCTGACAATTTGCATGATGAATCTTTAAAGATTCCACAATTACATTCGAAATATTATACAATATACAATACAATTACTTTATTGAGAGAAAAAGCAAGAGATACTTACAGTAAGGTAAAACTTGAACGCTACAACTACTACACAGGAAAGGCACCAGCAGAAGTTTACGTAGAAGAACCATTTCCGTATAAGGTTAGAGATAAAGATGCCTTACAGAGGCATATGGAGGCAGATGAGCGGTTGTCTAAAATTGATATTAAAATCAGATACTACGATGTTATGTTAAAGTTTCTTGAAGAAATAATTAAAAATATTTCCAACCGAACTTTTCAAATTAAAAATGCAATTGAATGGCATCGCTTCCAAGCAGGATTTAATTAAGATAATAAATACTCATATGTAATATTATGAGTATATGTCCCATTTGATAATTTCCAAAAAGAATGAGGTCAATCTACAGGTAAAAGCAGAACCTCACATTTATTATGAACTAGCAGATCAATTTACTTTTGATGTGCCAGGAGCAAAATTTATGCCCCAGTTTCGCAACAAGTACTGGGATGGAAAAATTCGTTTATTCAATACACAAACTGGTGAGATTTATGTTGGTTTATTGGATAAACTTATAAGATTTTGTGAAAATCACGAATACACTTATGAATTTGTCGACAACAAGTTCTATGGTCTTCCTTTTGAGGTAAACAAAAGCATCTCAAAAGAAGGTGTTAAAGATTATATGAACTCTATCTGTAAGTATTCCCCCCGCGAATACCAAGTTGAGGGAGTATACGACGCTTTAAAACATAATAGAAAGTTGCTGATATCTCCAACTGCTTCTGGAAAGTCGTTGATGATATACTCAATTGTGAGATATTACGTTGAGAAAGGACAAAATACTCTGATAGTCGTTCCGACGACATCCCTTGTAGAGCAGATGTATAAAGACTTTGCAGATTATGGATGGGATGTGGGTTCATACTGCCACAAAATATATGCTGGAAAAGAAAGAGAAACAGACTCTCAGGTGATCATTACAACCTGGCAGTCCATCTACAAACTTCCTCGTCAATATTTCTCAAGATTTAATGTGGTTGTAGGAGATGAGGCACACCAGTTCAAGTCTAAGTCATTAGTATCTATAATGACAAAACTTTCTGATGCAAAATATCGTTTTGGATTTACTGGTACATTAGATGGTTCACAAACTCACAAGTGGGTTCTAGAAGGTTTATTCGGTCCTTCTTATAAGATTATCCGTACTGATGAGTTGATGCAGAAGGGTCATGTTGCAAAACTCGATATTAACATCCTTTTACTGAAACATCCACCCAATAAATTTGAAACTTTTGAAGATGAAGTTCAATATATCATCAATCACGAAAAACGCAATAAGTTTATTCGCAATCTTGCTCTTGATCTTAAAGGGAATACTTTAATTCTATTCTCCAGAGTCGAAGGTCATGGTCAACCTTTGTACGATCTCATAAATAATAGCAAATCTGATCATCGACACGTTTTTTTCGTTCATGGTGGAGTGGATACTGAAGATAGAGAAAAAGTTAGAGAAATTACTGAAAAAGAAAATGATGCGATCATTGTGGCGTCATACGGAACGTTTAGTACAGGAATTAACATTAAGAATTTACATAACGTTATTTTTGCTTCACCTTCAAAGTCTAGAATCCGTAATTTACAATCAATCGGAAGAGTACTGCGAAAAGGTAACAACAAAGTAAAAGCAACTTTATATGATATTGCCGATGATATCAGTTATAAATCAAGAAAAAATTATACTCTTAATCATTTAATTGAAAGAATAAAAATTTATAATGAAGAAAATTTTAATTACGATATTGTAAACATACCGATTAAAAACTAATGGGAGATGAATTTTACGCAATAATAAAATTAGTTTCTGGTGAAGAAATTTTATCTTTAATAATGGTGGACGAAAACGATGGAGATCCTCTCATAGTATTACAAAACCCAATTGTAATAAAATTATTGAGTAATAATGGAGAAACTTACGTAAAAGTAAAACCTTGGATAGAATTAACCTCAGAAAGTATATTTTTCATAAAATTAGATAAGGTTATAACTATGACTGAAACAACAGATGAAAAGATAATATCAATTTATGAAAATTATATTAATGAAGATGAAACAGAATTTAATACTAATGGTAATAAAATTAAGTTATCTAAAAAAATGGGATATGTTTCATCTGTTGAAGAAGCTAGAAAGAAGCTAGAAGAAATTTATAATGATATTAAAGAAAGCTAAATCTCATCCTTCAACCCTAACAAAGGTATTCTACTGGTATTTTTAACTGCTGTCAAGTCTAGGAATAATATGGTAATCTGTGTTATAATATAAAAATATTTTATTGTATTAAATTCCAATGCTATGCCAAAGAAAAAATCAGAACATTATGTAAACAATAAGGATTTATTAGAAGCATTAATTGTTTACAGGGAAAAGGTAGAATTGGATTTTTTGAGTAAAAATTCTAGGAGACCGACTAAAGAAGACCGATCAAAGCATTGGCAAGGAAAACCTCCTATTCCAAATTATCTTGGAGATTGCTTTTTAAAAATCGCAACTCACTTGTCGTATAAACCTAATTTTGTCAATTACATGTTTAGGGAAGATATGATATCTGATGGCATTGAAAATTGTGTACAGTATATTCATAATTTTGATCCCGAAAAAAGCACCAACCCATTTGCATATTTTACTCAAATTATTCACTATGCTTTTTTGAGGAGAATTCAAAAAGAAAAGAAGCAACTAGAAATAAAGAATAAAATTATTGAAAGAAGTGGATTTGATGAGGTGATGATGGTTGATGATGGCTTGCTTTTTGGAAGCAGTAGCGACTATAATACGATCAAGGACAATATTCAATACAGAAACCGATGAAGGTTGCTATCATTACTGATACTCATTATGGTGCTAGAAAGGGTTCAAAATATCTTCATGATTATTTTGAACTTTTCTATAAAAACGTTTTCTTTCCAGCATTAAAAGAACACAACATAGAAGCAGTCATTCATATGGGTGATGCCTTTGATAGTCGCAAGTCAATTGATTATCAAAGTCTTGAATGGGCAAAGCGTGTGGTTTTTGAACCTCTTAAAAAATATGATGTTCACATGATTATTGGTAATCATGATACTTATTATAAAAACACTAATAGTGTAAACTCTCCAGAACTTCTTCTTCAAACTTATCCAAATATTAAAACTTATAGTGATCCTACAGAAGTTAATATTGGTGGTTTGAATATTTTATTGATACCTTGGATTAATCAAGAAAATGAAACGTCTACTTTTAAACTTATTCAAAAGACATCTAGCAAGGTTGCGATGGGGCACCTTGAGTTCCAAGGATTTAGAGTTAATCGACAACTCGTCATGGAACATGGTTTGGACAGCAAACTATTTGAGAACTTCAAACGTGTCTACTCTGGACACTATCACACTAGATCGGACAATGGAAAAATTTTCTATCTAGGTAATCCTTATGAAATGTATTGGACAGATGTAAACGATACGCGAGGATTTCATATTTTTGATACGGAAACCCTCACTCACACTCCAATTAACAATCCTTATAAATTATTTTATAACATTTATTATGAGGATACTCCTTATCAATTGTTTGATGCAACCGAGTATGAAAACAAAATTGTTAAGGTGATTGTACGTAAAAAATCTAAACCAAAAGATTTTGAAAAGTTTATTGATAAACTTTATTCTGCAAAAATTCAAGAATTAAAAATTGTAGAAAACTTTGATATCATTGAGAACGAAAATTTTGCAATTGATGAAGAAGAAAGTACAATTTCAATTCTAAATCGTTATATTGAAGAATCTGAATTTGAATTTGATAAAACAATTGTTAAAGGAATCTTTGAAGATTTATACAAGCAAGCTTGCGAAGTAGAGTAAAATGTTTCTTCTAACTCTTAAAGATAAAAAAGACGAAGGCGCTTATGCCGTTCAGGATCAATATGGACATAAAGTTTTATTTCTTTTTGAGGAAGAAGATGATGCAACTCGTTATGCTTTGATGCTTGAAGATCAAGAAGAAACTGAAATGGATGTCGTTGAAGTTGATGATGAACTTGCTATAAAAACATGTAAATATCACAATTATAAGTATACTGTAATTACCCCTGATGATATTGTAATTCCCCCAAAAAATGTTAGTATTTAATAAAATTCGTTGGAAAAATTTCCTCTCAACTGGAAATCATTTTACTGAAATTAATTTTCAATCAAGTAATACAAATTTAATTATTGGGACAAACGGAGCAGGTAAGTCTACAGTTCTAGATGCTCTTACTTTTGTTCTTTTTAATAAACCTTTTCGAAAAATCAATAAACCCCAATTAGTTAATACTACTAACGAAAAAGATTGTCTTGTTGAAATTGAGTTTTCTGTAAACAATCGTGATTATTTGGTTCGTCGTGGCATTAAACCTAGTATTTTTGATATTGAAGTAAATGGTGTTGCTCTTCATAAAGAAGCAGATGATCGTGCTAATCAAAAAATTTTAGAAGAAAATATTCTTAAAGTAAATTACAAGTCTTTTACTCAGATTGTAATCCTGGGTAGTAGCACTTTTGTTCCTTTTATGCAATTAACATCTGCAAATCGTAGAGAAGTTATTGAAGATCTTTTAGATATTCGTATTTTTTCTGCGATGAATAATTTAATCAAGGAGAAAATAAAAGCAGAAAAAGATGAGATTAAATCTTTAAATTTAACAAAAGATAATCTCAAAGATAAAATTAAAATGCAGCAAGATTTTATCGAAGAACTTGAAAATCGTGGAAACGCAAATATTAATGCCAACAAGGAAAAGATTTTTAAGTTAGATTCTGAAGTTGATCAGTATTTAATTGACAATTCTGAAATTGAAGAAAATATTATTAAGTTCACTAAAGAGCAAGAAGAAGTTGTTGGTGCTGGAGATAAGTTAGTAAAGCTTAACAATCTTAAGGGTAAACTATCACAAAAAGTATTTTCTATTACAAAAGAGCATAAGTTTTTCAGCGAAAATACGGTCTGCCCTACTTGTACTCAAGAGATTGAGGAATCATTTCGGTTAAATAGAATTGAAGATGCTCAAAATAAAGCAAAGGAACTCCAGAAAGGTTTTCAGGAACTTGAGGAGACCATAAAATCAGAACAGGAGAGAGAGCGTCAATTTACAGTTCTTTCCAGGGAGATTACGAAACTCAATCATGAGATTTCTCAAAACAATACTCGGATATCACTTAACCAGCGACAAATCCGAGATCTTGAAAATGAAATTCAAACTATTACCGAAAACCTTGCAAACAGAAATTCTGAACATGAGAAGTTAGAAGAATTTAAAGAAAATCTCCAAAAAACATTTGAATATCTTTCAAAGAAAAAAGAAGAAATCGTTTATTACGATTTTGCCTATTCCTTACTTAAGGACGACGGCGTTAAAACGAAGATAATTAAAAAGTATCTTCCGTTCATAAATCAGCAGGTGAATCGTTATCTTCAGATGATGGATTTTTATATTAATTTTAATCTGGATGAAGAATTTAATGAAACTGTAAAATCACCTATTCATGAGGACTTTTCTTATAGTTCTTTTAGTGAAGGTGAAAAAATGAGAATCGACCTTGCTCTTCTCTTTACTTGGAGAGAAGTTGCCAGAGTCAAAAACTCTGTTAATACCAATCTGCTGATTATGGATGAAGTATTTGATTCATCTCTTGATGGATTTGGCACTGATGAGTTTTTAAAAATCATTCGTTATGTCATTAAGGATGCTAATATCTTTGTGATCTCTCATAAGACGGAACTGCATGACAAATTTGAAAGTGTCATAAGGTTTGACAAAATCAAAGGTTTTTCTCGTATGGTATCTCAAGAAACAACAGAAAAATGAAACTTCCAAATTGGCAACACCACAGTAAAAAGGAGCAAAAGCGAAAACTGAAACCGCAAGCACTCCGACAAGCAAAGGCAAGACGCCAAGCACTTAAGAACCGCCTCTCAAAGGGTGGTTCTTCTTTTTTATAAATATTTAAAAAGTTTTTTATAAAAATGAAAGGACAAGAATTACAATCTTTGTATGAAGCATATATTAATGTGTATGCGGAACAAAATTTAACAGAAGAAACTATTGAAGAAATTTCAGAAGAAGTAGAAATTGCTTCTAATTATTTCTATGAAATGGGTCTTAATGAGGATGGCGTTGATATCCTTATTGAAGAACTCGGTGTAGAAGAGTTTGCTAATTTTGTTTATGATATTGCCGAAGAATATGTTTTAACTGAAGCAAGAGCAGGTGGTGCAAAGATTGAACCTAAACTTTCTACTGGAGAGCCAATTAAAGGTAAACCAAAGTCACAATCTATTAAAGCTCTTCAGAGGAAAAAAGCAGCAAGACGAGCAGCAGAAGACAAGGCATCGGAATCGAAACCATCAGGTTTGAAAGCATCTCTACAAAGACAATCTGCTGTTGCTGCTGCTGCTAAAAAGCAACCTAGAAAACCAGGAGTATTAGATCGTGTTGCTGGTGCTGTGAATAGAGGTATTGAGGCAGCACAAAAAAGAGCAGCATCTGATGTTGAAAAGAGAAAGAAATTTATGAGTGCTGCTCGTGAAACTGGCAAAGTAATTGGTAAAGCTGCAAGAGGTGCTGGACAAGTTGCCCGTGAAGTTGGTAGAGGTGCAAGTGGTGCTGCTAGACTTGCTGGACACGTTGCTAGAAAAGGATTGAATGATGAATATATTATGGGATATTTGATTGATGAAGGTTATGCTGAAACACCTGAAGCAGCATATGCTATTTTGGAAAATATGGGTGAGGAGTGGAGAGAAAATGTTGTCGAAGAAATCCTTTACGAACTAAATCGTGCGGAAAGGGAAACTGGTATCAATACCAAAACTGGTAGACCAACTTCCACGGGTGGTATGAAAGGTGATGCAGCATTCATCCGCACTAAAAAGATGATCCGTGGTATGGAGGGACCTCCTGCAGGGCAGCGTAAAAAAGTTCCTGGTAAGAAACCACCTGCTGCAGGCGAATATGGTTCTGGGGTAAAATCTCCTGCTCAAAGACTTGCACTAAAACGTGCTGCTGAAAAGAGATCGCAAGAATTCCAAAGTGATACTAGAGGAACTTGATGTTAGACGAAACAAGTCTCCTCTTTATAATTGAGTGAGACCACTTTCCAAACTGGCACACTAGAGGGTTTCACCACCCTCTTTTTTTGTATGATACGTTCATACGCAACAAACCCATGACCGTTCGCCACGAAATCAAATCTCAACTTGCCAAGCTGCTTGCCACGGAAGATCTTGTGGTTGAGCACAAGAAGGTAGAGACTGCTCAATTCAACGTTCACACCCGTGTGCTCACGCTTCCTATGTGGGAGAAAGCAAGCAACACCGTATACGATCTCCTGGTGGGGCATGAGGTGGGACACGCCCTTTACACCCCAGATGAGGATTGGACAGTAAACGTAAAGGTTCCTCCACAGTTTGTGAACATCGTGGAAGATGCCCGTATTGAAAAGATGATGAAGCGCCGTTATCCTGGTCTTGCCAAGACCTTTTATAACGGATACAAAGAACTTGCTGATCAGGATTTCTTTCAGATTGGCGATGATAAAGTAGAAACTTATAATCTTGCCGATCGTGTAAACCTGTGGTTTAAAATTGGAAACTACACGGATATCCCGATTGAGCGTGGTGAGGAAACTGAAATTGTCAACCTGGTTGCTGATAGTGAAACTTTTGCAGATGTATTGATTGCTGCAGAGGAGCTCTATAAGTATTGCAAGCAGAAGCAACAGGAAGAAACTAAAATCCAGATTGATGATCTTCAATCGCAAAGTTCTGGCGCAAATCGTCAACCTGCCTCTGATTTTTCTGATCAGCAAGAAGGTGAGAATGATCAATCAGAATCTGATGGTTCCGAAGGTTCTGCATCTGATCAAGACTCTTCTCAACCCAAACAAAAACCCTCTACTTCTAATGAGGGTGGAGAGGATAGTGAACCTGAAGTCAAGACCATGGATAACCTTGAGGAAGCACTCAAGGATCTAATTAACGATGACGGTTATGAAAATGTATATCTTGAACTTCCTAAACTTGATCTTGATAAAGTAATTGTTCCCAATTCTGAAATTCACGACAAGTGTAAAGAAACTTGGGATACCTATCTTACTAACTGTGGATATACTCACCAAGAAATTTTTGGTGAAGTTGATAAAAAGTTTGTAGAATTCAAACGTTCTGCACAGAAGGAAGTAAACTATCTGGTAAAAGAGTTTGAATGTCGTAAGGCAGCAGATTCTTATGCTCGTGCTTCAACTGCCCGTACAGGTGTTCTGGACTGCTCTAAACTTCACACATACAAATATAACGAAGATATCTTCCGCAAGGTGACAACTCTTGCTGATGGTAAGAATCACGGTCTTGTATTTGTTCTTGACTGGTCTGGTTCTATGTGTGATGTTATGTTGGATACCGTCAAACAACTCTACAATCTCATTTGGTTCTGTAAAAAAGTTAGTATTCCTTTTGAGGTTTATGCTTTTACTACAGACTATCCTCTGGTAAAATAT